TGTATTTTGTCCTGCCGGTACTGCCGGTTGTGTATTTTGTCCTGCCGGTACTGCCGGTTGTGTATTTTGTCCTGCCGGTACTGCCGGTTGTGTATTTTGTCCTGCCGGGTGCTGCCCACCCTTAGGTTTTCTTGATGCTTCCATATTCGGAGTTGTATCATCTTTCATATTAGCAGCAATCGCTTTATTTAATTCTTGTTTTACACCACTAGACTCCACACCACTTCTTTGCAATATAGGTGCAATATTACTATCAAATCGCCTATTCACCCTTTTTTGTACTTTTTGAAGTTTAGCATTTGATTTTTTATTCGCACGAGATTGATTCATTTTTTGTGAATGAGCATTTACATCTACCATCGTTTTTGTATCTTGACCAGTTATTGCTCTACCAATATTACCTACTCCTGTTTTAACATTATCCCAACGTGCAGACATTTTATCATCGAGTCTTTCATTTATTGATTTTTCATAAGATTCGTGTAACATATTATAAATTTCATTACTAACAGAATTTTTAACTGTTTTTTTGAATTGCGGATCTAATATTCTTGACATAAAATCAATTTTTATTTATTTATAATAAATAGCGTAACTATTGAATCAACCAACCCCATAATTATATTTAAATTAAATTTTAAAAGAAATGGAAAGTAATCAAGACAAATTCAAAAAACTAATGGCAAGTAGTGCTACAATGTTAGAAAACACTGCTAATGAAATAAAAACAATTAAAGAACGCCATCCTGAACGAAGCACGGTGCGTGAAGAAGAAATAACACAATTACTAACCGAAGTAACAGGTGAATTTGAAAAAGCAGGTGGTAAACCAGAAGATATGATTATCGGCGACAAAGCATTTTCTCAAAGAAATGAAGAAGATGTTTTAAAAAGACCGGTTTCAGAAACAATGAAACCAATAGAGGAAACAAAAATACCCACACCCAAAGTTAATACTGTAAAAGCAGTTATACCGCCTACAACGCCGAGATTAAACCGAAAATACGATGTAATACCATTACCATCCAATGGTGAATGTTATCCACATAAAAAATCAAAATTACCGATTTATTATCTAACTGCTAGAGAGGAAAATCTTATAATGTCCATCAACTTGTATTCTGAGGGTATGTTAATTGAAAGTATTCTAAAATCAGTAATGGCGGATAAGGATATAAATGTAGATGAGTTAGTACAAGGTGATATAGATGCTATTTTGTTATTTTTACGTGCAACCGCATACGGTCCGGAATACCCAATAGTGGTTAAAAATCCATATAGTAATAAAGAATTTTCAACAACTATAAATTTAGCAGACATTAAATATAAAGAGTTAGATTTAAAAGGTGATGAAAACGGTTGGTTTGAATATAAAACAGACGAAGGTGATACATTAAAATTTGGTTATCCTGATTTTGGTGAAGATAAAATGTTCAAAAAAATGATAATGGATTCTTCTAAATCTGTTGCGGTAAAAAGATTGGAAACTATGATGCGTGATTTGAATGATATAAAAGAAAATGAAATATTATCAATAACAGACAAAGAAATAATTGAACGTAATATCGCCGTTCAATCAATTTCTAAAATTCATAATGTTATTAAAAAAGGAGTTGGTGATAATATTTTGGATAATATTTTGCTTGCAAATATGACGCGCATTATAAAATCATTCAATGGCGAAACTAATAGACAACTTGTTTATGAAAGTATTGCAAATATGAGAGCAGGAACAGCAAGAAAATTCAGAAAATATTTCGATGAACATGTTTTTGGATTAAATACAGTAGTTAATGTAGTAATACCGGAAGAACAAGAACATGGTGGTGAAACTATTAAAGTAAATGTTGGCGTTGATGAAACATTTTTAATGACTGTAACCGATTAAAAACATGATTTACAGATTAGGAACCGTAGAAAATAATGTTGATAAACACGGCGGTGGTTTAATACAAGTCCGATTAGTAGAAGATAAAAATAAGACTTCTACTGAACTACCGTGGTGTATGTCTATATTACCTAAACCACTACATATCCACCCCAAAAACGGTGAACTTGTAATGGTTTTTGCTAACAATAAAGATGAATTATACGGAAATCATCTGCGTTGGTTTGTTGGTCCAATAATAACACAATTAGATAAATTAAGTTTTCAAGATTCTCGTTCAGCAAGAAGTTTTTCATTAGACGCATTTTTTAAACCAGGAACAAACCCCGCTTTTTATACAGGTTCAGAAGGTGTTTATCCTGAAAGGGGTGATAGAAAAGAGGAGTTTGGTAATAATACCGGATTGTTAGGAAGACATAATGAAGATATTATATTAAAAGATAATGAAATTTGGATTAGAAGCGGTGTTCATAAAAAAGACGGAAACGCACTTATATTTGACAAACCAGCATATGTAAAACAAAAACATTATGATAGTGAATTTACATATACTAATACTAATAACATTTACAACAATAAAAAAGAAATAAAAATGACATCTCGTACTATTACTACAATAGTTGCAGATGAGATTAATTTAATATCAAGTTCTGAAAACAAATCATCAAGTGAGATTAATAACAGCGACTTATATGATACTGATGATTTAATAAATACAGAAGATATGAAAAAAATATTAGAAACTTGTCATAGATTACCATTTGGAGATGTTTTAATAGAATTTTTATCAGCATTTAAGGATGCTTTTCTGAAACACGTTCACGTACAAGGTAATGCACAACTTCAACCAGATCCTATATTATCACAATTTCCGAGAGAATTTCTATCAGTTGATTTTAATAAAATGATAAGTAACAATGTCCGTATTAACTAATAATGAAGAATATGCAGAATATAGAGTAAATCGTGAAAATCCTTCTTTAAATATAATGTTTTATACTTTTGGGGAAAGATTATTTAGTATGATGACCCCACAATATGAAAAATTTTTAATGGAAGAAATATACGGATTACGATGTATAGTGAAATTCTCATTAGATGAAATTATGGATATGCCTGTTGCTGATAGAAGACTTTTTATACAATTACACAATAAACGAATAGAAAATGAAAATAGTTCATTATCAAGTAATGATACAACAAAAGAAGGGGATCTAACAAGTGTAAAAGATATGGTAGAAAAAGCAAATTCAAAAAGAGAAGTATAACTATTTGAAAAAATAATCATAAATTTATATTTAAATAAAAATTGAATAAAATGAAGAAACAAAAAATCGAAGCGAGTATAGTAGATGAAATACCTCAACCAAAATTAAGTAAAGAGGATATAATTGTGAAACTAACTGGAGAATTAGAAAAATTTGATAAAAATGAAAATAAAATTTTCTTTTTTGTAATAGACAGCAAAAATAATCCAAGTGGATCACAATATTATGTTTATAATTTAGGTTATAATTTATTGGAGTTAGGTTATAAAGTAGAATTTTTGTATCAAGTAGATGACGATGACGAATTTGTAGGCGTAGACGAAGTATTAGGTAAAAAATATATGGAAGATATTCCTCATAAAAATGTGAAGAAAGACGATGTTAGTATTAATATCAGTGACATTTTGGTAATACCGGAAATATTTTCCTCTCTTATGCACGAAACAAAAAAACTACCATGTAAGAGAGTTATTCTTTGTCAAAACTTTAATCTGATTACAGAAACAATGCCGGTTGGTGTTGAATTTGGTTCACATGGTATTCTTGATATTATTACAACATCTGAAAGACAAAAAGAACTTTTATTGGAAGTAATGCCGTATTTGAGAGTAAGCGTTATCGAACCATTCATATCACCATTATTCTTTGAAAGAAATTCTCGTGAAAAAGATTTACAAATATCTATTGTGTCAAATGACAGAACGGCAGCAAACAGAATAGTAAAATGGTTTTATCTGAAATACCCAATCTTCAAATTCATATCATTCAAACAACTTGCAGGTTTAACCCAAGATGTTTTTTCAATTGAATTGGAAAAATCTGTTGCTTGTGTATGGTATGATCATTTTACAAATTTTGGTTATTCACCACTTGAAGCAATGCGTTGTGGAACAATACCAATATGTATTATACCTGAGGAACCAACCGACTGGATGATAAGAGATGACGGAGGATTAACAGATTCTGTAATATGGTGTTCAAATTTGAATAGTGTTCATAATGCTATTTCAACCGTCATCAATACTTACATTGAAGATAATATTCCGAAAGAATTTAAAGTTAGTATGAAAAGATTTGATAATAGATTCACTAAAGAAAATCAACAAGAACAAACAAAACTTATTTTTGAACAATATATTGTTTCAAAAAAAGATGAAGTAAAAGAACTATTGAAAAACCTTAACAATGACATCGAAGAAACAAAGAATTAAGTTCACAGAGTGGTTTCCTACTGATCTTAACAACGCATTATTTTACGTAGCGGTAGCATTTCCCGTAGCAGCCGCCATCGCTGTTTATTTAATGGCATGGTTAGGTGATGCAAATACAAATGGTGTTACTTTACTTGAATATAGTATAAGTGCATTATGGGTTTGCTGTTTATGGTGGTTATGTATGGTAGGACTTTATTCAATTTTTTTTATACCATATTTCATTTATGCTACTTGTAAATCAAAAGGTCATCCAATAATATGGATGAAATTAGTAAAAGAAAATCAAAGAAAAGAAGAAACAACAAGAGAACAATTACAAAAATATTTACAAAAACAAACCGAAGAATTTTTTAAAAATAACCCCGATTTAGAAAAAGCGGAAGATTTGTAATCCTTAACACAACATCGTATATTTGAAAAAGGTAAATAATCTTTTTCAATGTGTTAGAAAACCAAATTTATTGTGGAAACAGTTTAGAACTGTTAAACAATCTACCTGACAACAGTGTAGATTTGTTGTTATTAGACCCCCCATATAGTATTCATAATACACCAATAGATCAAGAAATTGATTTAAATGTTATGTGGATGCAATTTAACAGGATAATTAAACCGAAGAGAAATATCCTTATATTTGCAGGTGGATATTTTTATCATAAACTTGTTATGAGTAACCTAAAAAAATTCAGATATGAATTGATTTGGGAAAAAAGTAAGTGTGGTAGTCCATTGACTGCTAAACATATGCCATTAAAAAAACACGAATTCATACTTATCTTTGGCGACTCTGCATCTCTATATAATCCTCAAATGGAAGTTGGAGAACCATACAAACGAAGTTACACAGCAACAAAAACTAATAATTTGAATTTTGGTGTAAAAGGGGTTGAAACAAATAACAGTGGTACTCGCCATCCTTCAACCATATTATCTTCCGAAAAGTTTCCACAAAAGTGGTCCAGACAACAACAAGGAAAAATACATCCATTTCTAAAACCTGTATCTCTGTTACAATGGTTAATACGAAGTTATTCCAACGAAGGTGATTTAGTTGTTGATCCATTTATGGGTTCCGGCAGCACTTGCATCGCAGCAAAAATGGAAAACCGAAATTACATTGGAATAGAATTAGACGAAAAATATTATGATATTGCAAAATATCGAATAGAAAATAACATTGTTATGTGATCAGAAAATATTTTTGAAATGTTATTAGAATGAAATTTTAAATGTGTAAAAATGGAGAATATTAATAAAAATAGAAAAGAAGAAGATACACAGGTCACTTATATACCTAATTCTAACGGGGTTCAAATTTTTAATCACAAAGAGTTTGGAGAAGTTAGGGTTGTAGGAGATTCTGAAAATCCTTTATTTTGTCTAACTGACCTTTGTAAGGTACTACTACTTGAAGCAAAAGAAGTTAATCGCCGACTTGAAGATGGGGTGGTTTCAACCCACCCCATCTTTGATAGACTTGGTAGGAAACAACAAGCCCTGTTTGTTAACGAAGATGGTATGTACGACGTAGTTCTTGATAGTCGTAAACCAATAGCGAAGCAATTTCGCAAGTGGATAACATCAGAGGTTTTACCATCAATTCGCAAACATGGTGGATATGTTTTAACCAAAGAAGGGGATACAGAAAAAGACATTGAAGAACGAATCAAAAATGTATATCAATCCACTTTAAAACGTTTTGAATTAGAAAATCTTCAACTGAAAGAAAAAACGACTTTTTTAGAAAATCGAATCGAAAAAGCAAAAACAGTTTACTTTGAACAAAGAAACCAAATAACATTTTTGAATAACAGAATTGAAAAAGCAGAAAATTGGTATTTTGAAATAAAACCGAGATTAGACTATGTTAATCAAGTAATAGATGTTGACAACGAGGATTTGAACATCGGTGAAGTTGCAAAGGTATTAGAATTACCATTTGGAAGAAATCTACTTTTTAAAAATTTACGTGAGAGAGGAATTTTCTTCAAGGATAGGAACGAACCGAAACAAGAGTTTATCAACAAAGGTTTTTTCAAAATGCGTAAGGTTTTGGTTCCAAATAAAACCAGATATACATTACAACCGTTAGTAACACAAAAAGGTGTTCAATACATTAATAATATTTTTAATAATGGCAAAAACTGAAATCAAAAAACGTAAGAGAAAAAGGGTATTACATTTTTACGCAAATGACAATAACTTTTCAAAAGTTAATGTTGAAATACCGGAAGAATTTAAGAATAAGATTATATGTGGTGATAGTTTAGAGGTTTTGAAAAAACTACCGGATAATTGTATTGATTTGGTATTAACATCTCCACCATATAATTTTGGAAAGAGTTATAACGAATATGATGATAATTCAACCAATAGTGATTATTTTGATAACTTGTTTGAAATATTAGGTGAAACAGCAAGGGTTGTAAAATATGGTGGGAGAATAATCATAAATGTTATGCCATTGTATTCGGATTTTATTCCAACACATCATATTATAACAGCATGGTTTATTCAACAAAAATGGATATGGCGTGATGAAATAATATGGGAAAAAAATCAAAGAAATTGCGCATATTCATGTTGGGGAAGTTATAGATCTAGTTCTAGTCCATTTATGAAACACACACAAGAGTTTATCGAAGTATATGCGAAAGGTAATATAAAACATGAAATACCCAACCATAAAGAACAGGACGACATGCAAAAGACAGAGTTTAGCGATTTCGTCAAAAACGGTGTGTGGTCATTACCAGGTGAAGCAAAAATGAAAGAATACGGACACCCGGCAATGTTTCCAGAGGGTATTGCGTATAGAGCAATCAAATTGTTTTCCGGTAGAGGTGACACCATTTTAGATATTTTCAATGGTTGCGGAACCACTACCAAAGTAGCAAAAGAACATGGTAGAAACTTTTTGGGTATTGATATAGACCCGAAGTATTGTCAAACCGCACAGGAAAGGGTTGATAAAACAACAGTCAAACCGTTTGTGTTGTTAGATACGACCCCACCGGAAACCGATGAGTGATCAGAAAATTTTTTTATTTTTATATTACACACATAATATTAAAAATTTTAAGTAAAAATGGCGACGACAAATATAGTAAGACCACCAAAATTCGCTTCAAGCGACGACAACAAACAGATAGATGTTTATAAACAAATTGCAGAAATGCAATCACCAACACTATCTCTTATTAAACCATCTGTATTAAAAGCAAGGTTGGATGAATATGTTATTGGTAATGAGGAAACAAAAAGAGTATTGTGTACTGCGGTTTATAACCACTATAAACGCATTTCACATAATATGAGAAACAAGGATAGTGGTAGATTGATTGATAAATCTAACATCTTATTGATAGGCGGTACCGGTTCAGGGAAGACTTATCTCTTGAAAACGATTTGTCAGTGCTTAAATGTACCATTTTATATTTCAGATGCTTCAACAATGACAGCATCCGGATATGTCGGAAGCGATGTGGATAACGTATTAAACGGTTTATATACCGCTGCTGGCGGAGATTTGAATAAGGCGCAACACGGTGTTATCATAATTGATGAAATTGATAAGATACGAAACAAAGATCAGAGCGAATCAATTAAAAGAGATGTATCAGGAATGGATGTGCAGTATGAATTATTGAAAATGATGGAAGGGGATGTAATAAGATGTTATCCTGCTGAAAAACGTAGTTATGACGCTGGAAAAAAACACGTAGATTTTGATACAACAAACGTATTGTTCATTTGTATGGGTGCGTTTGACGGTATGGAAAAAACGATTGAGCGTCGATTAAACGTAAAAAAAATCGGATACAACAAACCAGACGAAGCAGAACAATATGATCCTGAAAGGGTATTTTCATATACAACATCAGAAGATTTACAATCTTTCGGAATGTTGAGAGAACTTGTTGGTAGATTACCAATACTAACATCAACAGAAACATTAAATAGAAATGCTATTAGAAGAATATTAACCGAACCTAAGAATAGTATTGTAAATCAATACCAATGGTTGTTTGAAATTGATGGTATAAAACTATCATTTGAAGAAGATGCTTATGACGCAATCGCTGATTATTCTATGATAAACAAAACGGGAGCAAGAAGTTTGCGAACAACCATGGAAAAGGTATTGGGAGATTATATGTTTGAAATATCTAATTCAGAAAATAATCCAAATATTATTGTAACAGGTAAAATGGTTAGAGAAAAATTGGGTTTAAAAGATTAATGGTGTATATTTATACACAAAACCTTAAATTTAAACAAAATGCTAAATTCAAAACAAAAGAAAACGATATTAGACCTCTTCAAGATGGCAGTCGTTGAGGAAAACGTAACAAGATATGACAAAACGGTCAAGAAATTGTTAGAGTACGGATATGTGTGCGATAATAACATCGACATAGAATGTGTAATGGAATGGGTAAAGGAAAATAAATTCAATCCAAATACAACATTTTATAAAACATTTGAAGATGTAACTTCTCGAACACGTTTTGAATTGTTTATGGATCAAATTCTCCATTATTTTACTTCGTACACATTAGAGTTGGAACAACCATTTATTGTAAATAACACTCCGATTGACTTGAAATCAATGAATGTAAAATTTATCAAAGGTATTCCTTTTGATGAAGCAATAACGCGCTGCCAGAACATGTTATATTCTGGTGTGGCGTTGAAACAAACCACTATTGAAAACATTTTAGATGTTCTTGGCGACTGTGTTGATATTGACAAGGTAAAAAACAGGGAAGCGCAAGCAATCATAGCGGTTAATATGGGTATATATCCAACCAATCCTGAAAGCGCATTAAGGTGTTTTATCTATCAAGTAACTGGAAAAACAATGTTAATCAAAGACAAAAAAACAATTGAAACCTTGAAAAACAGTAATGTTATTATTCCTAATATTCTACTTGAAAGATTTTCTCAAATATTTTTCAGATTCAAACCATTGTTCCTTGCATTGAAGAAACAAAATCAATACAAGATAAACAAAATCAGAAGAATGGCAAGAACAAATCATACTCCATTCAATGCACCGTTTTGGACAAAGGTTATTTCAGTAATAAATTCTCCGGATAGTTCTTTGGATGAATTTATATTTGAATCAATAAATAATTCTATTGAAAATCTAACAACATATAAAATGATATCGTTATACAATTTGATTAACATTAAATTGAATAGCACATTGAAACACAACATATATTTTGTTAGAAATGGAAAAATGTTTGTGAAAGATAATAGTAATAAATCGGAAATAACACCTAAAACCGTACATAGACTAATTTCTCTAAAAAACACATTGATAGGTCATATTGTGAAAAAAGTAAAAGACAACGTTGGAACAAATGTTGTTGAGTTACCGTTAAATATAAATCTCGTTTGTCCAACTTCCGAAAAATCGTTTATGGGTGAAATTCCTTTATATTCATGGGTTGATTTGGATTTTGAAGACACAATTATTGGAATATATTGGCATGAAAAGGATGGTGCACGAGATCTTGATTTATCATACATAGATAAATCCGGAATGAAAATAGGATGGAATACATGTTATTATAATGAGGAAAAAACATTTATATATTCCGGTGATATGACTACCGCCCCAAATGGCGCAAGCGAACTACTTTACAAAAAAAGTAATTTAGCACAAACAGTAGGTAGTGTTAGGGTTAATCCATATTGTTTTGTTAGAGAAAAACGCGAAACATCTGATTTTCCAACAGAAGGGAAAGCAAAATATAAGGTTTTCTTCGCAAAAGAAAATGTAAAAACAATAATAGGTTTCAAAAATTATATGGTAAACCCGGATAACATCATATATCAATATGATGATATTATTGAAGGTGAAAAAATAATCGGAACATTTTTTGAAAACAAATTTGTGTTTGCAAATATGCAGTCGTCAAAAAAACGTGTTTCAAGTATTGATAATATCAATGGAATAATATTAGATATATTCACTTCATCACATGAACATTATCTTACCATTGACGATGTTCTTAAAAAAGCAAATGTAAATATGACCTATTCAAAAGATAAAATATTATCCAAAGATGATATTTTGAAATTATTTGAATAAATCGTATATTTATAATATAAAAAGCAAAGTAACTTCCTATCCACGTTACATGAACGAGTTTGTAGTTACCGCTTTTTACCGATAAACAAGCATAGTTTTGTTCCTACATTGATAATGGTTAATATTCGCTTACAAACCGCTTGTTTTTTAAAAGACTAAATGTAAGTTCCTCTTACCAACAATGTTCGTTGGGGACTTCCCCGACTCGCAAAAAAGAGTGAAAGAAATTTTTAAAGCGGAAAGAATCGCACTCATACTTATCGCGACCGCAAGTCTTTTTTTCAAGTAATTCTTTATCCCCAAGTTTTAAACTTGGGGTTTTTTTATTTTAAAATATTAGTAAAAATATCATTTAACTTTTCTTCGATATTGTCGTTGTAATTTATGTAGTAAAGAGGGATATTATAATCATCACACAAGCGTTTTTTTAATTTATCGTTTTTTTGAATATAATCTAAAGATTTATCACCACCCCAACAATCAATCGGTTTAAAATGTTGTACCCCTTGACATTCAATCGCAATATTGTGTTCTGGTAAATAAAAATCTAATTCGAGTTTTTTCTCATTTTTTAACCACTCAAACCCTCTATATCTTCTCTCATGTAAAACACCGCGTGTTTCCAAAAATCTAACAACAATATTTTCCATTTTTGAAGAGTTACAATTTGGACAACCTTGCCCTGATAAATGTTCACTAGGTGTTTTCCAAAATTCCCCATGTTTTGAACAAACAATACAAATTTTAGTTTTAACATTAACATATTTTGTTTTTGAATAATCATATTTATTTTTATGAACATCTTTTACTTTTACAACCCATTCTTCTGTTGTTAAATTTTTACCAGCACATTTTGGGCAACCACTACCTCTTAAATGATGAACAGGTATTTGTAAAAATTCCCCATGTTTTGGACAAATAATAGACACCTTTTGTTGAGAATTATTATATTTTACATTTGAATAATCATATTTACAACCATGTGTTTTATTTGCGATTTTTATAAATTCATCTATTGTTAACATATTTTTCCCACTACAACTCAAGCACCCACATCCATTTAAATGATCATATGGGGTTTGCCAAAATTCTCCGTGTTCAGAACAAATTATAAGAACTTTTTTTCTAGCATTAACATAAATAGTTTTTGAATAATCATATTTATCACCATGTACGTTTTTTGCTCTTTCAACCCACTCATCTGTTGTTGGTCGATACTTATTAACACATTTTTGACATCCGCGCCCAGATAAATGTTTATATGCTTTTTGAGTAAAAACACCGTGAATCGAACAAATTATAGAAACATTTTGATAAGAACCGTTATAATCAACAATAGAATAATCATATTTATTACCATGTATAGTTTTTGCCTTTTCAATCCACTCATCTATCCACCACACTGTGGACAACCATTTCCTTTTAAATGAGAAGACGCTCTTTGTTCAAAACATCCGTGTTTTTTACAAATTATAGACATGTTTTTTTTAGAACCTTTATACTCGGTAATCGAATAATCATATTTGTCTCCATGAATTTCTTTTGCTATTTTAATAACCTCTTCTAACGTTTTGTTTTTTCCGCGCATCAAATCTTTTAATATAAATATAAAAAAATGTACATTTAACACAATATTAATTAAAAAAATGTAATAAAATGAGTAGTTATTTTGAAATGTCCCAAGACCTCCAAAAATTAGTGGATGATGTTATGATTTCCAGTAACCCCTATTTAAGTACCATCGGTATTGATTTCATTTATCTCGGTGTTGATAAGCAAAGTAGTGTTATTCAAATAACAAAATCAAGTCCTTTATTAAATTATATTAGTAAGAAGGACGAAATGGTATTCGTAATTATATACGAAGATGCGTTTGATAGATTAGAATTAGAACAACAAAAACTGATTGTTGCCAATGCGTTGAACTTTGTTGAATTTAATGATGAAAATGGTAAGACTACCATTGTTAAGGGTGAAATCCATGAAGGAACATACTTAAAGTATCGGGAAAAATTGGTGTTATCAATATTTGCCGGACAACATGCTATCAGACAGATAGAGGAAGAGAAAAAGGAGGAAAAGAAAAATAAAAAATCCAAAAAAGTCTAACCCCTTCTGATTATAGTTCTTCTGGTCGCTTGAACTGTTCTCGGATTAGCAACAGGAGTACCGGTCGAACCGCTACCGGTATTAACAGGTTTAAGTACCGGCTGAGGAGGGGCAGGTTTAGCAGAATTTCCACGACAATTACATCCCATGTTTCAGATATTTTATTAGTTTTATTTTAAATAAATAGGAGGTAAAAATGAAAATCGTTAAAAGAATAAAAAGTTATTTTTCTTATCATTGGAGCTGGATAGGGGTTTTGGTTTCATCACCATTTGTTGGTTTAAGACTGAAATGGTATTTTGGAAATGTTAGTATGGGTGTTCCATATTTTTTACCAAAAAATAATTGGTTTAAGTTTAACTATGTTAGTTTGGGGTGGAAAACAAAATATGATTCTTTTCGACATGAGTGGGATCCTCGTTTTTCATTGGTAATATTAAAAAAACAAATCGTTATTTTTGTTTTACCTAAAACAGATTGTTCAAGCAGTACAATGTACTGGGAAGCGTGGTTAGATTATAAATATAAGACGGATAAGAACGGTTCAATAATAGATAGAGTAAAAGAATTAACCGAAAAACATTCTCAAACGTGGATAACCCACAAGAATGATGAAAGGATAAGTATCAATTACTATTATAAAATATTGAAACCAAAATACCATCCGTATATTATTGATACAAAAATCGAAGAAGATGAAGAAAACAATACTGATTGATTTAGATGATACACTTGGTACTCTTTTAGAGTGTTGGTTGGAATTATATAATAAAAAATACGATGACAATCTTCAACCCCAGAACATATTATCTTGGGGAATAACAGATTTTATTAAACCGGAAGCGGTTGATGATATGTATGAATTGTTGAAAACACCCGAACTTTTTTCGGAAATGATACAACCAAAAGAAGATAGTGTTGAAGCAACCGACATACTATCCAAATTTTATAATATTTATATTGTAACCGCATGTGTATATCCTCAAAACATTGTTGAAAAATTTAAATGGATTGAAAGATTTTTTCCACATATAAGTACAGATAATATTATTACAGCAAAAAATAAAAGTTTAATAGTAGGGGATTATATTATTGATGATTATCTTGAAAATCTAGTAACATCAAAATGTGATAAAAAATTATTATTTTTCGCACCCCATAATGTTTTTGCTGAAATTACCAATGAAAGTATAACAAGGATAAATAATTGGGAATATGTTATATGGTATTTTGCTGGTGAAAACGAAGAGTTGAGAGAATATGTTTTTGAAAAAACAACCGAAGATGCTTTTTCAAAACAAAAAAATTTGATTAAAAAATTATTTTCAAAATAAAATGGAAAAGAAAAGGATATTAGTTATCAATAATAAACTTGATAAGGGGTATTTAAACAATATAGTTAAACCCTTAATTGAATTACAGGAAAAAAGTAATGATATTCATATTACAATAAAAGTGGGATGTGATATAACATCTATAAATTTTAATGAATATGATAGCGTTATTTTTAATAAACATGTTTCATTTGAAGAAATTCGTCAAAGAATTTTATATTATAAAAGTGAATATCTAAAACCAAAATTCATTTATTATATAGAAGAGTGGTGGCAATTACCAAAAACACATGATTTATATAAAAAGTTCAATGAAAGAGAACTCGGTACAAAAATAACAAAAGTTATTCAAAGTTGTGACTTAATTGTTACTTATGGAAACGATTTGTTAGTTGAAGAAATTAAAAAATTCAATTATAATGTCGTACAACTTAAACGAACAGAAGGATTTCAAAAAATTAAAATAGATACAAAACAACCTGTATTTGGGGTTGTTCCAACAGAATATGATTTAGAAAATATTAAACTATTATCTAATTTAGATTTTAAAAACACGTTCTGGGAAAACAATAAAATTGTGTTAGTCGGATTTACAAATATAGGTTCAACATATGATAAAGTTGAACGTTGTTTTGTAAATAAACCTGTTACTGATAATGTTTGGATAGAATATGAAAAAATTATCACAGACAATTACAAAATATGTTCTGAAGAATATAAAGAATTTCTTCTTAAATTTCTTCCTAATGATAAATATAATGGAAATATTAATTTAGAATCATATAAGCGTATATGGAAGGAGGAAATCATATCCAATAGAATATATTATAACATTCTATTAAAACCATTGGTTAATAATAAATACAACAAACTATTATATGATGTTGAAGTTGATATGGCGGAGAATACAATTATAGACAACAAGTTTGTTCAAGTATTAAATACAATTAACTATCCTAAACTTAATATTAAAAAGAATATTAAAAAGGATATACCTGAAATAGCATTGAGATGGAGACAACAAGAAATGTTTCCTATTAATATAGTAAAAGAAAATAATAATAACATTTTAAAAATTTTTAAATAACATGGAAAAGTTAAACGATTTAGAAGTAATTGACACAGTTGTTGGAACAACTGAACAATCAATAGAAGTTGGTGATGTTGTATTTATGCACTACACCGGAAAATTGTTGGAAAACGGAAAAGAATTTGACAGTTCTCATACCAGAAATCAACCATTTCAATGTCAAATCGGTGTTGGTCAAGTAATTAAGGGTTGGGATAGCGGTATAATCGGTATGAAAATCGGTGGAAAACGCACATTAAACATTCCATCTGAAATGGGTTATGGGAATCGAGGTGCTGGTGATAGCATACCACCTAATTCAGATTTAACATTTGACGTTGAATTATTACATGCATTAAGACCATTGAAATGATTACGCTTGACAAACTAATCGAAGAGTTAGAAGATATTCGTAAAAGAAGTGGAGGTAAAATACCTGTTTACGTTGAAGTAAACGGACAACAGGAAAAGTTTGGAAATTATAAATTTTCAGTTCATCACCACTATCATGAAACGAATATCTATAATGGTATTCAACAGGATGAAATTAACGAGGTAATTTTGATGCCAGATGCCGATTGGATCGATGATTAGTGTTTTTTGATTGATCCTTCGGTAACATTTATCATAAGTTCGTTATGTATAGGAACCACTAAGTTCTTACTTGCGAACTCTGGTATATTATCATCAGAGAATATAATTTCAAATTGACCTCTGTATTTTCCGGGACGTGATACGTCCCGTTTTTTCCATTCGTATGCTATGTTAAATTGATCGGTACAACCATCAGATTCTATTAGAATAGCAGGTTGATGCGCTACTTTTGTAACACCTGTATCAACATCAATCATAGTGAAAAATATATCAGCATTTTGAAGTGCATTATAAAATGATACATGTGCATCGGAACCAACACGACCTTGTTCTATTAATTTCATTTCAAGAGTTGGTAGAATACTATCTTTATTTATGAAGAAATTTTGCATTAGTTTTAATTAATTAATTTATTGAATATAACGTGCATAGAATTTTTTCCATGATATATCTTCTAATACAGATGTATTTATCTCTTCATATTTATACGAAAACAAATCAGAAGAAATTAATCTTAAATCCATAGACTCACTCACAACACCTTTATTAAAACCAAACAAACAATAACCATCAGGTATTTCACAATCTAACCATATATTTTTTGTTTCGTTATCATAATCAAGTATTCTCGGATATAAATTCACCTTTCCTGTACCATCGTTTTGAGCATTAATATAAGCAGGTTTTTTATTTTCACCTTTTAATAACCCAAATTCATTGTTAGTAAATTTACCTATAGGATCTTCATGAACAACATGTGAAAAAACAAACTTATTTTGTTCATCAACCCATCTATATAGTGTTAATTGTGGTTCACCACTAATTTCACACGGATGAAACTCATCGTGAATAACATAAATATAATCCCCATTATTTATTTTTCTTGATAATTCTGTGCTTTCAAGATCATAAAAAGTATTAAAATTAAATCCAACCCACTTTCCACCTATAGATTCTAGTGTTGTAATTCTATTTTCACACTCTTCTATAATATTAATATAACTTTTAATATTATTTTCATTATTCAATCCAATATTTACTTTATTAATACCTGAATCATCAATGTCTGAATTAAAGGGAGTCATCAAAGGATCAGAAAACGTTGAAGTAGTAGAACCCCCAGTTGTATTTATTTCTTTTGATGTGTAACCAGAAGGTATAGATCCAGCTACAGGGTGTATTAAATCAACAAAATCATAAGCAGCTGCTACACCAAAACAAAATGCATGATAATTAATCAGTCTTGAATGTGATGATCTTTTATAAATCTCTATAAAAGCACTGTTTTCAACCGTTGTTGTTGGTCCACTTCTATAAACCAACCTTATTTTTTCAAATACAGGAGTATTGGAAGCAACACTCATAAAACCCGAATCAATCAAAGATATACTCTGAAGGTTAGTATTCCATGATTTATCAGAATACATGGAAGAAAAAGCAAACGACATAACAAAAGAATCATCCTGAATACCAACACTCAAATCTACAATACCACCAGAACGAGCGGTTAGAGCTGCTATTCTAAACCACCCTGTACCTGAACCAAAAGTGGTTTGATTGTTAGTATGATACATTTTGAATGGTATTACATTAGTAATAGAATCTGGTTTTGCATTCCATGCCGCCTTTTCTGCCGCTGTTACAAATAAATTATTGTTATTTGTATTAATATGCGATGGATCATGCGTATGCGATTCTAAAGTAGTAGTAATTTCAATATTTCCATTATTAACCACCCCACTACCAGTAACACCACCACTTAAAGTGATGTTAGGGATAACCAAATTATCAGTTTTTTTAACCACATCAGTCACCCTACCCTTTTCGTCTAAAGATATGTCGGATACAAACGAAACACTAAACGTTCTATCTACCGGACATGTTGTAGTTTCTTCCACATTTGTAACACCTGGATTTATATCTTTTAAACTTGTATCAATTTTAATATCTCCCTCATCAACTACACCTATACCAACCACATCGTTTTCTAAAATAACATTGGGTAAAATTATTTTATAGTTTGTTAAATCTGCTGAATTTACCCTACCCTTATCATCCAATGATAAATTACTAATAGATTTTATACCAATAACCCTATCTAAAGGACAAGGTAATTCAACTGGCAACACATTTATTTCAGGATTAGTATCCTTTAATATCAAATCCAATTGTATATTACCACCATTTTCAACACCACTCTCACCAATAATATCTCCCGTATTTGAAACAATAACATTTGGGAGTTTCACTTTATACTTCCTACTTTTGTACGAAATAACTCTACCTTTATTATCAACCTTAAACGATTGCACGTTCTCATCAAGAGTTTCATCATATCCATGTAGAACATCAAATATTAAATCACTTCCATTATATACATATTCTACCAAATCATCTGGACCCCTTGTTATATCCACATCCATTAAATAAGTATTAATATGGAAATAACCCTGTTCATCAACCGGAATATTGTAATCACTATAAACATCACCATCTATTGTAATATTAGTTGCAGCGTTAATATTAAGAAAAACAGGTTGCACTGAATTTGCATTAAAACGATTTTCTTCTTCGATTAATTCATTATTATTTAAAGTAATAACAAATGCACCATCACCAATAGTTGGTTTATTATCTAAATCATCAAAATCACCTGTTAATCCGACCAATGCCATCTCCAAATCATATTCTTCTTTATTAGGTTGATTTAATGTGAATATTATTGGTGCAGGTCCTATAATTATACTAACATCCCCAGTAAAATTTTCCCCTCTTTCTGTTATAGTAAAACCGGATATTTGTCCACCATCGCTTATAATCGGGGTTACAACTGCATTATTTCCTCCAACAACAGTAATTTTAGGTGGTTTTAATGGGTTATAACCACTTCCTCCGTTAACAACGGTTATTGTATCCAAACATGCTTCAAGGATTGCAAAACCTGTTGCTCTGCTTCCACCTTCTGCTGGCGGATCAATTGTAATAGTAGGTGGTGTTGCAAATGAATAACCACAATTTACATTTGAATTTATATTTATAATACTTGTTACACTTCCTGTATGAGAAACATTTGCAGTGCCGGTTGCTAATATACCACCTTCCGCTATTGGAGATGAAAAAACAACGTTTGGTGGGGAACTAGATACATAACCAGAACCACCATCCATAATTTGAACTTGAGTAACACTAATTTTTGTTGTTGCAGTTGCAGTTGCGCCGCTACCCTCATCACCTTCTTTTAAAATTGAATCAAACCCCTTTGTTTTATTTTTATATATTATTATAGGGGGATTATTTGCTGCACCAGGTTTATAAAATAAATCATTGTAATTTCCTGTATAAGACACTTTAGCGAGAAGCGGTTTATTCTTTATTCCTCCAGGAGCATTTTCTGCTACCTCCCAATCAACTGCCTCAATTTCATAATACGTTTTAAATGTGGTGTCAGGTCTAAAAACATAATCATGTTTAACACCACCACTGTCTATAAAATATGATTTTACATTACTACCGTTTTGCATTACAAATAGTTCCCCATCAGCAAAATTCGGTTTATTTCTAATGAATGAAACACTAGTCGGTTCATCTTCCGCCCAATCAGCGTTTACTTGTGAAAAAGAATCTGCATCAGGAATGGTAGGTTTATTTTGAACATCATTCCAATCACCTGAAAATGCTATTTTAGATAATATGATTTCATCTTCAAGATTATCAGTTTTTTTAATTTGTTGCTGTACTTCGCCACTGTTATTTTCAACAACCTTTATTGTTCCATTTGGAATAACTATATTAATTGTTTTATCTTCATTTTGATTAAGAGTAAATGTTTGAATAGAAGGTATAGGGTCTCCAAACTCATCGGTTTCTTTAAACGATTGGTTTATAGTAATTGTTCTATTATGTGCAACACTAGTACTACCTAATTGCGCTTTTATTAAATCATTTATAACTTTGGTTTCAAGTTTTATAACCCTGTTAATACCACTATTTCTTGGTTCAATTACAATACCAGTACTATTACCATCAACATCTGTATCATGTACTATATGAGTAGAATCTATTAAATTAACATAATTACTTTCTGACGGGATTGCCCCGGCAATAAAATAAGATTTTATAGTATCTTTATTATCTATTATAGGCATGTGTTTTTTACACTTTTCATATAAATAGAATTGTTTTGAATTTAGAAAACCTTATTGTATTTTTAACTACAAAATGTTAAGTTATGTTTGGATATTTTATCATATTTGTTATTGTAATAGCATTAGGAATATTAGGTTTAATATACGCTTCTGAAACAATAATGTACAACAAAGGAATATGTAAAAAATGTGGTGGTGTAATACACCACATTGCTTGTAATAATAATTGTCGTAACATGCAGTGTCAGAAATGCGGTGACGAGTTCTGGATGCGATTCAAAAAACCGTTAGGAAGAAGGGATGACTACTAAGAAAAGAAACGAAGCAATTATTATTTTAAAAGATTACGAAGGACGTAATTCTCACATAAATTATCTCAAAACAAAAAATAATTTAAGTGATTTTGAATTACAATATGTTCTTATGAATTACATGAGAACAGAACCCATCATAATTGATAGAGTAATAAAAATTGCAGAACATTATGGAAAAGAATTACAATACAAGTATAAAATATCATTCATACCTTCTAAATTGAAGATTAAGACACTTTCCGGTGAAACTGACTACATATATCATTGTTGGTGTAAATGGTCACAGAACCAAGAAAAATGGGTTTCATTGTTCATTCCAAAGAAGAATATTTTGGATGTTATGGTTGAAATTGATTGGAAAAATCATTTTGTTGATGTAGAAAATCTCAATAAAATGTTGGAAGAAAGTGGTAGAAAAATATTGGAACACCAAATAGATGCCATCAAATTTCTCAATGCAAATAAGAAATGTATTTTGGCAGACGAAATGGGTTTGGGTAAAACAATCAGTAGTATAGCAGCATCAATAAATGGTAGTTTTAATAAAATTTTAATAATATGTCCCGCATCTGTAAAATCAACTTGGAAAAAAGAATTGGGGTTTTTCGGAATAACCGATGTTGAAATTGTACAAGGCAAAGATAGAGAAAAATGGGATTTAACTAAAAAATATGTAATAGCGAATCCGGACATTTTAAATAATGTTCTTCATTCCGTTGCCTATGATACCATTATAGATGAATATACAGGTAAACCAAAAAAGGTTAAATCAAGAAACAAACAAAAAATAGAAGAATTAAACGAACAAAATCCTCTTATTCAATCAAATTTTGATTTAGTTATCATAGATGAATGTCATAAATTCTCAAATACAAGTGCCGCCAGATATAAAGCAATTCGTGATTATTTGAGTAGAAGTGGAGTTGAAAATATATATGCTCTTAGTGGTACACCTATTTCAAATAGTCATATCAATTTCTTTAACATATTAGGATTAATAGGATCAGAATTATCAAAAGATTATAATTATTATTATACAAGATATTGTGGCGCAAAAAAAATGCGATTAAAAACTGGTAGAGAAATATTAAAACCAAACGCCGACACAAACGGAGAAGAATTATATGAAAAATGTAAACACCTTTATTTACGAAGGTTGAAGAGAGAAATACCCGGATTACCAGAACGTACCATAATGGAACGTTTCTACGATTTAACACCAACACAAAGAAAAGAGTATGATAAACTCTGGTCAGAATATGTTAAAGCAAAAGAAGATGAAGGAATAAATGTTGATGAATTATACAAAGATCTGGTTAGCGGAACACTATATCGTCAGTATTTAGCAAAACAGATGATTTCTCATACCATAGAATTATGTGAAAGTTGGTTAGAAAGTGGTAGTAAGGTAATAATAGGGTGTTGCTATAATGATGAATTGTCGGAACTAAAAGAGTATTTCGGTGATAAATGTGTTACATATCATGGTGGAATGACAGCAAAACAAAAAGATAAAGCACAAGAAGATTTTACAAACAAACCGGATTGTAAAGTGTTCGCCGGCAATGTGTTAGCGGCGGGAGTAGGAATTACTCTTGTAGCATCCAATGTTTTAATTTTAAATTCATTTGATTTTGTACCCGGAAACTTAATACAGTTTATGGATAGAAATTTCAGAATTTCACAAGATAAACACGTATACACTTACATACAAATATTCAACAACACATATACCGAATACGTTTACAACAAAGTTATAAAGAAAACACTTGTGATTGATACAATTATCAAAGAAGAAAAAAGCAAGACTTGATTTAATCCCAGATTCCATTATATTATCCATAAACAAACATAATAAAATGGAAAATAAAATCGAATACCTATTAGGATTAGATATTTCTACCTCTGTAATTGGAATGTCATTATTCAAACATGAAAACGATATTTTGGATGTTATATTATCCGAAAGTCTTGAATTAAATAACAAAGAAACCAAAAAATTAAAGGGGTTAGAATCTCTTTTAACAAAAAGTAAAATTTTTGAGGAAAAACTAAAACAATACGAAACTATTATTAAAATGACATATGATAATAGTATTACTAAAGTTGTTATTGAACAACCACTTTTTGGGTCTAACAACATAAATACTGTTGGAACCCTTATGAGATTTAGTGGTATAATTACACATGTTATTTATAATACATTGAATATTATTTGTGAGGAAATTTCCTCCTATGACGCAAGAATGTACGCCTTTCCTTCTCTGTGTGCTGTGAATGTATATAACAAAAAGGGTGAAAAACGAAATATAAAGGAAATTAAAAAATCGTTGAAGGATGGAACAATACCACTATTCGGAGAATTTCCTTTTGGGGTTGCCAAAAAAGATGTTATATTCGATATGATAATAGAAAAATATCCGGATATAAATGTTTTATATGATAAAAAAGGTGAAATAAAAAAGATAAACTATGATTCAAGCGATTCAATATGTTGTGTCATAGGATACATCCAAAAAATAAAATGTAATAGTGAAAAACCTAAACTAATATCCTACGAAATTCAACCGGATAAAGTAGAATACAAAACACAGTGGATGGAGACTGTTTATAATCACACAATAATAATTAATTAAAAAACAAATAAATATGATATTATTATGTTATCTCCGCTTTACACCTATAACACATACTTCATAAATGAAATATCAAAAACAAGTGCGGTAATGTATATATCTTAACATTTTACATATGATTGAACAATTAGGTTTAGAAGAAGTCGGTCCAATTGGAACGGTTGTAGCATTATTAATGACATTATTTGCTTTTGGTACATTATTCTACATGATATTTTTTATATTTATTAAAATTCCTTTAGCAGCTTTTGCACCAGATTTTTTATGGACATGTGAAGATTGGTGGGAATATTGGATTGAATGGAAAATTTTTCGTTATGATAGGTATAAAAATGGGGAACACAAAATAACCGATAGTATAAGAAAAGAAATAAGAAAACTTAAATGGGAATACAGGGTTGTGGTTACAAAAAATATATGTATATTGATAAAAGAAATTTTTAAATATATAATCACATTTTCTTTTTTACCAAAAATCAAAATAGTCGACAAATGAGTACAAACATCAAATTAAAAAACCGTTTTGTAAATGACTTCAATCTACCTATCAGTGTATTGGATTATCCGTATTTTGAATATCAGTTGAAATTATATGATGAATATAATGATTCTTATAAAAAATGGTTATGGTTATTGTCATTAATTGACACATATTACAATGGTGATGAAAATCAGTTTTTAGATGATTATTACCAATGTAGGGATAAAATGATAACTAGTATAGAGAAATCTGAAGCATATCAAGATTTCACATCAAAAGCAATGAGCGGATATGTTGTTCCGTCAAATGCTATTTTTAATAATATTCCAAAAACATCTGTTTACACAAAAACCAATCATGGAAAATACTTTCTTTCGGTAGATTTGAAACATGCAAATTTTCAAGCGTTAAAATATCATGATCCAACATTGGTGAACAACACAAACAATTATAAAGAGTTTTTAAAATACCATTTAGGTAATATGCACCCACTATTACCATATTTTGAAAATAGTAAATATACCAGACAAATCATATTTGGTAAATTGAACATGTCAAGAAATGTAACCATTCAAAATTATATTCTTTATCAAATTTTTAACGAAATTTATAATAGTAGTGAATTTGATAATGGTAATATTAAGATACATTCAAAACAAGTTGATGAATTGATATTTGAAGTTGGGGGATTATCAGTGGGTGAAAAAATCGTATCAAATTTTTGTGGTTACATTGCAGAAAGATGTTTGTTAGGAAAAATCAATGTAGATTCTCAACTTTACCGATTGAATTACCATGAATTTGAAACATCTTTTGGAAATACTATTAGTGTTTACGAAAAAATGGATTTTTTAACACCGGAAACAAATATTGTTGGAAAAATTAAATCTTGTCCTTTAACGTATTTCCCACAGGTTTTTAAGTTAATATCTGGTAAAGAAATACGTGATGATGATTTGGTGTTTTATTATGAAAAAAATCTTTGTCGATTTTTAACTCCACTAAAAAAAGTGTAAGTTTATAATAGAAATAAAGTAAAATTAATATATTAAATAAAAGTAATCATGATTAACAGAGTAATTGTAAGCGGTCGTCTTGGTAACGACCCACGTATAACAGATTTTGATGGTGGCGGTAAATCTGCACAATTCAGTATGGCAGTAACAGAACGCGGATACAAAAGACAAGATGGTACAGAAGTTCCCGAAAGAACAGACTGGATTCGTGTCGAAACATCGCGCAGCGGAATTGCAGGTGTTATCGAAAAATATGTGAAAAAAGGTTCATTTGTTATGATCGATGGTAAAATCAGAACTCGTGAATGGGAAAAAGACGGAGCAAAACAAAGTGCTACGGTTATTGTAATCGAAAATCTGGAATTATGTCCAAGAAATGATGGGCAAAATGGTGTAAACACGCCAACACCGCCACAAGAAGCGAAAACAACAAGCAACAGTCGTGCAACCGGATCAACAAATACACCAGCACATGCACCGGCACCACCTGTTTATGTGCAGGATGAAGATCTTCCTTTCTAAAATAGTTAGCATTTTTGAACGTAGGAAGGGCGTACACCATCAAATATGGGTTCGCCCTTTTTTAAATAAAATTTTAATAAAATGGAAAACAAATTGAAAAATCATGTTCTTCACTCTGGTGGTGCTTATGGCGCAGACACAGCATTTGGTTGGTATGGTGTTAAATATGGAATAACACCGGACAGACAACATCATTACAGACCAGAAGAAAACAAGAATCTACCAAAACAGTTAAAAGATATTCGTATTACACCACATATTTTATCTTCTCCCGAAATGGATGAATGTTATAAATTCATGTATGAATGTCTTGAAGGTAAGAAAAAGAAAAAATTCAAAAGAAGCTTTGCGGATGACTTGAAAGCAAGGAATTATTATCAGGTTAAAAATTCACAGGCAATATACGCCGTTGTTGAATTAACACCAGACTTCAAAAGTGTTAAAGGTGGTACACGTTACGCTATTGAATACGCAAAACAACTTAAAAAATTGATTTATGTATTCGATTGGACATATAATACATGGTATGTTTATGTTGATGAAAAACATGGATTTGAATTATTCCGAGATGATATTCCAACATTACATAAAAACTTCGCCGGAATAGGTAGTAGAAAAATACAACAATATCAAATTAAAGATAAAATTACAGATGAATGGGTTAATAACCCAGAATATGTCGGTGACGAAATGAAAAAATGTGCTTTGAATGCTATTGAAATGTTGTATCAAAGAGCATTGGGATGATCAGAAAATTTTATTATAATTATTTTTAACATATGTTAAAAAGAAGAAATATTAAATACTCTCAAGAAGAAATAGAAAACCTGTTGAAAGAACACGTTGTTTTCCTACCATTTACATATGTTGAGATGCATCAAAAAATATCATATTACTGCCCAATATGTAACAATATTAAAGAAAGTCAGATAGTACATGTTTTGAATGGACATTCTAAATGCAAAGCATGTGCCGGTAAAAAAAAGAGAACACAAAATGAAGCAGAACAAGAACTGTTGAAGAAATCTATTATTTTCAACCAATTTGTTTATCAAAATAATGAAACTATTATAGAATATAAATGCACCGGATGTGGTAAATTAAAACAAAACAAGTTTATTGAAATAATTAACGGACATACATTATGTAAATCGTGTGGTATTAAAAAAATAAGTCAAAACCAAAATTTATCACAAGAAGAGATTGAAAAAAGACTTAAACATATTGGTGTAATTTTTAAACCATTTGTTTATGAAAAAAGACGTACTACAAATATAGAAATTAAATGTGTAGAATGTGGTGAATTTTTTGAAACCGCTATTAATAATATGTTTGATAGAAGAGGTAGTAGAATGTGTCGAAGATGCCAACAATCAACTTCAACCGGAGAAAATGAATTGAAAAATTTTATCATATCTTGTGGTTTTGATATTGTAGAAAATAAAAAAGTTTCTGGTATAGAAATAGATATTTTGATACCTTCAAAACAAATAGCATTTGAATATAATGGAACATATTATCATAATGATATTGCTAAACATAAAAATTATCATTATGATAAAATTACAGTTTGTCAGAATAATGATATTAGACTTATATATGTATGGGATTACGAATGGTTGAATAATCGAGAACAAATAAAATCATATATAAAAGCGCAGTTGGGGTTATGTGAGCACAAAGTGTTTGCACGAGATTGCACAATTCAGGAAATAGATCTTAAAACCGCTAAACCATTGTTAGAATACCATCAACAAAAATCGGTTACTGCTAGTAATTATATCGGTCTTTTTCATAAATCAGAATTGGTATTAGTAATGTTATTGAATAAAATTTCAAAAAACATTTTTACACAAACCCCTGCGGCAGAATGGGAAGTAAAAAGAGAGGTGTGTAAAGAAGGGTATTCTGTTATTGGTGGTAAATCAAAAGTATTCAAATATTTCATAAGAAAATATAACCCTAAAAGCGTTGTGGCATACGTAGATAGGTCAAAATTTACGGGTAAATCATATGAAATAATGGGATTTGAATTAAAACATATAAATCCATCTAGATATGATTGGGTGTACAAAAGTGGTTTGATATTCAAAAAAAGGCAACCAAAAATATATAAAGAGATGAAGCAATTATACGATGATGGAAAGGTATTCAGGATATATGATGGGGGGAGATATTGTTATATATGGAAAAATCAAAAAATGTTGGAATGATCATGAAATTTTATTGTAATTTTATTAGGGTATATGCTTAAAAAGAAAGAAATAAATCACGAAGATTATCCAATGGTATTAGATTGGAGTAATTTTAAAAATACAAAAAGCAAGTTACCGTGCAAATGTGAAACTTGTGATGAAGTTATTTTTAGAAGTATTAATGATTTGGATTATAGGAAAACTTGTTTTTGTCGTGAATGTGGTCATAAAAACGGTGGTAAAAATAGAACAAGGGAACCAAAACATGAGGATTACCCAATGGTTTTAGATTGGAGTGGTTACGAAAACACCCAAACACCACTACCATGTAAATGTGATATTTGTGGTAATTCTTTTAATAGAAGTATTTACATGATAGATAGATGTAAAAGAAGAAGCAATAGTGGTAGTGTTTGTGAAAATTGCACTTCAACAAAGAGAAAACAAACAAATACTAAAATATACGGCGTTGAAAATTATTATCAATCAGAAGATTTCAAAAATACTATGAAAGAAAAGTATGGGGTTGAAAATCCATCTCAATCAGAAACTGTTCAAAATAAGAAAGTGAAAAATAAAATAGAGAAACACGGAAAGAGAATTATTAACAAAGAAGATTACCCAATGGTTTTAGAATGGAACGGTTATCAAACAATTTCAACAAAACTTCCATGTAAATGTGATGGGTGTGGAAATACAACATATAAACCAATTGATTTATTAGATAGGAAAAACACTTGTTTTTGTCGTAAATGTGGTATAGTAAATGCAACAAAAACAAAAACACATATTATAAATAAAGAAGAATTTCCATATGTTTTGGATTGGAATAACTATGTTAATAAAAGAAGTAAATTACCTTGTAAATGCCAAGAATGTGGTAAAATTATAGAAAAAACAATCAGTGCGTTAGAATTACAAAAAACATGTTTTTGTAGTAAATGTTCTTTTAAAATAAAAACAATAGAAACCAATATCAAAAAATATGGGGTTTCACATGTATCAAAATCAGAAGATATAAAGAACAAAAAAGAAAAAAGTTATATTGAAAGGTATGGATACAAAAACCCTTTTCAAGTTCCGGAAATAATAGACGTAATAAAGAAAAAAAACGTACAAACTTTTATTAAAAAATTCGGATGTGAAAACCCATTTCAATCAACAGAAATTAAAGAAAAAATAAAAGAAACTAATCTTAAAAAATATGGTGTACCAAATCCTGTTAAAAATAAAGATGTTGTTAAAAAAATGCAACAAACTAATCTTGAAAGGTATGGAGAAAAACATGTTCTATTAGTACCAGAATTTCAAGAAAAACGTATACAAACCAATCTTGAAAGATACGGTGTACCACATTATTGTTTAACAGAAAAGTACCAAAAAGCGTCAAATGTAACCTCCAAGATAAATTTGAAATGGCTGAATTTAATAAAAAAACATTTTAATATTAAATGTGAAGAAGAATTTCGTATTAATAATTTTTCATATGATTTAAAAATAGAAAATCTTTTAATAGAAATAAATCCAACATTTACACATAACTCAACGTATGGTTACGGATTCATAAGAGGGTTTACAACAGAAAATGTTCCAATTACACCTGATTATCATTTTAATAAATGGAAATTAGCAAAAGATAATGGATATACATTGATTTCAATATATGATAATATATCCGAAACAAAGATGTTAAACATAATCCGTTCAAAAATAGGTAAAAACAAAATAAAAATTGGCGCAAGAAAATGTGAAATAAAAGAAATACCACAGAAAGAGTGTAACCTGTTTTTAGATGAACACCACATTCAAAACAAATCAAATGGACAGAAGTATTGTATTGCTTTATTTTATGAAAATGAATTAGTTGGTGTAATGACATTCGGGCAACCGCGTTTCAACAAGAAATATGAATGGGAATTAGTCCGGTTATGTTTCAAACCGAACATAACTATTCAGGGTGGTGTATCCAAAATGTGGAATTATTTCAAAACCACGTATAACCCAACGAGTTGTATTTGTTATTTGAATTTGAATCTTGGCGGCGACAACATACATCTTGATGATTTCAAATTTGTAAAATATAATAAACCTGCTGGTTATTGGATTCATTTGAAAACGGGGAGAACAATAACCAACAACTCTTTACGATTCAAAGGTGCCAGTCGATTTATAGGTGATGATGATTTGGTAAAATATCCGAAGGGTATGGATAATCGTGAGATAATGAAGTTGGAGGGATTTGTAGAAATGTACGACAACGGAAATGTTGTGTATGAATATAACAATAAAGTATATCCAACCTGAAAGGCGTGGGTTTTAAACCTAAAATTAATAATAATAAAAAAAGGGTCTTGTCAACCAAGACCCTTTTTTAGTTAGTAGTTAGAGAGTTTATCTCAATTCGTTGGTATCCCAAGTAGTTAAACCATGAACCTTTACCAATCCATAGAATTTGTTATTAACAACTTTCTTTGCGTAGCGCGTCATTATAAATTTTACAGGCGCAGCGTTAAACGGATTAAATAGAGTTGGTGTCAGCTGCAGAGGCACATACGGAGCATATATGTAACCTGTGTCCAACATACTTTTTCCTTTGTGTCCAACCAAAAGCGTCCAATGGCGTGAATAAGGGTCTACATACACTTGATAACGACCACTCAAATTACCAACTTTTTCCATACCCAAAGAGTATTCCTCTTCACCAGGAGCGGCGTTAGTAGCGTGGAAGTATTCAAGGTTATCGAAAACTGCACTGATTTCCGGAGAAACAACGATGAAGTTAGCACCACCCATTAAACAAGTCTTGTTAATCTGTGCGGAAATTTGATTAATTTTCGTAATCAGTTCCTGATTCCAATCCTTCTGTGTGTAGTTAGTACTTGTTGTAGCAGTACGTCTCCAACCGTTGAAGTCCCAGCTCAGTTGCCAAGGAGCAGCGGTTTTAAGGTCGCGGAGAATTTCACGGTCAATTTCAACAGAAACTTGTTGTGCCAAAAGGCTGGTAAGTTCTGCTTCTGCGTCAATGTTATGGAAAGCAGCAACGTCTTGTGCCTGTTCAGGCGACCATGTGCTTCTCAATTTACGTTCTTCAACTGCAATGGTAACACTGTCAATTTGGAAAGATACTTCACCGATTTCGGTTTCAAGTTCAAGACTATCATATTGTATCCAACATACGTAGAATTCAACATCACCAACTTTATTAGCCGGGTCAATACCAATATAACCATCAACGGTTATACCATGATTAACGGTAGGTTTTTTGAAGTCTACTTCAACATACATTGTACCGTCAGCACCGCAGAAATTATCTCTTTCTACGATAGCTTTACCATACTTTTGTGGCAACAACCTGATAGGAAGATTTTCATTTTCTTTAAATTCCGAATAACCACTAGCACTGGTATCAGCAATAGCGTTTTTAGTAATTACTTTCAACGAAGCAAGGAAAGTTTCGGTATCCATTTCGTCTCCGTCAGGACCAATTAACAGACCTGCGTTGTAGTTGTTAAAACCTTTGATTTTCAAAATAGCGTTTCGGATTGAACCATCTTCACGAGATTCAATAAAATCAGCACCGGGAGCAAGAAGATCAAAAGTTCTTTTGTTATTCAATTGAACAACTTCTACCATATCGGAAATTTTAACCCAAGCACGTCCTTTTGAGTGGTCATACAAGAATTCGTCATAGAACAAATCATACAGAGAAGTCTGCATATAACGAGTTACGACTGGTTTGTTACGATCATCAAGATTTGTAGGATCAGCAGGAAAAGTGTTATCAGCGTCGAGAGTTTGCCAAGTTGGTATCGGTTTTTCGTTACTTGGTGTACCTGTGATAACTTCATCAGGAAGATAAAAACGGTTGTTGTATAAACCTTGTTTTTGTCCACTAAACGTATTGGTTAGAGGATCAAAAACTGCTTTGCCCGGATTTTGAAAATTACGATCATGTCTATTGTAACCCATTAAACCAGTATGTTTTGCGTTGCTACCGGATAATACATTACCATCACCATCGAGGTTTTCCCATTCTCTTTCAGAGGTAACGGGTTTAATATAGAACAATTTACCAATAGGTAAATTCAACGCCTGAATAGAAACGATGTCATTAGCAAGTAATTTGCTGAATACACGTCTAATAAGCGGAAATACAACGGTTACGAAAGAACCGGAGTTTGTAGCATCTGTTGCTTCGTGAATAAGAGCACGAGCTGTATTTTCATACAACATCGAAATATTTTCTTTCAAAACACCTTGCAAGTTTTCGGTAAAACCAAGTTTTTCCCAAGTTTCAGATATCTTTTTCCTTTGTTCAGAGACCTGGTTCCATGCAATATTACCAACCAGACCACTTTCTAAAAAATTATTAATCATTTTTATAAGTTTTTTATTATTTATTTTGTTTTTTGTTTCTTTTGTTTTTAACAGATACGCCTCATTAAACCAAGAATCTTTTTAACATCCTCATTAACGATAGACGGTTGATCTGTGAGTTTAATCTCGGTAATGATATTACTAAAAGCGGTATCTACGCTTTCGATAATAGGTTTCCTTGATCTCAACTCTTTATTAATTGTTTCATAAAGTGCTTGTATATCTTCCGATGTTTTATAACCTTCAAATCTTTCGATAATGTTTTTCTTTTCATCGAGCGTTGTCGAATGTTCAGAAAATAGTTGGATTGCTTTCCCCAATTTTTGGTTAGTTAAAACGGTTTCTTGTGTTGCAACATAGAAGTTTTGCGCACACTCCCTCAACTGTTTTACAGTTTCTTTAAGAATGATATTTTCTTCAATTATCTTGTTTACTCTTGCAATAAGTTCTTTGTTTTCCGTTTTCAATTGAGCACCATCACGAACTGCCGGTACCCTACCCTGATCAACAGGAACCTTAATTTGGTTTTTAGATTTCTTACCAATATTTCTCAAACTACGATGTGTTCTTACCAAAGCTTCATCAACCTCACCTTCGGTAATTTCTTCCACACCTTCTTCATTTTCGTTAACTTTCTTTTTAAAAGGCGTACTATCGGCAGCCTTGGTTTTACAACCCGCTACACCAAATTCCTTTATTTTAGGATTTTGTTTAAAAGGCGAATTATCACCATTTCTGTTTTTACCAAGCGGGTTTCCTGTTGTACCAAATTCACTATCTTTCGGAGTACCATCAAAAGGTGTACCTTCACCAGCACCCTTTCCACTCATTCTACTACCAGTTCCGGCACCAAGAGTACCTGTTTTACTGGGTGTTTGAACAGGAACAGTTAATTTAGATTTGGAATTTCCACCCAATTTACCCTTCATTTCAGGTTTTGATGGACTAATACATGCGGATTCACCAAGCATATCTTCTTCCTCGTTTAAGTCAATAATATAATCACTACCAGTTTCTTGATCCGATATTTCTATTGTACTACCTTGTTTGGTAACTACAATTTGATCAGAATCCGTCATATTTTTGAATATTTTAATGGCAGCCTCATCATCTTGGCTAACGTCATAAGTATCGTCGTCAACTTCATACTCCTCCATTCCGTCAAGTTCTTGTTCTTCTTCAGGTACATCGTCAATGATTTCTTCATCACCAACATCAACCCCTTCCTCGTCTTCAACTTCTGGTACTTCGGGAGCGTCTGCTTGAAGATTTACTTCTTCCTCTTCATATTCAGAATCATCTTCCTTTATGATACGTTTCATTTCTTCCTTAATTTGTTGTTCCATAATTTTTTTAAGAGCATCATCAGTATTTTTTTTAACGGATTCTCTTATCGTCATGGCATCTAATATTGGATTATTTTCAGTCATATTTGAAAATTTTATTTTCTTATTTTAATAATAAATAGTTACTTTTTTTGAAATATATTTTATATTAGATTGAATTTATTTGAATACACACTTTTTGATCTAATATAACTATATGGTAATTTACATTCACTCATTTTAAAGTAAGCAAGTAAACCACAAATATTACCTACAAAATGTTTTTCTATAGGAAATGTGTAACGGTCATAATCTTCTAGATTATCAGATAAAATAGTTTCAAACAACCCCTGTGTTCCAATCATTAAACTTATATTAAATGGTACACCTTCCTGTTTTGACCAATGTTCATCTAATTCACGAAACATTGGTTCTTTTATTACTTGACTTACAAACTTCAATCTCCCATTAACATAAAATGATATTCTTCCATCTCTTGGACCAATACTTGAACATCTTGGGTCGTCAATATATGTACCGTAACATATTTGTATAATAATATTATTCCATTCTCCGAATTTTATAATATTATCAAACGAATATTCTTCTATAATTTTAATTGGATTTTCTTTGGCATCCTCATCACAATTTTGTGTGATAATTCTATAACCTATTGCCCCCTCTGGTGTTATTCTGAATGCTATTATATTATTATATGTATCCTTATATATGTTTATTTCGTTATCGTATATATCAATATTTTCAAATCCGAGTGGAAGTTTCTGTAATGGTTTATCACCATGATTATACATAAGAATAGGATCACACTGATATTTTTTCCATATTTCATAAAAACCATAACTACAACAATTGATACCACTCACCGGATGTAATTGTGATACGGTTAGACCAGCCGGATTACCAAACTTATCCCTAGTTCTATTGAACAATGTAAAATAGTTAAGTCTTGGGTTTTTCTTCTGATATGAAAATATTATTTCTTCTGGGATATCACTATTATCTCCACAACAATCTACTTTGTAACCGCAAACCGTTCTATTCATATACAAAAACTTATTGTCGGTTTGTAACTCAACTACGTTAGGAACGTTTAACGCTTGTCCCTCATTGTTGATATAATTTTCAAAAACACTTTTCGGTTTTCGTAAATCATCCACATTTAATAAATCTATTAAATAAACCCCTTCAATGTTAGTGTAAAGAAACCGATTTTCTTCTTCACTTTTTTCCAAACTTTTTTTTATATTTTCAAGATTTTCTATGTTTAGTTTATTTGTGTAATACCACCATTTATTTTCACTTCGGATACCCTTACAAAAAAATATTCCAAAATTATCTGGATAATAGTAGGACATAGTATTTTCTTTAATTATGTTTTCAGGTTTAATTAAAAACTCATAAGAAACACATTTTTTAGGTCGTGTTGGAAGGGTTTCGTATTCACCAACATATTTTGGTAATTGTAATTTCCAAAAACCTTGCAACCCACCACCCTGTGCGTTAATAACCATCCTATTATCAATTTCTTCATATACTAAAGTATAATCTACCGGAGGATCACAATAATAGTTACCATTTATAAGATTCATGAAAAACCTTTTTTCTTCTTTCGGAATCGTCAAAATAGTATTTCTGAACACATCTTCAAGACTATCTATACACCAATCTATCATGGTTGCTCCGTTATCAACAGAACACAACCCCCAATCCTTTAATTCTATTCCAGTATTCAACGCTTCTTCCCAAGTATCTACACTAAAAATAGTACCATTTTCATTTATTTCTGATATACTTGGATCTATAGTAGCAGTAAAACACACCTCCTCATTTCTTGCCGCCATTGCATCAGGATGAAGAAAGAAATCGTAATAACGTCTACCTACAAGTATCCATTTATCTAAATGATTTTTTTCGGTTCTACTTATATTCAGGTTTCCCATTCAATTTCGATTTCATATAAATAGAGTTTTTTGTTCTTTTCATAATAACTTGTATATTTTAAAAAATATGTTTCTGTATGTTTTGGAGTAAGAATAGAAAATTTGGTGATATACGGTTATCTGAATTAATCCCAAGAAATAGAAAAATGAAAAATTTGGTTGGCGGTTGTCTTGCGATAACTCTACTAATAATATGTGCAATATTATACATTATTATTACAAATATTAAGTGGATATTATTAGCGGTTGTTATTTGGGTTAGTTATTTAGGAATTCAACACATTCTAACCAATATTAAAAACAAAAACATAGAACAAGAAAGTGAAGATAAATACATACAAATAAAATAAAAAAAAAGATGTTACATTATGTCAGATTTAGAGGAAAGCAATCGCCAACAAATATTGTTGGATTTTATAAACCTATTGGATGAGGATAATTGTGTTATTACAATAGGGAAAAAAAGTGTTTTTTTACCTGCGCTATTAAGACGGGGACCAAAATATATGGTGTATTTACATCAATTTTCACAATTCAAGAATTATGAAGATGTTACTGATATTATTGACGAGGTTATTAGATATGTTCCAGATGAAGACTTTATTGAACATAAACTAATTACACTTGATGAATTTTACGAAATACGTTTATCACAAATTAAAGAAAGTATCAAAAGTAAATTAGATAATATTGATGCACCAGAAAACGCAACACTGAAAGATATTATTATTAATGTTGATAGAGATATTGCCACATATGTTATTGCAAATAATGAAATAAAATATTTGGTTGGTGGAGTAACAACTGACGAGGATTGGTATTATATGTATCTTATACAAAATAAATCTGAATTGGCGGTTGAATTTGATAGTTGTGTTGGATATTATATTCCACTACACAGATATTTACCATCAGAGGTATATAATAAAATAAGTTTATATACTATTGCGGATGCAATCTCAAATAAAAATATAGCAGAAACATCACAATGGGTTTACGATAAATTTAACACAACGGAATATGTACCATTTACAAATGTATCTATAATACAAGGTGAGTGGTGGGCACCATTCCAATTAACACCTGATAGAGATGGAAATAGTTGATGGAAGATTGTATCTTGGTGATAGCGAACAGATACTACGAACACTAAAACCTGATGTAGTAGATTTGACGTTTTGTAGTCCACCGTATTATAATGCCAGGGAGTATTCCCAATATGATAGTTATGATATTTATCTATCAACAATGTGTAGAATATTTAAAGAAGTACAGAGAGTCACAAAAGAAGGTAGGTTTCTTGTGATAAACGTATCACCGGTTATAGAACCAAGAATCAGCAGACAACACCAATCAAAACGACATCCAATACCATTTGATTTAACGTATATGTTGACAAGAGATGGTTGGGATTTTATTGAAGATATTATATGGGAGAAACCGGAAAGTTCAGTAAAAAATCGAAATGCACAATTTTACCAACACAGAAAACCAATATCATACAAACCAAATATTGTACATGAATATATATTGGTTTTTCGTAAACGAACTGATAAATTGATAGATTGGAATTTACGAAAATATTCTGATGATACAATAGAAGAAAGTAAGATAAAATATGGTTATGAAACATCTTCTATATGGAAAATACACCCTAAAAGTTCAAAACAACATCCTGCAATATTTCCGGAAGAACTTGCTGAAATGGTAATAAAATATTATTCAATGGTAGGTGATATTATTTTGGATCCTTTCAGTGGAATTGGAACAACTTGTAAAGTTGCAAAAAAATTGAAAAGGGGATATATCGGTATTGAAATAAACAAGGAATATCACGATTTTTCAATGAAAAATCTTAATTTTTAAGAAAAAAATTTTTTTAGTATTTATAGACAAATTAAAATTATAAAAAAGATGAACAACATTAAAGAATTTTTAGCAGATAATTATTTTTGGATTGTGTTAATCATTTTCTTTCTTATCTTCATGAATACATGTAGTCAGCAACGAAACAATAAGGAATTGATCAAACAAAACCAAGTATTGACTTTACAAAACGAAGAACTGATAAAACAGTTAGATAGTTTGAAACATGAATTTGTAAACAAAGACGAATTACAATTATATTTGAGAATAATGCAATATACCATATCAGAAGCAATTATGATCGATTTTAACGATATTGCTCGCACAAAGACCTCTCCAACAGAACGTTCCAGATATTATTCTGATAGGGTTAGGGATTTAGAATTGCAATTAAGACAATTATCGCCATGAGGGGTTTAAGAAATTGGTTTGGTAGAAACCGAGAAACTATTTTAAAGTCAGTATATTCTCTACCCATCTGTTTTGCAATTATAATAAGTATTTTTCACTGTATAGAATGGTTTGCCATTAGCAACCCAAGTATATTTGCAATAGCAATGAGCGTTGCTTTAGAAGTAGCAGCAGCAACCACACTAATAGCACTACTAACAGGAAAACTAACATTTTCAATAGTATTGACATTTATATTTGTTACTATTTACCAAATGTTAGGTAACATATTCTTTTCATTCAATTATATTGACGAGAGCGGTCAATTATTCGTAACTTGGGTTACATTTATGAATATTGTATTAGGTGAAGGAAATCAATGGGCAAATGAAATCCACAAATTTTGGTTAGCGGTTATGAGCGGTGCAGTTGTTCCCGGTTTATCACTTTTATCATTACACTTGATTGCGACATTTGAATTAAAAGGAAAAAACGTTGTTCAAGAAGTTGTTGAAGAAAAACATGAAGAAGTCGAAGAAGAAGTAATTGAAATACCGGAAGCGAAGAAAGAAACACCGGTTATTGAATACCCTATAGTTGTTGAGGAAAAACATGTGAATGTGTCGGTACCTTCTGAAGAAATAATCCCACCACATGAATTGTCAGACACAAAGAAAGATGCTTTACAAAAATCAAAGATTGTATTAGGTAATCAACCGCCTAATTTTGTAAAAAGTACTAAACCGGCAGTAGTGGAACAACCACCTGTGATTGAAAAACCAACGAAAAAAATAAAGTTACCTGGATTTAAAAAATCCTAATCTTATTTAAAAGTTTCTTTTACTTTATTTATAGACCATTCATTATAGAAGGTCTTTGCAAATGCGTATAATGCGGTTAGCGAAGTTAGCCCGTCTTCACTAAGATTTAAATTTTCAACACTAACATGTAATGGTTCGGTATTTGAAGTGTCAGTAATAACAATAAATTTCAAATTTGAAAGACTTGGTATTGTACCTTCCAATGTTATGGTAGAGTTTTCTTTATTAATAGTTAAACCGTCATCTTCTATTTTTACGTTAGGTATTTTTTGAAGTAACGGATCAATAATCTGACCCTTTACACCGGGATATTTTTCTTCACTTACAACATCTTCCTGAGATTCGTTATAATCTCCTTCATATTCTTCCATCAAACGTTTTGAACTTTCTGATTTTAAATTACGAATAGTTTCAAACATACGTTTGAAAATAATATCTTCATTACTCATTATTTTAATTTTATTATAAATAGAAGTATTTGATATTATCACAAAAAAGTGTAGGTTTGAAACGATATTTCGTAATAATAAGTAAAAATTTTAAAGAAATGAACACCGTATTAAAAGTTAGTACATTCCATTGTCCGCCGTGTAAATTATTAAAACCCGTTTTTAATGAGTTGAAAGACGAATTTAAAGGGAAAATAAATTTTTTAGAAGTATCTGATGATGGGGATTATCAATTATTTGAAAAATATGCTTTGAAGTTTAGTATTCGCAGCGTTCCAGTAGTGTTGATATTAGATTCAGAAGAAAATGAATTGGAAAGAATTACCGGATTAGCAAGAGAAGACGTTTATCGAGAGGCGATAAAAAAACACAGTTAAAAATGGAAACAATTGAAAAAATAGTATCTGAAATAAATACTATGCAGCATGAAGAAGTTAAAAAGAAGAAAAAACGCAGACGTAAAAAGAATACACATACGGAATTAACAACACCACCTGTGGAAGTTTTAGATGTTGCACCAACAGAGCAAACACACAACAAAAAACGTAGACGTAAAAAAACAACCGAAAAGGAAAAACCGGTACCAAAAAAAATATATACCCCATTCGAGTTATTCTATGATGAGGGATTATCTAAAAGTGGTTGGGCAGGATTATTACACCCATTATACAAAGAAGTTGAGAGATGGAATAAAGATAATGAACACAACTTTCAATTCACTCAAATTAAAGAAAAATTTGGGTCATTAAACTTGTATAATTTTGGTGCAACTGAAGAACAATGGGAAAGAATTAACATGTGTGAAAAAGCATCTAACCAAATCTGTATGTTGTGTGGTAGTCCTTTCAATGTAGGTAAAACAAAAAGTGGGTGGATAACAACTATGTGCGAAAGATGTGCCAAAGATGAACAAATACTCATTGATTGGACACCAAAATACACTTCAATTAGGATTTCAAATGTTATTAAAATAGCATTGAAAATACAAAAATTAGAATTCTATTTGAAAAATAAGTGTAATAAAATTAGTTATATGTTTTACAAATATCGTGGATATATCAAGTTCACATTTGTACATTATATATTGAGAAGTGATAAATTGGATAAAACGTTGTTTAACTATTTGAAATATTAGTAGTAATGGAACATCAAACACTGACGATAGAACAGATGAAACACCTAAAAGAGTTGGGTGTGAAAACAGAAAGCGCAAGCATTGTTTTACTTTTTGTAGATCAAGACGGTAATAATCTTGGGTGGGAAGTCGAAAACCATGGTAAGGATAAACCACTTTACGAATATTATGATGAGGATAAGGAAGTATGGGATTTTGCGGATGGTGAATATTTCGATGCCGGGTATGGTAACTATGATCATTCATATCGCTACAATTGTGGTGTATTTACACTACAAGATATTATTGATTTGTTACCAAAAGAACTACCAAACATTTTGCTTGGCGGAAGAATAGCAAAGTTAGCTATAGATTTTAATTCTGATAAAGTTAGTGTTTCTTACCTTACAGGCGCATATATTATACTTGACGATTATCGCGCAGTTGGTGATACGATTTTAGAAGCAACATATGATATGTTGTGTTGGTTAGTTAGAAAAAAATATTTAAAATTTTAATTATATGAATAAGAATGTGATTTTAAGCGACCTAACCAGGATTTGTTTTTTTGATATTGAAACAGTTGGTCAGAAAATTGATATAGAAAAAAATCCTGTTTTAAGAGAGTTTGTGGTAAAACGATCAAAAAAAGAAACACATGAAGTTACCAATGATAATATAACCCTGCTTGGTGGTTTATATCCTGAAACAGGTAAAATTATCTGTATAAGTGTCGGTGTATTCAAAAACGATATGTTTTATGTGAAATCTTTCTACGGAGATGATGAAAAAGATTTGTTGATAGATTTTACAAACATGTTAGAAAATGATAATTTTTCTTTTAAATACATATTAGCAGGACATAATGTAGAATCATTTGACATCCCATTTATCATAAAACGATGTATTTTAAACGGAATAAAGGTCCCAATGGTATTCAACATTATGACTAAACAACCATGGGATTATAATTTTATTGATACAATTAAATTATGGTTTGGGGATTATAATAATAGAACATCATTAAAAGTGTTATGTGAAATATTTGATATCCCAACATCAAAGGGTGACATTGATGGTTCAAAAGTGGCAGAAGTTTATTATCAAAATTTTAATGATAATACAAAACACGAAGAAGATTTGAAACGTATTGTTAAATATTGTTCCGCCGATGTTATAGCAACAACAAGAGTGTTTCAAAAAATAACACAAAACGGATATTTGAAAGACGAAAATATTGTGTACAGAAACGTAAACATTTGAAAATACTATTTTTTTTTACATTAGTTATATAATAACATAAAAAAAATATGCAGCAAGATAGAGAATTTAAAAAAGTATTTGATGAATTTTTTTTGAGAGAATGTGCAAGCGATCCAAACGCACATCTTGCAAGACAAAAATATTGGAATTTTTATTATAACCTATGGAAAAGTTTAAAGTATATCCAAGCGTTAGAAAGAAAAATGGATGAATATGAAAGATTACCAGTATCTAAACGAAGACTTATCCTTGAAAGTGGTGGCGACGGACATGCTAATATAGTTAAAAATCCGTATTACAATTCAGGTATAACAGAATCTCGTGTTAGAAACAATAATTTTTGTTTTAAATGTGGTGAAAAAATAGAAAACAATTTTGCGTTTTGTCCAGTATGTGGTAACAAAGTATAAAAATGGATGAATATTTGGTATATATAGATTTTGTTGGAAAAGATGGTAATGATCAATATCTTTACGAATTGTATGTTGCCAAAGACCCTACATTGGTATTTGGTGATTTTTGGGATGTACTTCCAATAGGAATGTGTTCAAAAGATCAAAAAAAACCACATCCATCTACCATCGATGATAAAATTGAAATACGATTACCAATATTATTAAAATTGGCACAGAATAATAATTCATTGTCAATGACTGATGTTACGGATAATATTTTGGCACTAGCGTGGCAAGATTTATCTTTTTATGAAGAATATCCTGAATATCGGTTAGTGCTTCATTATGGTGAAAATTTAAAAGTAGTACAAGATAAACTCAATAAATCAATAGAATGTCATGTCAACGAAGAAGATTAACGACAATATGGTCGAAAACATGTTAGGTGATTTTGAAAACACGATTATGTGGATGAGTGCAAGACAGTGGATGTGGACACCATCTGATACTGTTCAGGATTTTGAACCAAGTTATCCTTTGAAATTAGTTAAGAGATATTGGTCCGGATTATCACATAATCAAAAGGAAAGACTTATTCTTGATTGCAGTCGAGAAATTGATTACGATTGGTCGGACACAAAGAATCGTACTAAAAAATTACTTGATACTTACAAAGAAGCAAACGAAGTATTTGATGAAGATGTACCATTTATACCATACCCTAAATGCGATGAATTTGAGTTTTCATTAATTAGACTCGCTGTTATATATGCTTGTAAAAGACAAACCATTGCTAGCGCATCGTTACCACCAAGTATTATTAAAAATAGATACAAGTATATGTCCGAAGAACAGAAGAATATTATTGCTAATGACTTAAAAGAATATTTAAATTTTAAGGATAACAATTATATGTCAATGCGTTTCGGAAATGAAAAAATAGATGATAAACCATGGCAGAAATTTTTAGGAGCAATGGATATTACTCGCCATTTTAATCTAAAAATAAAACAAGATGACGGAACAGTAAAAGAAATGGTTTGTTTCAAATGTAACGTAATTAATGGAAAATGGAATTTTAATTTGAATATAAACGAATTTTCATCAGAAGATGTTATTTATCCGCTGAACGAATATCTTGAATATCCAGATCATGAATTTTATGTTCCTAACAATTTTATTGTTGAATAGACATGGAAAATTGTGATAAACTACCTTTAAAAGAAAATAGGGCGAAATATCTGACAAGAAGATATGGTAATATGTATAACACTAATATCTCACGTAGATCATGGCACACGGCGAATGAGAGAAACCCATATAAATTAGCACATAGGTTATTATCACATTATATTGATAAAAATTTTGATGATTTTTTTAGTGATTTATCATCAAGATGTAAACATAATGATCTTTTAATGGAATATAAATTCTTTTTTAGAAACCTAATAGTTTCAGAAAAAGTAAAATGTTCAAGGAGTTTCCCATATTATATTGATAACAACAATATAATAAGGCGATGTGAAACCAAAAGAAGAAAACAGAAAAGACTAAAGCAAGTAGACCCTAAAAAGTGGTATCAAAATAGAACATCTGTTAGAGTGGAAGAACGGAAAAAAATAGAAACACACTATAATTTTGTTAGAGATGAACAGAAAGAAAATTTTATTTCTTGATTTTGATGGTGTAATCACAAATTGTGATAGTAGATTCAAATTAAATAAAGATAAATTGGATTTACTCGGTAAAATTATAGATGCTACCGACTGCTGTTTAGTAATCTCATCATCATGGCGTAAACACACCCTTGAAAAAACTATTGAATATCTTTCAGATGATACTGAATTTTATATGAATGGTATGAAATTTCCATTTTGTGATAGGATTATTGGTGTAACCGAAAGACTTTATTATGAAGGTGAAGATGGAAAGTTTAAAACAAGAATACGCGGTGTTGAAGTTAAGAAGTGGATTGATGATAACCATTTTGATGGTAATTATGTTATTCTTGATGACGATATAGATTTTCTGAAAGAACAAATACCATATTTCATTAATACGCACCCATTGGATGGTATTGACGAAGCAGACGTAGAAAACGCAATTAAAATTTTAAATAAAGAATAATATGGCACGTAATATAGGATATTTAACATCAAAAAAAACTCCGGAAAGTGATAATTGTTTTACACCGGAATTTGTTGTTCACAACATCGCGAAGTATGTTCCAAAAGAAACTTTTGGATGTAAACTTATGATTTTTAAAGATACTCCAGAATTAGGAGACTATAAAGCAATAACAAAAAAAACAAAAATATTATGTCCATTTGATAAGGATGAACATGCTTTTCCGAAAGTATTTAATGAGTTAGGATTTGATGTGATTAACACACACTTTGATCCTGAAACCGGTGAAGGAAAAGATTTTTTCAGTTATACAAAAGAAGATATGTGTCAATTAGGTATTGATTATATAATATCTAACCCACCATTTTCTTTAAAAAACGAAATATTAAAACATTGTTATTGTTTAGATATTCCGTATGCGCTCTTATTACCATTACCAACACTTCAATCAATTGGACGTTTCAACGATGTTTTTTCAAAAGGGGATACACAAGTATTGATATTTGATAAAAGAATACCATACAGCACAAGAGAAAAAAGATGGGAAGAGATAGGTATGACAAACCACTTTGCTTCTATTTTTATTTGTAGAGGTGTATTACCAAAAGACCTTATTTTCAATGAATTAGTAATTTAGAAAATTTTAATAATATGAAAAAAAAGAAAATAACCTCTACCGAACAGAGTAGTAGTTTTATACACAGAATAAAAATAAAAAAGAAATTTGAGGGATGTATATTATCTTGTGATAACATATTACATCCGAGTATTTTCTATGAACAACACATCAGGGTAAATTCTATCATTGGTGAATTGAAACAATGGAGAGCGTACACAACGTCAGAAAAATCGTGTTTATTGTTATTATACGCGAATAATTTCACAAATGAAATAGAAGGTGTTGAAAAAAACGTTGGAAATGTAGATAAAGCAATCAACTACATTATATCAAAAATCCCATTCGACGGTGTTGTAATGGGAGATAAATATATTTTTACTTCTAAAACAAAAGAATCCAACAAATTCGACTTCAATGAAATGTTTGGAAGTTATTCCACTAAACCGTTTGATGAAACAAACGAAAGAATGATAGATGAGTTTTTGGATGTTGTCAATGATGATAGTAAGTTCATTTACGTTTGTCAAGGTGGTCCAGAAGTGCGATCAGAAAATTAGTTTGCTTTTTTATTGTTTTGTAAAAAATTTAATAAAAAAGTATGTGGAATTTAATGTTTGATGAAAAATGGTGGCAATCGCAAGCGTCTTGGTCATATTTGGTAGAATTGTGTGCTGTTGCTATTGTTGTTATTTCGTTTTTGATAATTATAACGTTTTGTTTTAAAAAATTGAAAAAATGTTAGATAGATTAATAATTGGTAATACAAAGGTTAATTGGAACTTGGTAGAAGAAATACCAGAATTTCAACGTCTCAATGAAGGTGGATATCATAGTGAATGGCATCAGGAGGGTAGTACAATGGTACATACCAAAATGGTGGTAAAAGCGTGTCAAGATTATTTGAAACAAAATCCAAAAGAATTTTCAGATTTTGAAAAATTGGTTTTGGTTTCCGCCTCATTATTTCATGATATTGGTAAAGGAAAAGTTGCAAAACTAAAAGAAGATGGTAACTGGTCAGCAGCATATCATGCTATTGAAGGAGAGCGATTGACACGATTTATGTTGTGGGATGAACCACTACCTTTGAGAGAGAAAATATGTTCGTTGATAAAACACCACATGAAACCAAAATATTTGCGTTTCAAAATGGAAGATATTGAAAAAAATGTAACCAACATATCACGCAATTCAGATTGTCGTTTGTTATATTATCTTAATCTGTTTGATGTAATGGGTGCAATATCCATTGATAAAGAAAATGAAATTCAACATTGCGAAACATTAAAAGATTATGCTAAACAATTAGGTGTTTGGAATTGCGAACCAAAAATTGAAACAAAAGAAGAATCTGGTTTTTATATTACAATTTTATGCGGAGTTGCTGGTGGTGGAAAAACAACGGCATATGAAAGACGATATAAACAATTTGGGTTTGAACTAATATCACGCGACATTATTAGAGCGGAATTAGGTATGGTTGAACATGGTGGAAAATTAAAGGGGAACAAAATTCAGGAAGACAAGGTGACACATGTTGAACATAAACAGATAATAGAATTATGTGAACGAAGACAAAACTTTGTTTCAGATAATCTTTTTATAAGAAAAAAATACCGTGACGAATTCATTCAAATGGTATCCCCATATAATCCTCACATAACAATTGAATATCATGAAACCACAAAACAAAACCATATTGATAGAAGGGAAGGACAAGTACATCCTAATACCATTATGAATATGATGAAGGAAATGGATTTTCCATATCCAATTGAGGCGGATGATGTTTTGTTTTACAGAAATTAGAAAATGATTTTCCGCAATAATACCCCTATCGTATAAAAAGTGTAAATTTGAAATATGTTAAAGGCGTTCAAATATAGAATATACCCAACCGATAACCAAAAAGTTGCCCTTGCACAACATTTTGGTTGTTCTCGGTTTATCTATAATTGGGCAGTGAACAAAAAGAAAACGTTGTGGGAAACTGAAAAGAAGTCATTATCTTCTTTCGATTTGGGAAAAATGTTGCGAAACGAATTAACGTTAGAACATGAATGGTTGAAAGACACCACCGCACATACCCTGAACGTTACTCTGAACAACGTCGATTCAGCATACAACAATTTTTTCAGAAATGTAAAACAAGGGAAACCAGCAGGATACCCAAATTATAAGAAAAAATGTAACAAACAAACTTGTACATTTCCAGATTGTTTCAACCTGAACGTGGAGAAATCCACCGTAAGATTAGGAAAATGTGGAAATATAGTAGTGATATTGTCAAGACTCCCAAAAGGAAAAATCAAGTCTATGACAGTATCAAAAACACAGGCAGGTTATTATTTCGTAAGTATCCTATGCGATACGCTAGAACCAATTCCACCGAAAACCAAAGTGGAAGATTCTAATAAAACCATAGGTATTGACTTGGGAATTAAGGAATTTGCTGTTACCTCAAATGGTGAATGTTTTGGAAACCCAAAATTTCTTGAAAAGACTCATTTACGTTTAGCACACGCCCAAAAGGTGTTGTGTCGAAGACAAAAAGGAAGTCATCGTAGAGAAAAGCAAAGGTTGAAGGTTGCAAAAATTCACCAAAAAATCACATTTCAACGAAACCATTGGTTGCATAATTTGTCCACGTATTTGTTGGATAATTACGACACCATTTGTATTGAGGATTTGAACGTAAGCGGAATGGTCAAAAACCACAAACTTGCGCGAAGTATTCAGTCGGTAAGTTGGAGTGAGTTTGTACGGCAGTTGGGATACAAAAGTGAGTGGCAAGGTAAGAATCTTATCAAGATTGGTAGGTTTGTTGCTTCCTCGCAGTTGTGTAACAGGTGTGGTTATAAGAATGTTGAGGTAAAGGATTTACGTGTAAGGGAGTGGATATGTCCTTCGTGTAGCATTTTACATGACAGGGATTTTAACGCTTCCATAAACATAAGGAATATAGGTATATCACCCCCGATGTGGGGGGTAGTGGACGTGGAGGGAAGAGGTTACGAACCCGTTGAAGCGTCAATTCTAAAAACAAATAACTTTTAGGGGTATGTTTGCGGAAAATCATAAATTAGAAACCTGTTTTTTTTCCGAAAAAATGGTTTTCTTTTAGTAGAAATTTAATAAGTTCTTCTTTTTCTTCACAAATGGTTTTGAATCCTAATACAGTTTCATTTGGTAGGTTAAACCATTCACCATTTGTTTTATATTTTTGGTAATGGTTGTGTAACATTTTTTCTAACCTAAACGGATGTTCAGATTTGAAATGTGTGAAGAGATGTAGATTAGAGGTATTTCCGGTTTGGAGTTTTTTGATACGTTTTTCAATACACCCTCTGGTAACACCTATTTTACTTGGGACAAGGTTTTCTTCAATTTTATCCCATTCAAGTATTAGATAAACAAAACCACTCATATCAAAAATATAATCGAATATAGTATATTTCAAATATTAAACAAAAAATGTCGATAGAATACATAAAAAAAAATAACCTTTTACTGTTTGAATGTATCAGCGGTAGTAAAGCATATGGAATAGATACCCCTGAATCGGATACAGATATTCGAGGTGTTTTTTATTTACCAAAAGATAAGTTATATGGTTTGACTTATACCCAACAAATAGAAGACGAAAAAAACGACAAAGTATATTATGAGATTGGGAGATTCGTTGAACTATTATTAAAAAACAATCCTAATATGTTGGAATTGTTAGCAACACCAGAAGATTGTATATTGTATCGAAATAATATTATGGATAATCTTACGGTTGATATGTTTTTATCAAAGTTGTGTAAAAACACGTTTGCCGGATACGCCATATCTCAAATTAAAAAGGCGAGAGGGTTGAACAAAAAAATCCTAAACCCAATGGATAAGGAAAGAAAAAATATACTTGATTTTTGTTATGTTCTTAATGATAATGGCGGATCTGTATCACTTAACACATGGTTGTCAAATTACGGATACAAACAAGAAGATTGTGGATTATCTTCCATAAATAATATGAAGGACATTTACGATTTGTATTATTATAAAGACAAATTCAGAGGAATAATGTCATGTCCAGATGCTAATGAAGTTGCTCTTAGTTCTATACCTAAATGGATAACACCAGATAATAGATTATATTTTAATAAAGACGGATATTCAGCATATTGTAAAGAATATAAAGAATATTGGGAGTGGGTTGATAAACGAAGTGAAGTAAGATTTAATAATACTATGTCACATGGAAAACGATACGATGCTAAGAATATGTGTCATACTATCAGGTTGTTACAACAATCCAAAGAAATATTATCTAATGGAAATCTAATTGTTCGTGTTCCAAATCGTGAAGAATTATTATCAATACGTCGTGGTGATGCTGAATATGATGATTTGGTAAGTCGTGCAAAAACAATGATAGAAGAAATAGATATCCTATACGAAAAATGTACATTACAAGAAACACCGGATGTTGAATTTATTGAAAGAGTTTTAGTTGAAATGAGAAATCAATTATATAATTAAATATGTCAAATACAAAAAAACAGACGTTGATACGAAATGCAAAGGTTGTCAACGAAGGAACAATACAAGAAGGCGATGTCCTTATAGAAGATGGAAAAATTGTAGGGGTTTGTGAAAGTGGTTATCACATACTTCAAGAGTGTCAAATAATTAATGCCGAAGGAAAATATTTACTTCCAGGTGTTATTGATACACATGTTCATTTTCGTGAACCAGGTCTAACCAGAAAGGGGGACATTGCTAGTGAAACACATGCAGCAGTTGCTGGTGGCGTAACATCATATATGGAAATGCCGAACACAATACCACAAACTGTTACACAAGAAGCACTTTCAGAAAAATTTGCGTTAGCAGCAGAAAATTCATTTGCTAATTATTCGTTCTATATCGGAGCAACAAATGATAATATTGATGAACTTTTAAAAACAGATTTTTCAAAAGTATGTGGTGTTAAATTATTCATGGGGTCTTCAACAGGAAATATGTTGGTAGAAGATATTTCTACCATTGAGAAGATATTTTCACAAGTACCATCTATTATAGCAGTACATTGTGAAGATGAGGATATTATTGTTAAAAACACAGAATTGTTTCGTGAAAAATATGGTGAAAACATGCCAATTAAATACCATTCGGATATTCGTAGTGAAGAAGCGTGTTATAAATCAAGTTCATTAGCAGTTGAATTAGCGAAAAAATATAACACGAAATTACATATATTACATGTGTCCACAAAAAAAGAATTGGATTTAATACGTGCTAATAAAGATTTTGTTACAGGTGAAGTGTGTGTAAACTATTTAATATTTGATAATTCAAATTATGATAATTTTGGAACATGGATCAAATGCAACCCATCTTTTAAAACAAAAGAGGATAGGTTATCACTATTTGAGGGGTTATTAGATAATACTATTAGCACAATATCAACAGATCATGCACCACATACTTTGGAGGAAAAAAGTAACACATACTTCAAAGCACCGTCAGGAATTCCTTCAATTCAACACTCATTACAAGCAATGTTAGAATTTTATCATGACGATAAAATAACAATTGAACAAATAGTTGAAAAAATGTGTCACGGTCCAGCAAGATTATTTAGTATTAAGGACAGAGGTTTTATTCGACCAGGTTATTGGGCAGATTTAATATTAGTAGACTTGGAGTATGGATGGTATGTATTACCTAATACAATTATTCATAAATGTAAATGGTCGTCATTTGTAAATTATAGATTTAGATCTACGGTTACACACACATTTGTAAACGGAACATTAGTGTATCTCAGTGGAACACTTATGCAAAAACCTATAACTATGCCTCTGGAATTCAACCGTTGAAGACAGATTCATCAATAGTACACCCCTTAATGTTTCGATATAATCTCTTATAACCAAACATTGTTTCCATATTACTGAAATTTGATTTTCCGTCATCCACTATCTCGAAGAATATCAGTGTTTTTTCATCGGCGGCAACACCTATTAAATCTCCGTATTTAATATCACAATTATATTCTTTAAATGTTTTTTCAAATACTGAAAGACTTATATTTCCTATCTTTTTGTAACGTGCTTTTTTAGTTGCTGTGTACGCTTCATTCGTACTTTTATCTATCTTATATCTACATGGTAGTTCAATAGGAGTTTTATATCTAACTTCGTCAGTATGTGTTTCTCCATACAAATCATCGGCATTGGTTCTTATATAATCTACCTGATATAAAACAACCTTTTGATTAATCCAAGTTTCAGTATAATCTTGCGCCCATTCAGAGAACATATTGAACATACTTTCATCAAAATGCAATGAATTTCTTGTTATAGGATATTTACCTCCAACTTGCATTATAATATGATTTATAGATTATTACAATAGTCGTCAAGAAGATTTGGATCAAGACTATCAAATACTAAACAGAAAGAATCTTGAACATGTTCTGGACGTTGCCATTGTCGTAATTGAATTTCACCATCTACATTTATAGTTAATTGAACACGATTTACTCTACTATATGATGTTCCGTGCATAGAAGACAACCAAACATATGATGGTCTTTTTAATCTAATTGGGAGATATCCAAGAGAACCAAAACCACCAACAGTTGATCTCACATAAAAATTACAATTAACATGTATCACCTTATTTTCGATTGTATAATGAATTGCCCCATTAAAATTTACAGGTGTAACCTGACCATCTATTGAAATATTAGTTGGAAAACCAGTTACATTCACAACATCTCCCAAACTTGTTCTAATCGTCAAAATACCTTTACACCTATCAAACTCCATATCTCTGAAACCATGAACTGCTTCTGATATATCAATTTCAACCGTTTCGTCTGTTTCAATATTATAAGGTAAACTTATGAGACCTTCGCGTGTGGCGGTATAATTTCCGGGTGCAACATATCGCTCATCTCTATTACTATATTTACTAAGATCCACAGTAAATGTTCTTTCGTCACTATCGTATATCGTTAGTAAATCAGATTCATCTTCTTCTTCAATTTCACTTTCTTCACCAAAACTGAAATCTTCAATTATTGTGTTTTTAACAAATGGTTCAGCAGATAATCTAAATTCTTCAATTATTTCACCCTCTTCTTCAATTTCACATTCTTTTGAATTTTGTTGTCTTATTACGATTTCCTCTGCTTCTTCATCATATTCAAATTCTATTATTTTAGTATCATCAGTATTGGTTAGATTACAACCGTTACCGGAAATATCATCAACCTTCAACGAACCAGCAGATAATCTGCACTCAACGTGCATATTTCCTTTTACAATAGTTTCTAATGGTGTATCCTCACAATCTTCTTCACCGGTCAGAGGTACGCACGGATCAGGAAGAAACACTATTCTCGGATTTCCACAGTTATCAACAAGCATTCCGGTTTTGAAATATTCGGAAGCGATAAGATACCCATAATCAATATCTTGACCGAGATGTGGAATCTGGATACTGACGTTACGACCGCATGTTCTCATATTATTAAATATTTTTATATAAATAGATTTATTTGTTTTAAATAATACATTTGTGTCTATTTATGGTTGAGTGGATCTATCATTTGAAAGAACCCAATCGAGAAACGCATAGGCAAAGACTTATGTGTTTTTTGTTTTTACAAAAAAGTTATGTAAATTTAGTTAAAAATTCTAAAAACTATGGCAGTAACAGGAGAATTTCAAATTTTAATAAAAGGTAGTTTAGATTCCACAGCAGCACTTATTCGTGGTATAAATATTGCAAAGGCGTTAAACTCTGGTATAAGTGTAAGTATAAAGGAAACGCCATTAGAAGAGGAGTGGATTAATGTTTTTTGTCATCCAGACTCTAATTTACAAGATTTAATGGAAGTTTACAGAACTAAACAAAAAAACAATTCTCTGATAAACGAAGTTAGAGATTTAAGAACAACTTTAAATTCTGATTCATAGAAGATGGTAGAACTTAACAAAAATAAATGGTCTAACGTTATCAATAGGGAAGACGTTCAGGAATTGAGAGAATATATAACAAGTTCTTTCAAGGATTTGGTGTTTAAAGAAAAGACCCACCAATATTTTTTGAATGGTAAAGAATTGAAATCGGTATCAAAAGTTGTTGAAAGTTTTGCCCCTAAATTTGATGCTAAATCACAAGCAGAAAGATGTTATCAGAGATATTATAACGATGTTAATTCAAAATATTATGGTAAAACCCCAAACCAAATATTGAAAGAATGGAAAGTTAATAATAAAAAGTCGTGTGATATCGGTCATGAGCAACACTCATATAATGAAGTTCTATTTGATTTCTACACAGGAAAAATTGATGAAATAGAATTACCAAAAGAAGATGATTATATGGGTTGGAATAGTATAAGATTTTGGGAAGATTTACCGGTTTCTTATATTCCAATATTAAGTGAGTGTAGAGTATATAATGAAAATTTAAAATATTCTGGAACATTTGATTTATTATGTGCTTGGGATAGACCGAATATACCACTGAAAGAGTCGCTTATTTTATTAGATTTTAAAACGAATAAGGATTTATTCAAGAATTTCAACGATCAAAGAATGTTACCACCATTTGAAGATATGCGAGATTCACCTGCGGAAGGACACTACCAGTTACAAATTTCCCTTTACCAAGTTCCGCTAGAAAGTATTGGATGTAAAGTTTTAGATAGAATATTAATATATTTGAATGAAAGTAAAGAGAGTTACGGAAAATATAAAATGGATGATCATACCAAAAAATTAATTAATACCTTAAAAAAATGTTAATAGGAATAGCAGGACAAATGCAATCTGGTAAGGATACCGTTGCAAAAATTATACAATCACTTGATTGTTGGTATAATGAGAAATTTAATCGAACAAACGATTACAGTGATTATACAGATATAGAGTTTGTAAAATTAGTGTTGAATGATAGTGATTTATTTAATGTTGTAAATTTTTACACTTCATGGGAAAAGAGAGCGTATGCCGATAAACTTAAAGAGGTTTTGTCAATATTATTTGATTGCACAATCGAACAATTACATGATATTGATTTCAAAAATTCTGCGTTGCCTGACATATGGCAAATAATACCAGACACAACCTTAACATATCGTTATGCGCATCAACGTATAGGAACAGAAATGTTTAGGGATATGTGGAACAAAAATACATGGGTAAACGCCACACTAAGTGGTTATAAAGGTGTAGAAAACACCGGAGAATACCCAACAGGAAATTATACGAATCTTTGTACTATTTGTGGAAAACAAGAATTAAATACCGATAAGTATTGTAGAATTTGTAGAGAATGTTGGTCAAAAATAGTTCATCCAAATTGGATTATTGCCGACTGTAGATTTTTAAACGAAATTGAAGCAATTAAAGAAAGGGGTGGTTATGTTATCAAAGTAGAAAGGGATAAGGGTGTTGCCCACACACATTCTTCAGAAACAGAACAAAACGAATATAAAGAATATGATTTTGTTATTGATAACAACGGAACCATTAATTATTTGATTGTTCAGGTTAAAACAATTTTGTTAGAAATTGGGGCAATTTCTGAGAAAGAAAAATAAAATGTATTTTTATGTGTAGCAACAATATAAACGAGGATATTATGACAGCAGAAGATAGCAAAAGAAGGATAATTAAGGCTAATATTTTGAATTATATAAGAACTAATTTAAAATATTATGTTTCTAAATCAGAACTTGATAAGGAAGAAAAGAAACTTTTTGCCGCATTAAAAGATTTATTTGAAAACGTTCCGTTAGAACAAATGAGTGATAATAGTAGATTTTGTGAAAATGGTCGTTTTGATTTCTTATTACGCAAGAAGCGCAGAGCAATATGGGGTGAAAAGTTTTTATTTGAAATAAATGATATAGTAAATAGGTATTTACAAACAAATTAAAAGGAAATGAAAATTGAGGTTAAAACAAAAGAAGAAGTAATGTGTCTTCTGAAACCATTGGTGAAAAAGTATTGTGATCCGTTTTTGGAAGAAAAATACCCAGATGCTAATTTTTTTGTGAAAGAATTTGATTATGGTGAAGGAAGTAATAGGTTATACACTTTTGGTGGACTTGCTGACACTACTTCTTGGAATTGGTTAAGAATTGAAAACGAAAAATCATTATCTGAATTAGTTGAAATTTTTAACAAATTATCTATTTTGAAAATAGAATATAAATATAAATAAAAAAGAATGTATGATAAAGACAAAGGATATTAAAGATTTTATTAATAGTAAAAAAAAGTTTGAAATAGTAACCACAAGTGAACAACTTACAGAAATATCCGGTGTATTAAAATCTGAATTTATCGGCATTGACAAACAAATTGATGAGTTAATCAACGCTGTTAAACCATGGTTGTTTTTTAAAGATTCGTTGGAAAAACCATTAGTAATTAATTTAGTTGGATTAACCGGCTGTGGTAAAACAGCACTGGTTAACAGACTAATATCCTTATTAGGATTAGAATTTCATGCTCATACTGTTAATGGTTCCGAATTAAATAGCGAAACCCCATTGAAGTTTTTACTTTATGACCATAATAGACTTATTGACCACCCAATAATTATTTTGGATGAGTTTCAAAACTATAAAGCAAAAGATAAAGATGGGGAAATAGATTCATATAATTCCAGTTTATGGTTATTCATGGATACCGGGTTATTAAAATATGAGGGAAAAATTGAGAGCGGTTATAATAATGATGGTGTGTCTGCTGCTATTAGGGTATTAAAGGCAATTTTGTATTTGAAAAACAGAACATATAAAAACTTATCATTTACTCTAACCGAAGAAGAATATAAACTTCTTGAAGATATTCATAACTATGCCGAAAATTGTAAAGACGTTAACAAATCAATATTAGTAGAAACCAACGAAACCAAGATGGTTGTAACAGTATCTGATGAAGTTATGTTAGATTTATTAGGTGTGTTCAATCTTAAATCAAACCCTATTAATAACAACTATACATATACATTCAAACATGAATTTATTACTGAAATTGGTAATATCATAAAATTGTATGGTTTAGATAAAATTATTGATCTTAATAGATTATATGACGATATGTCAGAAATGTTAATAGGAGATATGATAGATTTTCTAACTACAATTCGTACTGATATTATAGATGGATTAAAAAAACCACAAATAAATTATAAACGAAGTTTAATATTTGTTCTACTAAATCTTGATGAGGCGTATCACGGAATGCACTCCGACTTCAATGCTGATATATCTGCCGATGAATTTTCAAAAATATCTAAAAAAATCACTATTGTCGAAATAAAAGAGGCATTAATGAATAGATACAGGGCAGAACATGTATCAAGGTTAGGTAATACGTTCATTATTTACCCATCATTAGATTCAAAATCATATAAAACTATTATTAAAAATATTCTTAATAATTATTCAAATTATATTAAAGAAGTATATAATGTAAATTTGAAATATGATGATTCAATACATACTATTGTGTACAAAGAGAATGTATTTCCTGTGTTAGGTGTTAGACCGTTACAAACCGGTATTAATGACTTAATAAAATCTAATTTTGCAAACACATTATTATATAAAAGTTCAAATAACATAGATTGTGATACTATTGAATATTCGTATAAGAATAAAAAAATAATAGTTTATTTTTATAAGGAAGGTGTTTTATGTGACTCTACCGAACATAAAATTCATTTGCGTTTAGAGAGTTTGAGAAATAACAAAGGAAACGATTTACAAACCCTCACTGCCGTACATGAAGCAGGACATACTGTTGCGTCTATTGCACTTTTCAACAAACTCCCACTACAAGTTCTATCTGTTACCAGTGACCCAACTTCTATTGGTATAACAGTTCAAGGATCAGAAGAAGATGGTATTATAAATAAAGAAATTATAATTAAAAAGGTTAGTGTTTTACTTGCCGGTATGGCAGCAGAAAGTATTGTTTTTGAAGATGCTTTAGTTAGTGTTGGTGCATCTAACGACTTGGAAGAAGCAACCTCTTTGATTGTTGAATCATACAGAAAATATGGATTAAGATATAATTTAGGCGTTACAACATTAGCATCTGATGACGATACTTTATTAAAGGAATATGAAAATTATACTATCCAACAAGATGTAAATGAAGAGTTGAGAAATATTATGGATAACACCATTTTAATACTATCTAATCACATAACTCTTTTATTACAAATCGGTAAATATTTAACTAAACATACATCCATATCTCAATCTAAATTAAAGGAATATATCCGTAAATATTCAAATATAGATGTTAGTAAACTGATAAGTGTAAATGAAAAGGTTGATTATGGGTATACGAAAAAGTTAAATAAACTGATTCACGATAATACAAAAGAAACTGAATTAGATAATATTTCCGGAACAATACATGGGTCAATATAATCAAATGATATTTCATCACTATCTATTTCTGGTAAAATACATGGATCAGCTTCCTCAAATATTATATCCTCACCTTCTATTTCAGGTATAGTACAATCAAAAACGCTTTTTGGTTCTTCACAACAAACGATTTGACCACTAAATCTAATTCTTGCAGGTAGATAATTATCCCATTTTTTAAAATGAATTTCTACTCTATCATTTTCACGTAAATCAAATCCGCCAACACAGGCATTATGTACTGGTTCATCATTTCGTTTCAATGAAAATGAACGAATATTATCACTTGAAACAGATTTAATATATACATTTTCGTCTATTCTGAATTTTACATAACTTTTAGATTCAAGCGGAAAATCAATGGTTAAAACTATTGCACCGGGACAACAATCATCTTCCATAATTGTAGCACATGGTTTAAACTTTGCCTCCGTATCAACCGAAACCAATACTCTGTTTTGAAGACGTTCTCTTTTAAAATCTGATTCTTGTAACAAATATGCTTTGACAAGTATTTCATAATTTTGAACATAATAACGCCTTTCTTCTATTTCCATTTTAGTTTCATCGCTAACCTTTTCTAATACCATTGAAACATAATATGTATCCCTAACCCTTAAATATGCTTGCAATGATTTGAATCTATCAATAACCAATGTATTAAACTTATTAACAGTATCCATTTTAGTACTAAAAATAGATACAGTGTATTTAAGATCAACCTGGTTTGGTTGTTTCATTGAAATAACATCATATCCCTCAATACCATTTTCAATAATAGGTATATAACATACCGGCCACGTTGGTTCTCCAGGTATGTTATATATCTTATCATACATTGTACCTTGTTGTGGTGCCAATTCTCTGGATATTGTTTTGAATGATAGTATTAATTCCCCTTCATTATTTGTTATCTTCCAGTTTTTTCCGAACTCACTTAATCTTTGTATTGATAATAAAAATTGTGTTGGTATAAGTTGTCCGGCATATGTTATTTCTAAATTACGCTCAACCCATTCCTTGAAACTCGCATCTATATCTTCCAAAGACATAAGTTTTGGGTTATTTGCTTGGTCAAGAAATGCTTCAAGAGTCAATAGTTTTTTCCATGTATCACCATAACTGCGCGGAAAATCTCCGCGTGTTGGGTTTATATTGTTTTTACCACCATTAACGAATGTTTGCATTAAAATAGTATTTTCTATAAATAGGTGATCAGAAAATTATATAGAATGTATATTTCACTAAAATATTAAAAAATTAAAAAAATGATTGTTAATAGATATAAGATGAAAGATGTGGATGGTAATTATTGGATTTACCACACCGAAAATTCGATTTGTTTGGGGGATCGAAATATTTACTCTGTAAATGTTATTCGCGGTTGTGATATGTCTGAAGAATATAGAAGACAGTTATCCGAAGATAATTACAACGGTCCGTTTAGTGGTTATACAATGCCTGTTGAGGAAAAGGTTTCTAAATTATGTGAGAAATACGATATATATTGGAATAACTACTTTAAAACGGATATAGGAAAGTTTGGTCTTATTCAACGATATATGAATAAACGTGATCTTGAAAAGAGAATTTTAATACCACCAATATATGATTCTTGGTCTTCTACCGAAGAACTCGTAGAAGATGAATCTGGAAGTTTTCACCATTGTTATAAGGGTATGTTAAACTTTTGGAACGAAAATGATAAAGAAAACACATTGATATCATTTGATATAGAAAATGGGGCAATAATCTCAAAAGACCTTGCCCCACTTATTCATATCAATTTTACATGAGTTGGTTAAGTTGGATTAAAATCAGCAATTTTATAATGAGCATCTAAATCTGCTTCTGCTTTCCCTCGTAAACCCTTTTCTTTTTGTAGTTCTGCGTCTTTAGCGTCAAGTTTCCCAGTAAGATCATTTACTTGTCCTGTGGCAACATCACGTTGTTTTTTATAATCTCTTTTTGCTGTTTGTGCTTTTGTAAATAATCCGGTCACTGTTTTAAGTCTTTTTTCTAAACTTGATATAAGATTCTGATTAATACTTTGATCTTTTTTTAGTTCATCTAGTTTCGCCACTATAGAGGCAGAATAAGATTCAAGGAATTTAATTGTTTTTTCATCAATTTCTTTACCTGCCTCTAATTCAGTAATTTTTTGTGTATAAGTATTTACATCCTTTTCTAAAGCGGCAATACGCAGTTTACTTTGCCGATTTTGATTTTGACTTTGGGAATATTGTTGTTCTAAAACATCTAATTCTTTTTGTAAACTAGTGACTTCTTGATTTGCCATATCAATTTGTTGTTGAGACAATATTTGAGCTTGCGCTTCTACATTCGCTTGATAGTTTTTGTTTGACACAAAATGTTTTCCAATTAATTCTGGCCTCCTTGGTCTTGTAATATCAGCAACACCTTCAAGTCTTGGTAACACTTTTTGAATACTTTTTTCAACAACCGGCAATTTACTAGCAAGTGTCGCGTCTGGTTGATGAGGATTATGACCCAAAAGCGGAGCCCATTTTTCCCACGCCCCTTTAAACGATGCCCATGCTCTACCAAATTCTCTTGCCGCTTCATATGTTTTAGGGGGTATAGTTCCCTTACCACCCCAACTGAACATGTTTCTTATACCAGTTCCAACCCTATCACCAAATTTTTCATTGATTGCTTGGGTATATGATTCAGTTAAAAGTTCATTGATATTTTGACTAACCATTTTTTGAACACTTTCTCTGAAATTTTTCATATCACCACTTGTAAGTCTAGGCATTTCTTCTTCACCGTCTTCTACTTCTTCTTCGGCAATTATTTCATCTATTTTTGCTTTAACTCTTGCCGCCAATTCTTCGGTACCAAGATTTTGATCTTGATCTTTTAACCAACTGGTTAATGCCCTCTCAAAATCTTTTCTTTTTTCTGTTACTTCTCTGGGTAAAACATTATATTTTTGGTTTAATTTATCAGACAAATACCCACCTTCAACCATAGATTCGTATATCTTGTCAGTAAAATACCTTACAATAGATTCATTTTTCATTTCTTTTTCCATGTTTATCCATGAAGAACGATCTTTTGGATTTAATCCGTATCCTTGCGGGTTTGATGTTACGACAATATTTTCGTTTAACTTTCTACCAGGATATACTTTGGATAAGTAAGATTTTACTTCGTTTTTTATTTTTGATTTATCATCCGTATTAAATCCTTTAATAATTAAACCTCTTTGTTCGTTGATACAATATACTTTATATTGGTTCATATTATTTATTTTTTATTGTCATTTATTTTAATAATAAATAGAACTTTTTCTTATTCTACTTTACCTTCTTTTTCTTTTTTCTGTGTGTTATGACAAACATCAAACACCTTTTTAAGTGTATTAAATGTTTCACTACCACTCTCACCATTTTTTGACAGTTGTGCCATAGCATCCAGCGCCTCCGATTTAATATTCTCAATGAATTTATTAATTTCAGGTTCATTGGAATCAATATCAGATATTTCATTATCCAACATAACATCCCCATCATATTCACCTTCATTTGCGTATTCAACATATTCGCGAAGCAACCTGTAATTTTCTTTCATTGAATGAATATTTTCTGCTATAATACTGGGTTTGACAGAGTTTTTATTTTCCTTCAACAAATCCTTAACCGTATTATCTATGTATTCTTTCAAATTTGATTTTGACATAAAATTAATGTATTTTGTTATAAATAGTGGCGATTTTTAAATTTAACTATTTATAGGAAAGTGAAACAATGGCAAAAAAAGTAATAATATCCGAAAAACAGTTGAACATGATTCTGAAAGAGGAATCCAATGAGGTAACGTTCTATGAATTTAAGAACGAAATCCAAACATTTTTAAGGTCATTATTAGATCATCCTGTAAAAAGTAATATCGGAGAATTTTGGAAATCACGAGGGTTTTCTAAAAATAAGATGATAGAATATTTACTTAAAGTTGGTGTCTTGGATAAAGACGAAAAAGTCAATACGGATAATATTGATGGACCACAATTAGAAATAACTTACAAATTACTGAATAACAACTTTGAGAGAAAAATAAAACGAATGTTTATAAAACTTTTTGAGGGTGAAACAAGATCAGCAACAAAACTATTAGTTGAAAATAATTACGAAGAAACCGTTGATGCTTCACAAATTAATCTCAATTCATTTCAACCAAAATCAGAATTGAATCCAAGATTTTTCCCGGATGGTGAAAAGTTATTGAAAAGAACAAGACTTCGTTTGTTAGAGGTTGCTGATGATTTTACAGATGAACTTAACCTACCATTCGCTAATCCAAAGGATATTCATATTGTAGGAAGTATTGTAGGATACAATTGGTCAAAATATTCTGACGTAGATTTACATATTATTTATGATTTCAATGATATTGACAAAAGAACAAATTTCGTAAGAGAATATGTTGACAGTAAAAAAACAATATGGAATGAAACCAAAAAAATAAGAATATATGGATATGATGTTGAATTATATGTTGAGGATATTTCAAATCCGGCAGAAAGTAATGGAAGATATTCGTTAGAATCAAATACATGGATACAACAACCAACAAAACCGGAACCAATTACATACCAAAAAGCGTTAATAAAAACCAAATCGGCAAAATTTATTAATATCATTGACAAATACTGTGAAGAATTTGAACAATTTAAATCCGAAGAAAACGACGAAAAGATGTTACATTTAACACAAAAATGTAATAAACTGTGGACAAAAATTAAAGGTATGAGGAAAGAGGGTATTAAGCGTGGTGGAGAAAACGACTCTATGAATATTATTTTTAAGGTGATTAGAAGAACAGATAGATTGAAAAAATTATATGATCTTCGCAATTATTTATATGTATACAATCGTTCCATTCGGTAAATAAGATGTTTTTTTGTAGATTTACTACAAAAATTATTTATAATGGAAAACCCGATTAAGTGGAGTGGAAGCAAACGCCTTCTCGCAAATCAAATAATATCACATTTTCCAGAAGGAAAAACAGGTAAATTTTATGAATTGTTCTGTGGTGGTTGTTCAATCACATTAGAACTAATATTAAAATATCCTGATAAAGCTCGTGAGTATGAAAATATAATTTGTGTTGATAACAACGAAGATTTAATGCACTTGTGGAATTATATTAAAAGAACACCTAATTTATTGATAGGTGGATATGAAAGGTTGTGGAAAGATTTCAAACAACGTCAAGAAGAAACTATTGAAGGACATCGTAAATTTTATTTTAATTATATTAGGAATGAATTTAACAGTAAATTACACTCCAATTTAACAAATTCTATTTACTTTCTATTTCTTTTGAGAACTTCCTTTTCTGGGTTGGTAAGATACAATAGTTCAGGTGTTTACAATTCTTCATGTCATTTTACCAGACCCGGTATTCACCCTGATAAAATGAAAAAAATAATAATTAAAGCATCGGAATTATTGAATGAATATAATGTGTTATTCTTATGTGGAGATTATAAAGATTTCATACCAGATTATAATGATTTTGTATTTATGGATCCTCCGTATTCGTCTGTTGGAAACAGCAAAGGGAAAAAGAGTATGTATCATGGTGGAATAAACACAAATGAATTAATTGAATATTGTAATAATCTAAAATGTGATTACGCATTAACGTTTGATGGTGATAGGGGCGAAAATAAGGCAAATAAAATTTCATTAAATGGGGTAAATATTGTAAATTTAGAAAAGAAAAACAGTTCGTATTCCAGATTAAATGGAAAACAAGTTGAGGTTGAAGAAATAATGTACATTAAAAAATAAATATTATGGTAACAATAACAGTAAACAAAAGAAAAACTATCCATTCTAAATTAGCACCTTTTTGTATTCTTTCAAAAGAGAGAGATTACATAGAAGTAACAGAGTGGACGAATGGTGAAGGGTACGATATCCAGTTTGAGGATAAAAACATCTCCCTAACACATGGTGAAATAGACGCAATTGATTTCATTATCAAAATAATGAAATACGGCGATGTTGATGTTGAATATAACGACGAAGATAATTTTGACGACGAATGAGAGATCCAAAAAGAATAGACAGAATATTAGGTGAGGTAAAAACGCTTTGGAATATTTATCCGGATCAGCGTCTTTCCCAATTACTCCAAAACTATGTGTTTGGTAGGGGAGATTTCTTCTATCTTGAAGATGATGAAACCGAAAGACTTTTACGATTGGAGATTATTAAAAGAGGTGGTGAGTTATCAGAATATGGTAAAAACATTTTGAAGATAGTGAACAAATCACCTAACCCATTTCCCGCGTATGCGACCGAAGGCGATTCAGGTTTTGATATTAGGGCATGGATAGTAGACTTTGAACCAACAGGGGATGCTAATACCATTACACTGGAACCAAGAGATGTAAAAATGATACACACCGGTCTTTATATGGAGATACCAAAGGGGTTTGAAGTTCAAATAAGACCGAGAAGTGGATTAGCATTAAGAAATGGTATTGGAGTGTTAAATTCACCGGGAACGATAGATGTGTCTTATAGAGGTGAAGTATGCGTTATCTTAACAAACCATTCTTATGAACCATTTAAAATACGTAATGGTGATAGAATCGCACAAGGTGTTTTATGTCCCGTGTCTGGAGAGTCTTTTACTAAATTAGTACCGATTGATAGTTTATCAGAGGATACTCAACGTGGTGCAGGTGGTTTTGGTCACACAGGTAAAAATTAATGAACACCGCAACAATAATATCGGTACTTATTCGTATATCATTAGCAATGTTATGCGTATTTTTTGTACTTAGTTTGTATAAACGAGAAAAATGTCCATTGTGTGGTAGTTTTATGATAAATACCGATAACAACAAAACCCTATATTGTAAAAATTGTAATTTTAAAAAAATAAAATAATATGTGTCAAAAATTAATTCAAAAAATTATTCCATATTGTAGTGAAAATTTCATTACAGTACCTTTGTGGGAAGAAGGTGATTACCGTATTCAAATAAACTTATGGTATGTCGCAAAATTAAAACTAATCTCTATCGAAGATTTTACAGAAAAATTAGAAGATATTATACATAAACTTTCTAATGTAAATCCGGATTTTGATATTTTCTATGATATAGATACTTATCGACCACAAGATGAGCGCGCAATTTACGAACTTAAAATAAAACAGAAATGTGATTATGATGACGGAGTTGCTAATGTAAATTTCATTCTCAATCACAACGTTGAACAACATTTGGAATTGGCGGTAACATTAATGGAAAAACTTCAAGAAACAAATACGTAATGGGAGTCGAATACAAAGATATTATTAAAAGTATATCGGAAAATCAGTTTGAGATTATGTATAATATTCAAAAACTTTATCTTAATGGTGAAGATTTTGAGTGCGATCCAACATATTCAAAAGGCGGATATTATAATAAAGGTGGTGAATTTAATTTAAATCCACCTAAATATAAGTTTGATGTTTATCCGATAGTAGAAGGTGTTGAAAAAATTGAACCATTTGGAAAGTGGCCACTAGAAATAAACTCATTGAAGAGTATTAACATTGATTTACCATTTGTTTGTTCCGGTAGTGTTAAAGAAGAACAAATGGGTGATCCACATTCTTGTATTATTGTTAAGAGATTTCAAGGTTATTACCCTATTGACGAATTATTCAAAAGTTATTATCACTTTTTATATAATGCTTTTAAATATTTGAAACCTGGTGGATTTTGTGTGTTCAAGACACAGTCCACTATATCAGGAAGTAAAAAATATTTTACACCATATTATAGTTGGAAAATAGCAGAAGAAATAGGTTTTTACCCACAGGATGAGTTTTTATTACTTGCAAAAAGTCGTCTTATAGGAAATATAAAAAAACAGGAACATGCCAGATGTTTTCATAGTCATTTTTTAGTATTTCAAAAACCAGATGGAAAAGTAAAAACAAAACCGGTTAACTATTTTAAATGGCGAGAAAAAAAATAATAGATAGATCTAAATATCCAATGGTGTTGGATAAACAATCATAAATAAACAACATGCCAAAAATAGTAACCGAAGCAGATCGTTTAGAAAGGCAAAACACTTTTATAAAAAGAGCAAAATCTATACATGGTGATAGGTTTGATTATTCTAAGGTATATTATATCAATAAATTCTCAAAGGTATGTATTCTGTTAGGTAAAAAAGAATTGTGGCAAAGACCTCAGAACCACTTTCAGTTTAAGGGTACTCATAAAAACGGATTAGAACGAAAATTCCCAAATGATATGTCGGAATATCATTGGAAAGAACATAAACGATTACAGAAAAAAAGACACAGACATAAGTACTGGTTGAAAGAAAAAGAAATGCCAAAATATAGGGATAGATTTAAAACAAGAAGGGTGTTTTGTAAAGTTCGTACCTATAAATGTGTTTTCTGCAACAAGAAATTTAAAAGAAAGGAATATTATATAGGATACATTGGAAAATATTGTTCATATAAATGTCTGATAGAGGAATATAATAAAAAACTCATTGATGAAAAATTAAAACACAAATATCTTTTGGTTTTATCTGAATTTAGAAAAAAGAAAGAAGTAATCGAACAATTCATTTTGAAAAAAGATGCTGTTAAATTATTCAAAAAACTCGTATTAGATAATACTTTAATAACATTACCACAAAAATATGTTATTAAAAAAGACAAGGCGGTTAAGATAAATAATGAAATTCTACTTATTGAACGAAATGAAGATAGTACAATATCATTAAAAGAAAAAAATGAACTCGGAAAACTAATAAACACAAAAGTTAAATCAACAAGTAAATTTAACAAGTTAATAATCATTGATAAACACCCCTACCATTCCGAACAAAAGTTCAATATTATGGGTAATGATGATAAAATAGATGTTAATCATATTATAAATAATATTTTACTGTTAGATGATGATAGTAAACAAATTATGGTGTATGATAAAAACCTTATTATAAAGAAAGAAAATGATATTGAACTAATATTATCAGAGCATCAATATATAATTATGGATCTATATAACTACCTTCAATCATATTGTAAAAGAAATAAACTAAAACATATTATGTTTATGGGAATGATAGATGGTAGTCCAATGTTAGTTAGTTATTATGATGATAAAATTAAAAATTTACAGAAATGACAACAAAATTACATCACATTTTAGTTTCCGCACTCACTTTTTGATCGCAACAATTTCAAAACTTTTTTGGGGTGATTTTTTATATCATCTTCAAAAATTTGCAGTAATACAAACCCATTTTGGTTCGCCCATGTCAATTTCTGTTCATCAATGATAATCTGTCTTTTCTGGTTGTTATATTTCAAGTTTTTACGGTCATAAACTCGTGGATCAGCATGATAAAACGTCCCTTGTATTTCGATCAGATAATCTATCATTCCACCATCCTTCGTTAAAATTGCAAAATCATATACTCTTTTAGTTGGTGCCTTCCATTGGTATATATACTTTATACCCAACCTATCAAGAAACTGTTCTTTAAATAAAACTTCTAATTTTGATGTGGTAACACCAAGCTCTAAATCTTTTCCTTTTTTAGAAATTGCAACCTTTTTATACAGCCAGAACTTGATATCCGCCTTTATAGGTAGTTTCTGTGTTTTCACACTTTTCTTCTTATTCGGTTTATCAGATTGTGGTACATTCGCTATTTTTGATGGTTGTCTCATAGGAGAATTTTCCATAAATAGACGTTAAACCAAAAATTTCCCTCTATTTATATATAAATAATTTAAATAAAAAAATAAAGCAAATGGCATTGTTAACTAATGTAAAAGGATTCCATACAACTCCTGGTATCTATCAGAAAGAAACTGAAATGAGAGCAACCAGAGAAAGTATAGGAGGAATAACAAGTTTAGGTCTTGTCGGAGAAACTCTTCAAGGACCCGCTTTTACTCCTATTTTTATTGATAATTGGAGAAACTTTGTAAATGTATTTGGTGGAACATCAACCGAACAATATAGTGGTTCAAAATACCCACGATATGAACTTCCTTACATTGCACAGGATTATTTACCAGAATCGCAACAACTATACGTAACAAGAGTACTCGGTTTATCTGGATATAACGCAGGTAAAGCATGGCTTATAAGAGCAATCGGATCAGGTGAAGGACACAACATGTTGGTTGGTGTAATCAGATCAAGAGGTCGTTATGTTGAAACTCTCGGATTACCAAAATATTCTGATGATGTGGTATTAAGTGGTCAAATTGAAAAAAATGTACAATACGTTGTTGGTAGAAAAGATCAAACCAGCGATGAACCATTGAGTGATAGTCTTACATGTGGTGTTGTTTATAATGGTGTAAGATATGGACTTGGTCAAAAGTTTTTTGGAACACATATAAGTATATTCACAAATCTTTGTGAGGATGATTTGGCAGTATATGGTTATTGTGGAACCAGTTATCAATACGATACATTCGACTGGGATGTTGATGAGGTTTATATCTCAACCGCCGGTGAAACTGCCGCAAATTTTACTTGCGGATTGGCAGGAACATTTGAAAATACAGATGCTTACGGCGTACCCTGTACTCCGATAGATTTTGGGACATTCAAACTTGTTTGCAAATTAAAAGGCGAATCACCGAAGTATATCGCATATACAGTATCCCTTAATCCAGGATCTTCAGATTACATTTATAATGTGTTGGGTGGGACAGCGCAAGGAACAACACCTATTTTCATTGAAGAATTGTATGATGTTGCACTTCAAAATTTAGTTGTTAAAAAATCAACGGACCCGGTAAATTATATTGAGGGAATTTTGATAGGAAAGGCGATAGCAAAACAACCGGCTGGTGTACCGGAAGTTTTATACAACGGATTAGTTGGGCAAGGTTATGAAGAAACTATTATACCAAAATTTAGACCGGTTAATGGAATTTTAACAATACCAAATCATAGTTTGGATGCTAATAATAATGGTGAAAGGTATTTGTATACAAAAGAAGAATCTATTATAACCGACTTTTTCAGAGGTGAAACAATAGAACATTCACAAATAATTGACCCTAAAGAAGATAATGGAAAAATTTTTGTTGTCAGGAGAACATTAAACCCCGGTGGTGGAATGGATTATAATTATCATTGGTTAGGCGAACAATTAGTAAATACACCTACCGATAAAATTACCGGAGAAACAGAAAGTTCCGTTTTTGTTATCAATGAAAATCTATTTTATGAAATAGTTGATTTATCTGGTGGTACCAATGACATTGCAAAAGCAGAAGTAGAACTTACACCTGGTGTTGTAATGGAAATACTTGTTGAAAAGGGTGGTTTGGGATATGATTCTGACAAAATATTTATTAAAATTAGTGGTCCAACATTAGGTGAGGATACCGATAAACAAGCAGCTGCTGGTGATATAATAGTTGATGATGATGGAAAAATTATAAAGATTTCAGTTCGTAACGGAGGAAGTGGTTATCAATTAGTAGAAAATATAGATATTATGTTTATTGGTGAAGAGGTTGAAGAAACTGAAGAACCAGATGAAGATAAAGTAATATTTATTAACGGAGTCAAATATCATCTTGTAGATGATAATCATACAGGTGATAATAAAGCAGAGTTATCATACACAGTTGGGGCATCAATAAAAGAAATAAAAATAACAAATCATGGTGGTTCTGGTTATAAATCTAAACCGTATGTTTTTGTAGAACACCCTGAAAACGGAACACCAGCAATAGCAGAAGCGGTTATTAAAGAAGAAAGTGTTGTTGAAATAAATATAATTAATCCTGGTAGCGGTTTTATACCCGGTGAAGAGTATGAGGTAAAAATAGGAAACGATATAAATGTCATCCAAAGAGTAATCGGTAATATTTCGGATTATATGGAACCATATAGAACACCGGTAACACCTTGGGTTGTTTCTCAAATGATGGGTAACTTCTCGATAAATGAGGTTAAAAAGTTGTTCAGATTTTTTACCATATCAGATGGAACCAACGCAAACACACTTTACAAGATAAGTATACAGAATATTAATCCTGCTACCTTAAATTTTGATGTTGTTGTTCGTGATTTCTATGACAATGATGGTTCAGCAAAACCGTTGGAAATATTTAAATCTTGTAATCTTAATCCAGCAAGTTCTGGATATATTCTAAACAGAATTGGTGATGTAAACGGAAGTACTATTCAGAGGTCTTCATTTATTATGGTTGAAGTTGCTGATAACGATACTATCAAATACGCTATTCCTTGTGGATTTTTGGGTTATCCTGTAAGATATTTGGGTTCAAATGTTCAAAAACCGCAATTAGCATACAACACACAAGTTTATGAAGGAATGAAACCAAAACGCCAATATTTCGGATTATCTGATTTAACTGGTATTGATACTGATATTTTCTCATACAAAGGTAGAAGCGCATATACGGACGGATATTATACAGACGGTTTCCACTTAGATTCAAGAATATCTAATTGTAATACCATTGTTGATGGTGAAAACCCGAATGTAGATTGCACAGGTACAAACGCCGATCTTCATACAAAAGGTGTATTTACGTGGCAAACTCCGCCTCTGGAAATGAAAGGTAGCGAAGATGAACCACCTATGATTTCAACTGCCGAAGATGTATTGGGAACTATATATGAAGATATGAATATGCGTAAATTTACGGTATGTTTCTACGGCGGTTATGATGGTTGGGATCCTTACAGAACAATAAGAACAACTTCTGATAATTTCAAGAGAAACAAATACAGAGGAAGAATATCTGGTGTATCCGGTGCCGGTTCAAGATTTAGTGTTTTACACGACGATTACGGAATACCTGCCGGAGGAATAACTTCAGACTTCTATGCTTTCTGGGCAGGATATGAAACAATGGCAAACCCATTTGCAACCCCAATAAACGTTTTCGCAACACCTGGTATTGACTACGTAAATGATACTTTGTTATACAAAGAAGCATTAGACGTTGTTGAAAGGGATTACAATCAAAAAACAATTTACATTGTAACAACCCCAGACAAACCTTCTGGTGCAAACGATAATCCTGCAAATATGTATTCAGCACTTGATGTTGTAGGTAATCTGGAAGTAGCGGAAACCGACTCTTCTTATACCGCAACATACTATCCATGGTGTCAATACTACGATATGGCGGAAAATAAAGCAATTTTCTTACCAATCACAAAGGATATTATCAAATTAATGACACAAATTGATAACACCTCATATTCATGGTATCCTGCCGCAGGTATTAACAACGGTCAAATTGATTGTATTGGACCACGTAAAATCCTGAAAATGGAAGAAACTGATGCTCTTACAGCAAGTCGTATCAACCCAGTCGTTAAATTCTCCAAACAGGGAGTTTATTCTTGGGGACAAAAGAATCTTAAGGTTTCTTACGACGGCGACAGAGAACCATTGACAAGAATTGGTGTAAGACGTATGATGATTAGAATGAAAGAACTGGTAGAACACGCTAACAGAGGATTGTTATTCACTCCAAATGATATGACAACTGCCAATAAATTCAAGTCGAATACTAGTACAATTCTAAACGATGTTCGTACAAATAGAGGTATCAGCGACTATCGTATTGAAGTTGATAATTCAGTTGAAGCTCGTGAAAATAGAACTCTACCGGCAAAAATATGGATTAAACCTAATAGTATGTTGGAATACATTGAGATAGAATGGGTTATAACCCAACAGGGCATGGAAATGGTATAACAAATACTATTATAATAACAATAAAAACCTCGAAATTTTAATTTTTCGGGGTTTTTTGTATATTTACTAAAACCAAAAATAAAATTTTTAATTATGTGGAAAAAAATAAAACTATTTTTTCAACGCCATTGCAGTGATTGTGGAGCAAAGGTTGGTTTTTGGTATGATGACTTCGGTTGGGGTTGCGATGAGTGTATTTTTACATTCCTCTTATATCACGATAACCCAGAATATCCATAAAACAAAAATCCCCATTGAATGTAATGGGGATTTTATTGGAATGGTATTTTAGACTATTTCAACAATATTCGTAAAGTCCTTCCAAATATCATATGATTGATATGTTGTAATCCTTCCTTCAGGTACATGTAATACACAGGTAGAAACAGGTACATTAACCATAACATTTGCATCAAGTGTTTGAGGAAGTGTTGAATAATTATAAAAATTCTTTAAAGCAGTACAACCACTAAATGCTCTCGTCCAAATTCTCAATAACCCAACCGGAAGTGTCACTGCTTCTAACGCAGCACAACTCTGGAATATATTAGAAGGTAAATACACAACTTTAGACGGAATACTTATGTTTTTCAAACTAGTACAATTATTAAAAACACCATAAGTCGCCCAGTCATTATTATAATCCCAACTTAATGTTGTTAAAGATTCTGGTAGAATTATATTTTCTAATTTAGTACAATTCTGGAATGCACCATACTCAATGGTTGTAAGCGAATCTCCAAGATCAATACTAACTAATCCGCTATTTTGAAATGCGTAAGGTTCAATCCTTGTAATAGAATCTGGTAATGTTATTGCACTTAAAGTGGTAGTACTCGTAAAAGCACCAGTTCCAATCGTTGTAATTGTATCCGGTATTGTCACTAAAGTTAATTTAGTACAACTACTGAAACAATATGAAGATATTATTTTCAAGGTACTATTACTCGGTATTGTTACTGAAGTTAATCCGCTATTTGTAAAAGCATAACTTCCAATCGCCGTAATTGAATTTGGTAATGTTATCGTACTTAAAGCGGAAGTGGTAGCAAAAGCATAATTTCCAATCGTTGTAATTGAATTTGGTATAGATACTGAAGTTAATCCGCTACAACCACTGAAACATTCTGTATTAATCAAAGTAAGACCGTTATTAATAACCAAAGTGATCGCAGAACTACATCCTTGGAAAGCGTTTCTCCCAATACTTGTAGTTGATGAAGGAATTGTTATACTTACCATTCTACAATTGTGGAAAGTATATTCTCCAATAGTTTCAACTGAATTTCCTATAGACAAGGAGGTTACTCCGGTACATCCTTGGAACGCGTATTCTCTAATAGTTATAACAGAGTTTGGTATAGTAATTCCATTTATTTTATTACATCCTTGGAAAGCATATTCTCCAATAGTTTCAACTGAATTTCCAAGACTCAATGTGGTTACATTAGTACATACTCTGAAAGCATGTGCGCTAATAGTAATAACAGAATCTGGTATTGTTATTTCTTCCAATTTTGAACATAATTGGAAAGCAGCTTCTTCAATTATTTCAACCGTATTCGGGAAAGTTATCGAAAGTAATCCTGTGCAATTATAAAACGATTTCATACCAACCACTTTAAGGGTATTTGGTAATGTAACCGAAGTTAAAGATGCGCATTCAAAAAAACAATATTGTCCTATTGTTGTTACAGAATTAGGAAAAACAATTGATGGCAAAGCAGTACATCTGAAAAAACAGTTATGACCTATTTTTACAACAGAAGTGCCAATCGTAACACTAATTAAACTTGTACAATTTTCAAAAACACTACTTTCAATTGTAATAACAGAATTTGGGATTACTATTGATGGTAATTTAACACAATTTTTAAATACACAATCTTTAATCGTTAAAATTGAGTTAGGTAAATTTACTACGGTTAAATTAGTACATCCAAGAAAAAGATTGTCTTCAAGAACAGTAATTGAGTTCGGTATTTGAATTGAAGGTAATGCTAAACACCCCTGAAAACAACTTCTACCTATTGATATAACAGATGTTGGAATAGTTACAGAAGTTAAACTATAACAACCAAGAAACACATTCTCCCCAATTGTTTTAACCGAATTCGGTATAGTTATTGATGGTAAAAAAATACATTGCCAAAAAGCATTGTCTTCGATTGTTGTTACAAAACTACCTATGTTTACACTAACCAATTTACTACAACCAAAAAAAGCACTTACACCAATTCTCGTTACTGAATTTGGAATTGTTATGTTTGTAAAAGTACCGCAATTTTGAAAAGTGTGGTCATTTATTTCCAAAATATTTGGAAGGGTTGGTGAAGGTAAATTATAACAATTTCCAAATCCACCAACACCAATAGATGTAACTAAAGATGGTATTGTTATATCATCTAAAACAATACAATCATAAAAAGCATAATTCCCAATTGACACAATTGTATTTGGGAGATTAACTTTTTTCAAACTTTTACATGATTGTAACACACCGTTACTAATTGAAGTAATTGAATTTGGTATAGTTATTTCAGGTAAACTATTACAAGCACTAAATGCACCCTCACCAATTTCTATAACAGAATTAGGTATCGTTATTGAAACTAACCCCCTACAACTATTAAAGGAATTTACACCAATTTTTTTAATATTTGTTGGTATTATCACCGAAGTAAAACTAACACAATTATAAAAAACACTATTTTCAATTTCATCAATAGAAGTTGGTATTTCTATATTTTCTAATAAAATACAACTATTAAATGCATGTTCTTTAACTCTTGATAAAGTCAATGGTATAGTCAATTCTTTTAACAAAGTGCAACGATTAAAAGCATAATTTTCAATATATGTAACATCTACATCAACAACACATTTCACCACATTTATACCAAACAATGCCCACATACCATTGCTACGAGATATATTTCTATTTACATATACCTCTTGTATGCTATTAGGAAACGGTGAGTTATTAACAGTACTACCAACACTATTCAACACCAAATCACTGCTATTAGTACCATCTATAGTTAGTTTTTTCAAATTAGTACACCCGTTAAAACAATTATTTTCAATTAATAAAACGGAACTAGGGATTGTTATTTCTACTAAACTATTACAATTGTTAAAAGCAGAAGCACTAATAGTTTTTACTGAATTTCCAATGGTAACACTAGATAAAGAAGTACAACCGCTAAAAGCAGAAGTACCAATAGTTTCTACCGAATTTGGAATGATAACACTAAATAAATAAGTACAACCGCTAAAAGCAGAAGTACCAATAGTTTCTACCGAATTTCCAATGGTAACACTAGATAAAGAAGTACAACCGCTAAAAGCAGAAGTACTAATAGTTTTTACCGAATTTCCAATGGTAACACTAGATAAAGAAGTACAATTTTGGAATGCACTAGGATTAATATACTCAACTAAATTAGGTATAATAATACTAGATAAAGAAGTACAACCGCTAAATGTATAACTATTAATTAATATAAGTGAATTAGGAAGAGTGATTTCAGATAAATTAACACAATTAGAAAAAAGAGAATCACCAAGTACAGCAACATTATTATTTATAGTAACTTTTTTAACGCCGACACCAAAAGGTGATGCTGAAGAATTATATATATTTCTACCTATATATACTTCTTCAACTGTATTCGGAAATATATTATTAAGTGTTAAAGGGTTATCACCATCTACTATAGTAATTTTTTTCAAATTCATCATAAACCCACCGTTTACAATTTCCCAACCATCTAATCTATCACCGTTTCCATTTTCAAAATCTTCAAAAATATCTGCTCCGATATTTGTTTTGATACGAACATTATCTATTGCTGCTGTATAATTACTAGTTAAACCACTATTTTTTCTCCAACCAAATATAAGGCGCATCTCCTTTTGCATTATTGGTGTCACATAATTATAGTTCTGCCATGAAGTATTATTAGTACCTTGTTGATTTCCATTTAGAAGAATAAATTCATTAGTTAATAAGGTGTTCGCCACAGGGGTTATATTGGTATCTACGAGATACACTCTCAATGCGTCAAAATCTATACCCCAATTTGGTCCAACGCACATCCAATCAAATGAAATTGTTGCACGATTTTGTTCTGTTGAATTAATATTAATGTCTCGATAAAAATATACCATTCCGCTAGATGAAATACCTGAAGTAGTATTATCTTTATTATTATTACTAATGTAACACGATTTATTACCGCCATTATTTATTGCTGTACCAACATGCCATCTATTAGATATTAAATTAGAACCACCTGAAAATGCGTTTGATGCAATCGAACTAACAGAACTTCCAATTGTAATTTCTGTTAAATCACGACATGCCTCAAAAACCAAATTACCAATTGATGTTACAGAATTTCCAATAATAGCATTAGTTAAACTAGTACAATAAGAAAATGTGTTGCTACCAATTGATGTTACAGAATCTGGTATTGTTATTTCTGTTAATTTTCTACAATTAGAAAACGCATAATTACCAATAGTTATTACTGAATTAGGGATTACTACTCTTGGTAAATTACTACAACCACTAAAAGCATAGTTACCAATACTTGCAACAGAGTTACCAATAATTACATTCATCAAACTACTACAACCACTAAAAGCATAGTTATCTATAGTAATAACCAAATTCGGTATAATTATTCTCTGTAAATTAAAACAGTTCTGAAAAGCATATTGACTAATATTTATAACAGAATTTCCAATATTCACATCATTTAAATTATCACAACCACTGAAAGCATAGTTACCGATAACAGTAACAGAATTTCCAATACTTACGCTCATTACATTTTTAAGATTTTCAAAAGCATTAGCGGCAATAGAAGTGATATTTTTTCCAATAACAATTCTTTGAATAATAGCAGAATTACTTGTGGATTTCCAAAGTGTACCATTTGGTATATTGGGTATAATACCATTACCAGTGATACACAAAGTATTATTTGGACATATTTTCCATTTTGGTCCAGTTTCCCCATTAATAACCCAATTATCAAGTGTAGTACCATCACCGCTCTCAAAATCCTCAACAATATCTGGACCAACATTCGTCTTAATAATAATGTTATCTACGGCAGCAGGTGGGTTATCAACACCAGAAGTATTATACCATGTAAACACAATACGTTTTACACCAGACATATTACCTAAATTAACAACCCTATTTAACCATGTTGACCGATTATTCCATAAATTACCAACAATTGATGTCCCTGAAGGAAACACACCGGGAATAGGTGTTTCAGTAGTCTCTATAACACGAACACTTAAGTAACCGTTACTAGATGACCATCCGGCACACTTCCAATCAAACGATAGTACTGCTTGATTTGTTGTTGTTGAATTAATTTCAACATCGCGATAAAAATGTGAAATAGATGTTGTGGAATTATAAGTATTTGTACTATTATTATCTGAAATATAACATGACTTTGTTCCACCATTTGCAGTAGATGTACCAATCCACCATTTATTGGATTGTGAACCAAGAATATTTTCTACTATTGGGTTATTACATGTACAAAATTCTTCTTCAACGTCAAATTTTTCAATATTTATAAAATCTTTCCAAACATCAGTTTCTTTATACAAATCAAATGCTTCCCCAGGAACCAATAATAAACAAGTGTTTTTATTTATACCATCAAACACATTAATATTAATTATTTGTGGTACCATAGCATAATTTGCGATTCTTTCTACATTTACACAACCGCTGAAAGCATTATTAGCAATTGTTGTTACCGAATCCCCAATAGTTAATCTGGTTAATTTACCACAACCCATAAAGGCATATTCCCCTATTACTTCCGTTAAAAATGGTATAATTACTTCAATTAAATTAGCACAATTTTGAAAAGATGATGTTCCAATATAGGTTACAAAATCCGGTATTATAATTTTACTTAAATTTATACAATTATTAAAAGCAAAATCACCAATTTTTGTAGTCGAAAATCCCATATAAACATCAAGCAAACCGCTACAACCATCAAAAACACCGTCTTCAATAGTTGTCACTGAGTTTGGTAAGGTTATTTCACTTAAATTTATACAACCTTTGAATGCAAATGATTCAATAGTTGTCACTGAGTTTGGTAAGGTTATTTCACTTAAATTTATACAATTACGGAATGCAGAATCCCCAATAAATCTAATCGAACCACTCATTTCAATCATTGATAATTCACTACATCCATCAAAAATATATTGACCAAGAGAAGTAACCGAATTCGGAAAAATTATTAAAGGTAATTTATTACAACCTTGAAAAACCTTCTCACCTATTATTCTAACAGAATTTCCAATAACAACATCAATTAGATTTGTATTAAACGAAAAGGCAGAATTTCCAATGGAAGTAATTCCATTATCAATAACAACTATTTTAATATCGTTATTATAACTCTCCCACCCGTATTGTCCGTGTTCAAGATTTAACATATCACCGGCACCTTCCAAACACAATGCTTTATATGTAGAACATATTTTCCAACTAATATTATCCCCAACGGTTCCTGCTGCCAACGGTATTTCACAAGAACAAAACTCTGCCGGATCATACCACAGATCGTTAACCATTTTAACCAACACAACGCTCAAAATATCACCGGTTATCTCTGCTACAACATTTTCTTGAATGTATGTTATAAGGTCATTTTTTGAGTCTTCATGAAACCATAATTCATCAACCATTAATACAAGAATATCCTGCAACACAATATCTGTAATATCAGAAGTCAAATTTGGATAAATATACTCATTGATTTTGGTAATCAGGTATGGTTCGCGTGATTTTGCTTTTCCACACACATTTTTAACAATTTCGTATAACGCTTCCTGTACAGCTTGTGCTCTTATTGTATTATCTGTATTTTGAAATACTCTGGTTTCAATAAATTCTATTAAATCCTGTTTTATCATTTTTATTATATTTTTATTGTATTATTTTTAAATTTAAACTGCCCAAATATCTAATCTTAATGGTCCTACGATCTGTTCTGCTCCCTCACACTTATTGAGTTTCATATAAAAATCATAATAACCGTTTACACCACCTCCGGCAGGAACAAACGCAATGTCTTCTAACGTTGGTTTCACATCATTAAAATCCACAGGATATGTGGTTGCAAGAATGCGCATAACACTTGCTCTTGCTTGTTCAATGGTTTTAACATTATTTTCATTATCATCTATATCACCATGTGTATCATAAATATTTACAATAGAATTATTGACTTCTGTGATATCAATATTATCCTGATATGCATCAAAATCCCATCCTTTTTCAATAACACTAAATCTATCACAAGTATCTGAAGCAGGATTATCACAAATTTTAATTGTTCCTCCTGTTACTGGTGGTAGATGTTCAATAATATGATTTAATTCATATTCCCATAATAAATTATCCTGAACATCTATACGTGTTAATGTTTTATTTTTCGATATATCCACCTGCATTAATTTAGCTTTAGTACATTTAAAGTATGTAACATCATTTGCATAGATAGTTATTGTATGAAAATTTTTTGCTGTGTATTGATAATCGAATGTTTGTTCAGAACCGGTCAATTCTACTTGTATTGGTGAATCTACACCCCAACTAAGGTACATATACCCACTTCCCTTTACAGTCAATGAAATCCTTAAATCATTTCCTGAACCAACAAGTTTATTTGTTACAGCAATAATATTAAGTGGTAAATATATACTTTCAGTTCCTGTCCATATCGAAACTCTGCTAGCAACTTCCATATTATTAATTTTAATATTTTGATCCCAAAATCTTGGTCTACTATTATATGAATATTCATTAGACTTTCTAGGTACAATTGCATTAAAAGATTCCCAATTACCAGCTATTTGCATCCAACCAGAATACTGGTCGGTTATCACATCAGTTATATCACTGGTGTGCATATTTTCAATTACACCACTTGGGTTAGGGTTATCCCATATATGTGTATCAGCACCAACCGCAAACGGTTTATAACAAACGAGATGTCTTTTATCGTTACCCATTTGCCAATCAAATTCTGAAGACACGAGATTCCCGTAGACATCTACGAACCAAACCACTACTTCAGTATCACTAATACTAAATATATAATTATTATATAAAAATAATCTTATCCTTCCGGTATCAATAGTTCGTTGAGTACGTGTTATATTAATATTGTATAAATCAGACCAATAAAATTGATAATTAGTATTAAACATAAACCTTCTATTATGTTCTGGTTCAATTATAAGTCTTGTTAGTGCACCATAAGTCGCTGATAATTCTCTTTGATTAGTTTGACTTGATACAGTTATATATCTACACATTGTAATACTTTCACTTATAACACCATTTTTAATATTAAATGTTGTGCTACCTGTTATACCCCAAATCACTCCATCACCATCAATTGCTATATCAACAATATTAGTCGTTGACCCTGTTGTACCAATTCTATTTTGTGTTACTCCATTAAATGAAAACACATCCCTTGTATTAGCATAATACAACAAATCTCCGGGACAAATAATAACATTAACAATATTAGTTTCGCTTCTTAACACTTCTACTATTGATAATAAATCATCTGATTCTCTATATAGTATATTATTTCTAACAAAATACATTCTACCTTCTTTGTGATCTTTATGTTGTATATACAAATCAGTAGCAATAAAACCACCCAAAGTTTGAAATAAATTAATAGTATTTGTATTACGATCATATTTAAATATTTGACTACTATTCATAATATAAATCCTATCAGTACAAGTATTTTGTGTAACAAGTGTTGGAGAAGATGGATTAGTACCACCACATTGAACCCATGCAGGAGTGTTAAATTCATCCCATTTATACCACAAATCGTTACTAGTACCAGCATATCTTCCACGTAAAAGTATTGTATTTGTGCTTATACCAAATGCGCTATATGTATATTCAACAGGCGCAGTAGTTAATGTAAATGTTGTTGGACCAGTTTGTTTCATAATACCACCATTAGCGAATGAAACAAGATAAAATGAATCATGATTTCTCATTGGGTTGATATAACTCATTGAGGAAACGTTTGAAGGTATCCTTTTCAAAGGCAATGTATTCGGTATCCTACCGGAATATAAAACATTTTTTCCAATATTCCAAACATTTCTATTAATAATATTATTATTACTGGTATGAGAAATACTACTTTCATTATATTCACGTAAAAATGTAACTGAAAAATCTTCATTTAAAAGATATAATCTTGGTTTATCGTTAGTTCTTCCACATAACACACATGACATACCATCCACATAAAGATGTGTTCTTAAAACATATCCGGAATCAATATTTGTTACAGTTATAACATCATTATCTTTTATTATTGTGTTATCTGAATTTACAAAATAATGAGGTGTAATGTTATTATAATTAAGACGATAATAATCTGAATAATCTTGAGTTGGTGTAATACCACTAAAAGAAACAGGGTTATAATCAAGATCAAATGCCACACCACCTGTGGTTGCTGTGGTATTAATATATATACGATCAGCAACCCTATAAATATTACCAAGTACAAGTTTTCTTTCACGCCCCATAGTACTATCATTCCAGTTTGAATGGTTTAACAAAATAGTTGATCTTGTAGATAAATCATGTTCTAATATTAAACTAAAATTATTATTAAAAAACGCTGAAGCTAATATTTTATTATTATCCAACTCAACGAATGTAATTGTATAATTACTAGCCGTATTACTTGGTATAGATAGTCCAGAGGTTGTACTATTACAACCATCCCACATCATTTGATGAATTATACGTGTTTTCATATCATATATCATAAATGGGACTGGTGTATAACTAATGTCAAAGAAAAGATAAAAATTGTTATAAAACATATTAGATGTTGATATTGTTGGTCGCAAATTACTACTACCATTTCCATATCTACTACTAAAATTCCAAAGAGCAGTTTGAGTATTATTAAAACTAATATAAAATGGTTGATTACGTTGAGCATCAGTATTTGATATTAACTCGTATGTTATTTTATTAAATATAATTATTCTTAATGCGGTACTATTTGCATAGTTTACTAATAAATACACATAATCTTCATCAAAACATGCGCGAATAATTCTAAAATCACTATTATTATTACCACTAGATAAATTCAATTTATTAACAACACTCCATGAATAAGAAGCAACATCATAAACCGAAACAACCAACGAAACGCTATAATTATTAGTTCCAACATAAAAATTAGAAATACCTATTTTATATATATTATTATTATATTGTAAATAAACAAGATTAGAAGTAGGTAAAAACCATACAGGTGTGGTTGTTGGATTAAGTTCTTGATATGTATTATCATTTGTTGATAATAATGTTAATTGATTCGTTTTATCCACAAAATAAACAGGATGGTTTGCTGAAGTATGTCCGTATGAATATATTCTATCACCAAGAACTACCGGAACATCACATAATGAATGTAGCGCATTACCATCACTCAATTTTGTATGGATACCAACAAATTCACCTTCATATTCAATAAAAGCATACGCATAAGTCATATGAAAAGAAAGAGCAGTATCGTTACTACCAGAATTATTATTATAAGAATATGATCCGTTTCTGGTTATTATTCGCTTATCAATAGTATCAACAAATGTAAAATATGTTTCATATATGCGTGGTGTAGTAGCAACAGTAAGATTTGTTGCAATGTTTACATATCTTTTATCAAATGTTGGTCTAACATAAAAAGTTGTGAAAGTGGTTGATCGTTTAATATCTAATTCCGTTATATTATCGGAAATTAAATCATATATTTTAACCTTTGCCATTCTTGGTGTTTGGGAGTCCAAAATATCATGCATTAATACAACAACACAATTATTCGCAAAATAATAACCAAAATATGATATATTATTTGTTACTATGCTATTTAACACTTTAACATTATTACTTACAACATCATAAACAGCTAGAATTAAATTTCCGGTATTATTAATACGAATATTACAAAGAAATTTTCCATCCCCATTATTTGTATTCAATAGATTAGCATTATAACCATATAATATATCTCTTTCTGTATTAAAACCGTAATATGATATATTTGGTGGTAATATAACTAGAGGATCCGGAAACACCCAATTATCAAGTGTTGTACCATCACCGCTCTCAAAATCCTCAATAATATCTGGACCAACATTCGTCTTAATAATAATGTTATCTACGGCAGCAGGTGGTTGGTAAGTAGTATTTGCGGTATTACGCCATGTAAACACAATACGTTTTACACCAGACATTTCACCTAGAGTAACAACTCTATTTATCCACACTGAACTATTAAATAAATTACCAACAAGAGAGGATCCTGAAGGTAGTGTACCTGGTACCGGCGTTTCACTAGTTTCTATAACACGAAACTGTAAATAACCCCAAGTCGTATCACCAACACCTTTCCAATTAAACGATATTGATGCTGGATCAGTTGTTGTTGAATTAATTTCAACATCACGATAAAAATGGGAAACAGATAAAGAATTTGTATAACTATTCGCACTATCATTATTTGAAATATAACACGATTTTGTTCCACCATTTGCAGTAGCTGTACCAATCCACCATCTATTTGGTTGAAGTTTTGGATTAACGGGTGCTACTTTTGCTGTGTTATCAACTAAATGGGTAGCAATTTCGTTATAATTCATATCATATACTACACCATTTTGCGCATAGAATTTATTATCATAATAATGAACAAAATGAAGTCTCCTATTACCATTAGTATCCGGTAAAGCACCCGGATAATTATGTATTGTTTCATAATCAGCAAATGGTTCTTCACTTATTTCCTTTACTAATATTGCTCTTGAAGAACTAGTGTTATTATTACATAAAAATATTACCCCGTCTGGGTGCAAACACCCAACCGTACAACTTGTCATAATAAAATCGGTAATTTTCAATATATATACTAACCGAATTGGACTTAATACACTTGAATATTGAATAACTTGGTTATTATAATAATATGCGGTATTTCTTGTTGGCGAATAGACATGGTTGGTTATATTAGCATATCTCAAATTTGTTGGTTTGGGAAATGCTAAACCAGTTAACATAGGTTCTTTTGTCCCCTCCCATGCTGCAACCGGTACGGCTGGTGTAACCCACTCTTTTGCAACAAATTCATTTGAATTTCCGCTATTGGTTATTGTACATTCTAAACGTAAATCATTGTATGGATAATGTGCCATTTTATTATTATTTTTTTATATTATTTTTATATTATTTTATCAAAGCATCATAATGAGCAAGACTTGAGGGAATTGCATAATTAATAGTTGTACCGGTTTGGGTACCAATTGATGGAATCGTTGCAACTAATTCATTGGTTTCATTATCGTATATTTTCCAACTATAATAAACTGTTCCAACACCACCATATGGTGTTATAACGTATGGTAGCGTTTCATCACCTGTTGGTTTTTTCTGATTGTAAGTGATAATACCAGATAGTTTACCAAACATATAATTATATATTATTATACTACCATTTATTTCTCTATTCTTATTATCTCTTACTGTACAATACAAGGTAACATGATCAACATTACCACTTGTTGATCCGTTTGACACCGGCCATATAAACTCAAATGTTGGTGATAGCGGTGTAATATCACCAAGTGCAATTAAATTTCCATTTGTATTTGTAAGGGTTGATAATCTTCTTTGGTAACGTGTTATTGGTAGTGTACCACCAGTAAAATTAATAGTTGCCTTTATGGTTGTTCCAAAAAAATGACTAGGACTTTTCCCATCGTCACCATCTCCAGGTTCAGTACCTTCCAATGTTATTGAAACAAACTGAAATGGTGGTCGTTCTATTTGAACAACAATTGGAACCACATCACATGATAAACGAGGGTTAAATAAAGTTGAAGTACTCTCTACTCTACATCTAAATTCAACCTCTTTAATTCCACTCGCTTCACCACTTGTAAAGAGCGTTGCAAATTGAGTAGGAAATAAAGCTGATGTACCATTACCATATTGAAAAGATGTAGTAGTGGTATTTGCTCCAATTTGTGTATAAGTACTACCATCTTTTCGCCACATACTCCAAATAAAACTAAATGGACTTAAACCACCAGACCAAGTACATGTTACAACAAACGGTTCATCTTCCATCAGACCTAATTTTGGTGTTGATATTGTCGCAACAATAGGATCGTATACATCAACCCTAGCAATGTTATCAGTTTGACCACTAACGGTAGCGAGTCTTGTTGCTAACCCATCTGTTTGATCATAAAATTCAACAGGTATATTTTTTACATTCACTCTACAACGAACACCATAATTTCCTAATGTCGCTGGTGTATATTCAAATATATTTAACACATCTTGATTTATTGGACCGTGTATTACTTCACCGTTACTGCGGTTAATCACCTCAAATACATATTCAAACGGCGACATTCCGACGGTGTTTGTACATGTGGCAATAAATGTTTCACCTGTTATTATATTTGCTCTATTTACCGTCAAAGTAGGGTTTAATTGTGTTACTCTCCACAAAGGAAGTGGGGTACAAACAAACGAAGCGGTGCCGGACGAAACAGGTTCTTTTACAGTACAGCGTACTTCAAGAGGTACATTTTGATTTCCACTACTCATTGCTCCCATATTCCATGTAGTACCTGTTTGATTAAGAGATTGTGAAATTAAAGTTTCTGTATCCATATTCCATAAAGACCAATCATATGTATAACCAGATAATACAGGAGATGCTGATATTGTTGCACTACAAGTAGCATTACTCAGGGCAACAGTCGCATTTACTGTTATAATACCAACTATTTCAGAAAGTGGGACAGAAACTTCAACATTTTCACTTTGCACCACTACACTACCTTTTTCGGTTATGAATCCCTCTTTTGATATTGCATAGTTATATGTACCAGAAAACACTTCTGTTTTATAAGTACCGTCATTGTTGTTTGTTATATCTAAATCAATCAGTGAATTACCAGAAACAACCGTCGCATCATTAATTAACCTTCCGCCAACATCAAAAGAATTATCAAAATGTAGTTCACTAAAACTACCACCATTATTTATTACCTTAAATATTAATTCTTTTGTAGTTTGGATAAGCGCAACCTCAATTACCTCGTCCGCATAATTAATAGTAACGTCACCATCTACTGGAATATAACTTTCTTTTGAAACGCCCCAATCATATTTACCATTTTCAACAAATGTAGAGTACACACCACCACCTTTATTTGTTAAAGAAATAATTTGTTCAGTTTCAGAATTTATAACCCCAATAGTAGCATCTGTTACCGGATTTCCTGTATCTTCATATGTAACAATAAACTTTAATTCATATGTTGTTGGTTGAAGTTCCACCAACACATAAATATCTTCCCCCTCATCTCCTTCTACTACAACGGTCCCTTCTTCTGGAAAATACCCTTCTTTTGAAACATGCCAAGGATGCTCCCCGTCATTCAGTATTGTTGTATAAAAACCATTATCATGATTTTCTATTTCCAAATCAGGGCAAATAACTGTTGCGTCAGGTATATGTTCACCGGTTCGTTTATCTTTTACTTCAAATATAATTTGATGAACATCATCTAAATCAAAAAGAAATTCTACAGTATCTGCTCCACAGGCATTGGTAACAGTTATTTCTGATTTTATTTCACCATATCCGGTTGGTGTTCCTGTTAGTTTTCCGTCTTCCGATAATATTAACCCGTCTGGCAAATTAACAGCAGACCATACTCCTGGTTGAGTTCCTTCAAACTCTAATATTTTTTCTTCAATTTCTTCTAATTGTATAAAATGAAAATATGGTGCGGTCGTAATTTCAGGCATTGCGCAAACAAACAATTCTATCTCCATTGTTTCTTCTCCACAAAGATTTACAACCTTTACAGTAAATGTGAAGTTACCTGTTTCGGTTGGGATACCGCTTATTTCACCGGTTTCCTTATCCAACAACAAACCATTTGGTAATCTACCGTATATAATTGTCCATTCGTTTATTAATTTTGAATCCATAATTTTTTATATTTAAATATTATTTTTCTTTTATTCATAAATAGATATTAATGTGCTATTGGTTCATCTTTTTTACCAAAAGTAGTTGTTAATTGTATTAAAATAGGATCACCTTTTATAATATCATATTGATTATCATTTGTTATATCAAATTCATCGCATATTAATATATTAATTTCTTTTGTTGCTTCACCACAAGGATTAACAACTTTAACAAGAATTGCATAGTTTCCTATTTCAATCGGTGTTCCGCTAATAATACCGGTATTTGGATCTAATGATAAACCATATGGTAATTCAGCGTCTTCTGTCTCAAAGGATTCATCAAAATCCTCATCGTCAAAACTACCACCAAATATTGACCAATATCCAGGTCTACTACCAGCAAATATTAATTCTTCTGAACCAAATTCACCTCTAACAAAATTTAACTGATTAGTTATAACGGTTGGTTTTCCGCAAATGAACATACTAATGTTTTTAGTTGCTTCTCCACAAGGGTTTTCAATTTTAATTGTGAAAGTAAAGTTACCATATACATTCGGGGTACCATCTACAACACCGGTTATTGGATTTAAATATAAACCACTAGGTAATGTTCCTGTTGAAACCGACCATTCACCTTCTGTGCCAACATATTCTAATTGTTCACTATAGTCACCTTCTCCCATTACGAAATACATACTATTACCGCTTGTAATAACAGGTGCGCCGCAAACAAACATGTTAATTTCCGTTGTATCAATACTACAAGGTGTTTCCAATTCAACCGTAAATGTAAACTCTCCAAATTCGGTTGCAATACCACTTATCAACCCAGTTTTATTATTTAACACTAAACCAAGTGGTAATACACCTTCTGTAATTACCCATGTTCCAGGAGTTGCAGAAGCGGTTAATTGTATTGAAACATATTTATTTGTTTCTATTTCAAATAAACTTGATTTTATAATTGTGGTGGTAAAAATCACAAGGGTGGTACCATTGGTTTGTGGCATATATAACTTTCCATTGTAAATTTGACTTGTTAATAGGAACGTATTTGTAGTTGAAAGTGTTACCATGTTAGTGGTTTCTTCTATCAAATCAAAAATCACAAGGGTGGTTCCACCACCAGAACGTGGCATACATAACTTTCCATTGTAAATTTGACTTGCCTGAGACACTTCTATAGGGAGTGTTACCGTGCGTGTGGTTTCTGTCGTTAAATCAAAAATCTCAAGGGTGGTACCGTTATTTTGTGGCATATATAACTTTCCATTGAAAATTTGACTTGTGTTTCGCCACATATTTGTAGGAAGTGCTACCGTCCGAGTAGTTTCTGTCACCAAATCAAAGATCTCAAGGGTTGTACCCAAACTTTGTGGCATATATAACTTTCCGTTGAAAATTTGACTTGTGTATCGTTCCATACTTGTAGGAAGTGTTATCGTCCGAGTAGTTTCTTCTATCAAATCAAAAATCTCAAGGGTTGTACCCCAACTTTGTGGCATATATAACTTTCCATTGAAAATATGACTTGTGTATCGCATCATATTATTTGTAGGAAGCGTTACCGTGCGATTAACTTCAGTTACCAAATCAAAAATTTCAAGGGTGCCGATACCGGTAGGAAACTGATGTGCTCGTGGCATATACAACTTTCCGTTGAAAATTTGACTTGTGTATCGCCCCATATTTGTAAGTGTTACCGTGCGACTAGATTCAGTTATCAAATCAAAAATTTCAAGGGTGGTACCTTGTTCTTGTGGCATATACAACTTTCCGTTGAAAATTTGACTTGTGCGTCGCTCTATAGTTGTAAGAAGTGTTACTGTATGAAGAGTCTCTTCTTCGTTAATAATTTCATTAGTACTTGTTATCTCGGATTCAGCACAGACAAAGATTTCAATTTCCATTTCATCTTCACCACAGTCGTTTTCCAACTTTACAGTAACGGTAAAGATACCAAACTCATTTGGTATACCGCCAATAATAGCGTTTTCAGAATCAAATGTTACCCCAATAGGTAATTTACCAGTGTTTTTACCGATACTGAAATCGTTACTAAAATCGTTATTAAAATCACCACCATAACCTGTTACCTCAACCAATGTCCATACACCCGGTGTACCATCTTGTTCCAATTGTAAGAAAATTTCTTCACCTATTAGGGAAAATATCTCATTACTACTTGTAATAACAGGTATTTCACATGCAAGTTTAAGTTGTACTTCAATTACTTTATCATCACGATTAATGTTGAATCTACCATCTTTTGGTATATATTTTTCTTTTGAAACATCATAATCATAATCTCCATTTACTATAAACGCCGTGTATGTTCCATCGCCGTTATCAGTTAAAGACACAACTTGTTCACTTATTGAATTTACAACATCAATGGTTGCGCCAATAATCGGTTCACCACTGTCTTCATCTGTTACTATGAATTTAATTTCGTGTGTCAAAGGTTGGAGTAAGACTAATACATGAATATCTTCTGCTTCATCTCCTTCTACAATAACCGTACCTGTTTCAGTATAATAACCTTCTTTTGAAACTGTCCAATCATACGTTCCGTCAACCAATTTTGTCACATAAAAACCATAACCAACGTTTTCTATTTCTAAATCAGGGCAAACAACAGTTGCATCAGGTATATGATCACCAGTCCTTATATCTTTTACTTCAAATATAATTCGATGAATATCATCTATTTCAAATAAAAATTCTTTTGTATCTCCACCACAATCATTGTTAACAGTTATTTGTGTTCTAAATTCACCAAATTCTGTTGGGGAGCCACTTAATTTACCTTCTTCTGACAACACTAATCCTTCTGGTAAATCTTCTGCTGTCCAAACACCGGGATGAGTTCCTTCAAACTCTAATGTTTCTTCAACCTCTTCTTCTTGTATAAAATGGAAATACTGACCTGTTATAATTTCCGCTGGACCACAAATAAATAATTCTATCTCTAATGTATCTACTCCACAAGGGTTAGTAATTTTTACTGTAAATGTGAAGTCACCAAATTCTGTTGGTGTTCCGCTAATTATTCCGGTTTCATCATCTAACAATAATCCTGTAGGTAATTTACCCGCTGATACTGACCAAACACCGTCTGTTCCGATTGATTCTAATTCTATTGAAATAGGATTACCTTTTACACCATCATATTCATTAATACTTGTTGTTATTTCTGGTTCGGTGCACACCAACATATTAATTTGTTTTGTTGCCCAACCACAAGGGTTTGTAATTTTCACCGTGAAAACATAATCTCCATACTCTGTCGGAGTTCCAGTAATCACACCAGTTGTTCCGTTTAACAATAAACCACCTGGTAATATCCCTTCTTCTATTGCCCATGTTCCAGGTCTACTACCGTCAAATGTTAATGTTTCTGAACTGGACTCGCCCATTACGAAAAACATGTTATCACCACTTGTTATTTCAGGTGTTCCGCAAATGAACATATTAATATTTCTAGATGCCTCACCACAAGGATTTGTTATTTTTACCGTAAACATAAAGTTACCGTATACAGTGGGCGTTCCACTAACAACTCCGGTTGTAGTGTTTAGTGATAAACCGTTTGGTAATGAACCAACTGATATTGACCATGTACCTTCTGTTCCTGTGTATGTTAATGTTTCAGAACCGGGTTCATCAATTACGAAACTCATACTATTACCACTTGTAATAACGGGTGCACCGCAAACAAATATATCAATTTCCATTTCATCTTCACCGCAAATTGTTTCCATTTTTACAGTGAATTTGAAATCACCAAATTCTGTTGCTGTTCCGCTAATCAAACCGGTTTCTTTATTTAATGTCAGCCCAATAGGTAATCCACCATCTACGATTACCCACTCACCTAATGTTTTAGAAGCAGTTAATTGTATTGAAACAGTTTTTCCGGTTTCAATTTCATACTCATTATCACTTGTTATTTCAGAATCTGTTGCACAAACGAATAGTTCGATCTCCATTTCGTCTTCCCCACAGTCGTTTGTTATTTTTACAGTGAACATAAATTCACCAAATTCAGTCGCTGTTCCGCTAATTAAACCTGTTTCTCCGTTTAGATCTAAACCTTCTGGTAAATCACCATTTGATATTGACCAAACACCAGGTGAACCAACATATGTTAATTGTTTAGAACCTTCTTCATCCATTACAAAAAACATTTCATCGTCGCTTGTAATTTCTGGTTCTCCACAAACAAACATATTAATTACTTGACTATCTTCGTTACAATCATTTACTATTCTTACTGTAACTGAAAAATCACCAAATTCGGTAGGTGTGCCGCTAATTAAACCTGTTATGGTATTCAACGCCAACCCATTTGGTAATATACCATTTGATATTGACCAAATACCTTCTGTACCTGAATATGTTAATTGTTTAGAACCCGGTTTTCCCATTACAAAATCTGTCGTATCGTCACTTGTAATTTCTGGTTCCGCACAAACAGTTATTTCTATTTCTTTTGTATCACTACCACAAGCATTAACTACTTTAACCGTGAATGAAAATACCCCAAATTCACTTGCTGTTCCGCTAATCTCACCAGTTGCCTCGTTCAATGTTAAACCATCTGGTAGATCACCATCTTCTATATTCCAAGTTCCGGGAGCACTACCTTCGTGTAATAATAAGATAGATTCTGGTTCACCCATTACAATGTCAAATTCGTCACTTATAATTCCCGGTTTACCACATATTATTATTTCAACCTCCATTTCATCTTCACCGCAATCATTTTCAACTTTAACCGTAATTGTAAAGTTTCCAAATTCAGTTGGGGTTCCGCTGATAACACCGGTTTCCGGATTTAATGATAATCCATCTGGTAATTCACTTGCTTCTTCTCCAATATCGAAGTCATCATCAAAGTCGTCATCAAAACTTCCATCGCTTTCTCCGCTAACAATTGACCATGTACCTTCTGTTCCTGTATGTGTTAATTGTTCAGAACCCGGTTCACCCATTGTAAATTCCATAGTATTACTACTTGTAATTTCCGGTTCTCCACATACTATTATATCAATTTCTTTTATATCGTCACCGCAATGGTTTTCAACCTTTACACTTATTGAAAATTCGCCAAATTCGGTCGGTGTACCGCTAATTTCACCAGTTTCTTCATCTAATTCCAACCCTTCCGGTAAATCACCGTCTTCGATTGTCCATGTTCCTGGTGTAGTCCCTGTGAATGTTAAGTGTTCAGTTTTCTCTTCCCCCATTACAAATTCCATTTCGGTAGTTGTAACTTCTGGTTTTCCACAAACAAACATATCAATCTCCATTGTATCACTACCACAAGGATTAGTAACTTTCACCGTGAACTTGAAACTATCACCAAATTCGGTAGGTGTTCCACTAATTACACCGGTTGTTCCGTTTAATGTCAATCCGGCAGGTAATGTACCTGTTTCGATTGACCAAGTTCCCGCTGTTCCAGAAGATGTTAATTGTTCAGAACCTGATTCGCCTATTGTGAATTCCATTGTATTTTCATTTGTAATTTCAGGCGATGCGCAAACCGTTATAATAATTTCTTTTGTATCTTCATCACAAACATTGGTAACTTTTACTGTTACTTCAAATACCCCAAATTCGGTTGGTACACCAATAATTATACCTGTTGAAGCATTCAATGCTAATCCGGCAGGTAAATCACCGTCTACAATTGCCCATGTTCCTGGTCTACTACCGTCATATTGTAATTGTCGCGCTCCAACTTCATCCATTACAAATCCAAGATTAGCACTTGTAATTTCAGGCTTACCGCAAATGCTCATATTAACGTTTTGAGTTGCTTCACCACAAGGATTTACAATTTTAACCGTGAATGTAAAGTTACCATATACAGTAGGTGTTCCGCTAATCTCACCAGTTCCAGCATCTAATGTTAATCCAGATGGTAATGAACCTGTTGATATAGACCAAAGACCTTCTGATCCGGTAGCAGTTAATTGAAAGTCGTCTTCTTCACCCATTACAAAGTACATATTATTACTACTTGTAATAGTTGGTGTTCCGCAGACAAACATATAAATTTCCATTTCGTCTTCACAACATGGTGCCTCCATTTTTACTGTGAACCAAAACTCACCAATTTCAGTTGCTGTACCGCTAATCAAACCAGTTTCACTTAACGTTAAACCTGCTGGTAAACCACCATCTACAATTTCCCACGTACCCAATGTTGCCGATGTGGTTAATTGTATCGAAACAGGCGATCCGCTTACAATCTCATATTCATCATCGCTTATTATTTCTGTTTCTGGTGCACAAACGAATAAATCAATTTCTATTTCATCTTCACCACACTCATTTATTATTTTCGCTGTGAATATAAAGTTTCCATATTCGGTTGGCGTTCCGCTAACTTCACCTGTTTCAGGATCTAAATCTAATCCGTCAGGTAAATCACCTTCAACTATTGACCACTCTCCTTCTGTTCCGGTATATTCTAAGAGTTCAAAACCTTCTTCATCCATTACGAAATACATACTATCTCCACTTGTAATAGTTGGAACTACGCAAGCAAGTTTAAGTTGTACTTCAACCACTTCATCATCATGGTCGATTTCAAATTCTCCGTCTGCTGGGATATATTTTTCTTTTGACACATCATAATCATATTCACCGTTGATTATAAATGCAGTATATGTTCCGTCACCGTTATCTGTTAAAGATACAGTATCACCACTTTCTTTATTTACAACATCAATGGTTGCACCAATAATCGGGTCGCCGCTATCTTCATCTGTAACGATAAATTTAATTTCATGTGTTAATGGTTGAAGCTCTACCAATACGTGAATATCTTCCGCTTCATCTCCTTCTACTATGACCGTTCCACTCTTTGGGTAATACCCCTCTTTTGATACACTCCAAGTATATGTACCGTCATTTAATATTGTTATGTAAAATCCCGATCCAACATTTTCTACCGCATCGAGACCTGGACATAAAACAGTTGCGTCAGGTATATGATCACCAGTTCTTATATCTTTTACTTCAAATATAAGTCGATGAACATCATCTACATCAAAAAAAAAAGATTTTGTGTCTGTACCGCAGTCGTTGGTAACAGTTATTTGTGATGTAACATCTTCATGTCCTGTTGGTATTCCGCTTAATAAACCATCTTCTGATAATACTAATCCGTCTGGTAAATTAACGGCAGACCATGTTCCTGGTTGAGTACCAGTAAATTCTAATTGTAATTCAAATTCTTCTAATTGTACAAGGTGGATATATTGTCCGGTTGAAATTTCCGGTTCTCCACAAACATATATAGTGACTTCAACATTTTGTTCACCACAATTATTTTCTATTTTAAAAGTGATAGTAAAAACCCCAAACTCTGTTGGGGTTCCACTAATTTCACCTGTTTCAGAGTTCAAGGTCAATCCTTCCGGTAAATCACCATCTTCGATTGACCACTCACCTCCTGTTCCGTAAGCGGTTAGTTGCATTGAGAACTCTTCTCCCATTACGGCATCATATTCGTCATCTTCTATTTCAATTTCTGGTGGAGCACATACGAACATATGAATTTCTTTTTCATCTTCACCGCAGTAATTTTCTACTTTTACGGTGAATATAAAATCTCCAAACTCGGTTGGTGTTCCACTAATTTCACCTGTTTCAGGGTCTAAATCTAAACCATCAGGCAAATCTCCGTCTACTATTTCCCACGAATGTGGTTCACTACCTTCATAAACAATAAATTCTGAAAATTCTTCGTCTACGAAAGCATACATATCTTCTGTTGTGATTTCAGGTTCTCTACAAATGAATAAGGTTATTTCTTTTTCGTCATCACCACAATCATTTTCAACCTTAACTGTTATTTTTATTTCACCAAACACATCTAAATCAGTAGGTGTTCCGCTAATTTCACCAGTATCTGGGTCTAATAGCAACCCCTCTGGTAAATCACCATCTTCTATTGACCATGTTCCTGGTGTTCCAAAAGATTCTAACACTTCTGAACCTTCTTGACCCACCACAAATTCAAGACCGGTGGTTATAACAGTTGGTGCGGCGCACACAGATATTAAAATACTTTTTTCATCTTCACCGCAGTCATTTTCTGCTTTAACAGTGATTATAAAATCTCCAAATTCTAATGGCGTTCCGCTAATTTCACCTGTAAATTCATTCAATACTAATCCCAATGGTAAGTCACCGCCTACTATTGCCCATGTATGAGGTTCCGTACCGGTATATTCTATGTTTTGGGAATATGGGTTATTTAATGATGGTGTCATTTCTTCAGTTGTGATTTCCGGCTCTTTACAAATAACAATTAATATTTCCGTTTCATCACTACCGCAATCGTTTTCAAATTTTACAGTTATTGGGAATACTCCGTTTTCGGTTGGTGTTCCACTAATCACACCGGTTTCTTCATTCAACGATAAACCAATTGGTAAATCACCGTCTACTATTGACCATGCCCCTTCTGAACCAATAACCTCTAACTCAAATTCTCCATATTCGTTAAAATCAAATTCAAGCCCTCCTGTTATAATTTCCGGTTCAAGACATATAAATATATTTATTTCTTTTGTTGCTTCACCGCAAGGATTTTCTACTTTAACAGTGAATATAAATTCACCATGTTCAGTTGGAATACCACTCAAAATACCTGTTTCAGGATCAAATGTTACACCTTCTGGTAAGTCACCACCTACAACACTCCATTCTCCAGGTCTGCTACCACTAAATTGAAATTCTTGTGATATTTCGCTACCCATTACATAGAAATCATCAATTTCACCAATAATTTCAGGTGGTGCGCAAACAAATATCACAACATCGCGCATTATACTTCCACAATCATTTTCAAGTTTTACGACAAGTTCAAAATGCCCTGCTACTGTTGGAGTTCCACTAACTTCACCTGTTGTTGGATTCAATGTTAACCCTGTTGGTAATAAACCACCACCAACTATAGACCATGTACCTGGTGTTCCGTCACCAATAAATGTATCAGAACCCGGTTCGTTTATTTGGAAATTCATATTACCGTGTAAAATAACCGGTAATCCACACATAAACATTTCTATTACTTGTGTGTCTGAACCACAATGGTTATCAATTTTCACTGTAAAAGTAAAGTTACCAAATTCTCTTGCTCTTCCGCTAATTACACCCGTTAAAGGGTTTAATCTCAAACCTTCTGGTAATTCACCGTCTATAATTTCCCATTCACCTGCTGTTCCGTCATTTGTTAACTGGAATGTTACTCTTTCACCCATTACAAATTCAAGATCATTTTCGCTTGTAATAGTTGGAGTTTGACAAACCGTTATAATAATTTCTTTTGTTGTTTCACCACAAGAATTAACAAGTTTAACTGTTATAGGAAATTCTCCATGTTCGGTTAGTGTCCCACTTATAATACCTGTGCTCGTATTTAATACAAAACTATTTGGCAATACACCTTCTATAATTGACCATGTTCCAGGCATACTACCTGTTGCTACTATTTGATGATCATCTTCTTCACCCATTACAAACCCCATAGACTCTGTTAGGATTTCAGGTAATCCGCACATAAATATCTGAATTACCTTATATGCTTCGCCACAATAATTAGTTAATTTTACTGTGAAGTAGAAATTACCAAATTCTGTTGCTATTCCACTAATTAATCCGGTTTCAGAATTTAATTCTAAACCCTCTGGTAAATAATCACCTTCAACAAGCGACCATTCACCATCTGTTCCAGTATGTTCTAATTGCAATTCAACTTCATTACCCATTACAAATTCAAAGTATCCTCCGCTTGTAACCTCCGGTTCTTCACAAACAAATATTTTTATTTCTTTTGTATCTTCACCACAAGGGTTAATAACTTTTAGCGTAATATTAAAATCACCCTTTTCAGTTGCTGTTCCGCTGATTGTTCCTTCTACCGAGTCTAATACCAACCCAGCCGGTAAATCACCTTCAACAACTGACCAAGATCCTGGTCTGCTACCGATAAATGTTAATTCTTCAGAACTTTCTTCGCCTAATACAAAATCAAATTCTTCACTTACAATTTCAGGTAGCTTACAAATGAACATATCAATTTCCATTTCGTCTTCTCCACAAGGATTAACAACCATTACCTTGAACTTGAAGTGTCCAAATACTCTTGGTGTACCAACAATCAAACCTTCTTCATCTAATTCTAATCCGAGAGGTAATTCACCCTCTGTAATTTCCCATATACCTTCAGTACCTGTATTTTCTAATTGAAATAATATTTCTTCATCGAATACAGAATCATATTTGTCTGGACTTATAATTTCAGGTTTAGCACAAACAAACATTTCAAAGTCTTTTGTTGCTTCACCGCAAGGATTCTCAACTTTTACAGTAAATTCAAAGTCACCAAATTCAGTAGGAATACCACTAATTATACCTGTTTCAGGATCCAACGTTACCCCTTCTGGTAATTCACCTTCTTCAATTGACCATGTTCCTGGTCTGCTACCAGAGAATAATAACTGCAATTCATTTTCTTCACCCATTACAAAATTAGGATGTGTACTATTCAAAACAGCTGGTTTTCCGCAAATGAACATGTTAATTTCTTCGGTTGCTTCTCCACAAGGATTTTCAACTTTTACTGTGAAAACAAAGTTTCCGAATACCAATGGTGTTCCACTAATTACACCTGTTTCAGGATCTAATATTAATCCCATTGGGAGTTCACCATCGTCGATTGACCAAATACCTTCGGTTCCGGAAGAAGTTAATTGTTCTGAACTATGTTCGTTCATTACAAAAGTCATATTAGTTCCACTCGTAACGACAGGTTTTCCACAAACAACGGCGGTTATTTCTTTTGTTGCTTCACCGCAAGGATTTTCAACCTTAACCGTGAATACAATATCTCCAAATTCAGTAGGCGTTCCACTAATTACACCAGTTTCAGCGTCTAATGTTAATCCTTCTGGTAAATCACCTTCTACGACTGACCATGTTCCGGGTCTGCTACCAGAGAACATTAGTTGTTCTTCTGATTCTTCACCCATTACAAATTCCATATCACCGCTTATAACGGCAGGTTTTCCGCAAATGAACATGTTAATTTCTTGAGTTGCCGATCCGCAAGGATTAACAACCATAACAGTGAAAGCGAAGTTACCAAATACGGTTGGATTACCGTAAATCAAACCGGTTTCTTCGTCTAATTCTAAACCTGCTGGTAATTCTCCTGCGAATATTTCCCATTCACCTTCTGTTCCAGAAGAAGTTAATTGTGCTGAACCAGCTTCACCCATTACAAAGTTCATATTACTACCACTTGTAACAGCTGGTTTTGAACAAACAAATATTTCAATTTCTTTTGTTTCTTCACCACAATGGTTTTCTACTTTTACTTCAACAAAAAATTCACCAAATTCGGTAGGTGTTCCACTAATCACACCAGTTGCACCATTCAATGTCAATCCGGCAGGTAAAGCACCTTCTACAATTGACCACGTTCCGGGTCTGCTACCAGTGAATGTCAATGTTTCAGAACCATGTACTCCAACTTCAAAATCTAATTCGCCGCTTGTAATAGTAGGTTTTGCACATATTTGAATAGCAATTGATCTTATATCTTCACCGCAATGGTTTTCTATTTTTACCACTATATTGAATGTACCTGAAACGGTTGGTGTTCCGCTAATTATACCGGTTTCTTCGTCTAATTCTAAACCATCCGGTAAAACACTACCACCAATAACTGACCAAACACCTGCTGTTCCAGAAGCGGTTAATTCATCGCTACTATATTCATTCATTACAAATGTTAGATCACTATTATTTGTAATAGTAGGTTTAGCACATGTGTCTATTGTTATAGGTTTCAATGCTATGCCGCAAGGATTCTCCACCCTTATAACGACATCAAAATCACCAAATTCAGTTGTAGTTCCGCTTAAAACACCATCTTCACTTAATGTTATACCGGTAGGTAAATTACCACTTTCGATACTCCAAGTTCCAGGTCTTGTTCCTGAAAATATTAGTTGTTGTGACATTGGTGTTCCCATCACAATATTCAAATCTCCGCTAACTATTGTTGGTTTAGCACAAATGTATATAAGGATAGTTTTAATAGATTCACCACAAGCATTTTTGAATTTAACAGTAAAACTATGGTTTCCAGATACCGCCGGTGTACCACTTAAAATACCGTCAGAACTTAATGACAATCCCTCAGGTAATACTCCGCTATCAACTGTCCATACACCTTCAGTTCCATTTCCTTCCAACTCAACAGAAGATTCTTCTCCCATTACAAAGTCAGCATGGTCGCTTGTAATAACCGGTTTTGCACAAATAACAATTTCTATCGTTTTACTTGCTTCTCCACAAGGATTCTTTACTATTAAAATAACTTCAAATTCACCAAATTCACTCGGAATTCCGCTGATAGTTTCGGTTTCTGCGTTGAAAGTTAAACCATTAGGTAACTCTCCTTCGATTGACCATTCACCAGGTCTTGTTCCAGTATATTGTAATTTTTGTGATACCGCTTCACCCATCACGAAGGATAAATCTCCAGTCGAAATTACGGGTTTTGCACAAACATATAAATTAACTACTTTGGTTGCTTCACCACAAGAGTTAACTACTTTTACGGTAAATGTATAGATACCAGATACAGTTGGTGTACCACTAATTTCTCCGGTAATTTCATCTAATTCTAAACCATTAGGTAGAGAACCACTTATAATTGACCAAGTACCCGCTGTCCCTGAATTTTCTAACAACGAAGATCCTTCTTCATTTATAACAAAATTCATATCTCCGCTTACAATTCCCGGTTTAGAACAGGTGCTCATTATAATATCTTTATTTGCAACACCACATTCATTTTCAACCGAAATTGTTAGATTGTATTCACCAAATTCGTGTGTTGAACCACTAATAATACCTGTATTAGGATCTAAACTTAATCCTGCCGGTAAATTTCCTGCACTTATTGACCATTTTCCGGGTCTGCTACCAATAAAACGTAATTGGTGAGATACAGGAGTATTTTGTACAAAGTCCAAATCACCGCTTACGATAATTGGTTTTGCACATACGTTGATAACCATCATTTTGGTGGTTACTCCGCAAGGATTTTCAAGTTGTACAGTTACTTTAAATGTTCCACCTTCGGTTGGAGTACCGCTAATTTCTCCACTTGGGTCGAGAGATAAACCGTTAGGTAATGCACCGCTTACGATTGACCATGTTCCTTCTGTTCCTATAGCTTCTATTTGAACAGCAGATTCTTCACCTTTTACAAATGCTATATTATTATCATTAATAATAACAGGTTTTGCACAAGAGAATAAACTTATTTCTTTTGTATCTTCACCGCAAGGATTCTTAACTTTTACTACAACTTCAAAGTTACCCATTTCGGTAGGAATTCCGCTAACAACACCGTTTGTTGCCAAAGTAATACCAGCAGGGAAACTACCACTAACTACTTCCCATTTTCCTGGTCTACTTCCGGTAAAATCTAATTGTTTCGATACATATACGTTTTGTAAAAATTCTATATTACTAACGATTATAACAGGTTCAGCGCATACAAAAATATTAACGCTTTTAGTTGCATCACCGCAAGCATTTTCAATTTTTAGTGTAACATAATAGTTACCTGCTTCTACTGGAGTACCACTAATTACACCTGTTGTTGGTTTCAATGTAACACCTTCTGGTAAATCACCATCTACTACTGACCAAGTTCCTGGTGTACCAGTATATTCTAATTGGAATGATGCTTCATCGCTTAGTGCAAAGTTAATATTATTAGCACTGGTAATTTGTGGTTTTGCACATACGAATATGTTCAGTATTTTTCTTGCTACACCGCAAACGTTTGTAAATCTCAATACAATAGAGAAGTCGCCAAATTCAGTAGGTGTACCACTAATTATTCCTGTTTCGGAATCTAATGTTAATCCTAATGGTAATTTACCTGACAATAATCTCCAAGTTCCTTCTGTTCCTTCAGCAGTTAATTGATGTGATACCGGTTCATTCATTACGAATTCCATATCACCGCTTGTAACGACAGGTAATCCGCAAACAGAAATAACAGTTTCTTTTGTTGCTTCACCACATTCATTTACAACTCTCACAACTACTGTAAAATCACCAAATTCGGTTGCTGTACCACTAATCACACCTGTTGCTACATTCAAAGACAAACCATCAGGTAAATTACCGGTAACGATTGACCAAACACCTGGTGTTCCAGAAGATGTTAATTGTTCCGAATGTTCTTCTGTCATTACGAAACTTAATGTACCACTGCTTGTAACTTCCGGTTCAGCACATATAAACATGCTAATTTCTTGTTCGTCAAAACCACATTCATTAGTAACCTTAACAGTAAATACAAAATCACCAAATACTGTCGGCGTTCCTTTAATTTCACCTGTTGCAGCGTCTAACGTTAGACCAGCAGGTAAACTTCCTTCTGAAACTTCCCAAGTTGCCGGGTCTGTTCCAAAAAATTCTAATTCATATGAAGATTTTTCACCTTTTACAAACTCTATTTCGTCTGAACTTGTAATTTCAGGTGCGCCACATATAACAATTTCTATATCTTTACTTACGCTTCCGCAAGGATTTGTCATTATTAATGTAATCTCAAATTCACCAAATTCTTCTGGTGTTCCACTAATTACACCTGTTGTAGCATTAAAGGTTAAACCCTCCGGTAAATCACCTTGAATTGACCATTCACCGGCAGAACCTGTTGATTCCAATTGAACAACTTTAGCAACTCCCATTACAAAACTCATATCCCCATTTAATATTTCTGGAAATACACATAATATTATAGTTACTACTACATCTTCTCCGTCTATTTCTACAACACCTTCTTCTACTTCGTATCCTTCTTTTGTAACAGTAAAACCATGTGCGCCGTCAGTTAGATAACTTTCATAAGTTCCGTTATTATTATTGGTTACAATAAAACCACCAACAACAACACTAGCATCCGGAACCATTGTACCATCTTCCATTTTAACAATGAAAGTTGCTTTATATGTTTTTTTCGATGTTACAACTATTGGTTTAGTTACTTCACCGCAATAATTTTTAACTTTAAGAAGAACGCTAAACGATCCAACTTTTTTAGGTGTACCACTAACAACCCCTTTAGAATCCATTTTCAATTCCCATGGTAAAGAACCTTCTTCAATACTCCAAGTTCCTGGTCTGCTACCAGCAAACTGTAATTGTTTCGACATTGGGGTATTTTGCAATACATCAAAATCACCTGTTAAAATTTCCGGTTCAGCGCATACAAAAATGTTGAAATTTCTACTTGCTTCACCGCAATCATTTGTTAATGTAATTAAAACATTAAAATTACCAGATTCTGTTGGTTCACCGGATATAAGTCCGTCGGCAGATAAAGATAACCCTTCCGGTAATCCGTATTCGGCAGACCATACACCAGGTGTTCCGTTTGATTCTAATTGAATATTTACAGATTCACCCGTCAATATATTGATATTTCCTGCACTTGTAATTTGTGGTTGTCCACAAATTGATATATTCATTTCTTTTGTTGACTCACCACAATGGTTAGTAACCTTTAAAGTGAAATCAAAATCACCAAATTCAGTTGGTGTTCCACTAATTACTCCCAATTCAGCGTTTAATGATACTCCTGCCGGTAAAACACCTTCTGATACTGACCATATACCAGGTCTACTACCTTCAAAATGTAATTCATGTGATCCGGGTTGCCCCATTGCAAAACTAATTTCGCCACTACCTTTAATTGAAGGTTCAGCACACACGAATAAACTCATACATTTCTCTACCTCGCCGCAAGGGTTAGTAAATTTCAACGTAAATTCATAGTAACCACCTACTGTTGGTGTACCACTAATAATACCTGTGTTAGGATCTAATGTTAAACCAGTTGGTAATATTCCACCTAAAACTGACCATGTACCGGCAGAACCAGACGCTTCATATTGCATTGACGCTTCTTGTCCTTTAACGAAGTTTGTGTCACAACCGCTGCAACAAGACATAATGGTTGGTTTAGCACACAAAGATGCGTTTACTACCTTTGTCGCTTCACCACAAGGGTTAACAACCATTACTGTGAAACTACTTTCACCAAATTCCTTCGGTGTTCCACTAATTACACCTGTTTCTGCGTTCAATGTTAATCCTTTTGGTAATACGCCTTCAACAATTGACCATGTTCCAGGTCTGCTACCGGAAAATTGTAATTGATGCGACACAGGTTGCCCCATTACAAAACTCATATCACCGGATACCACCTCAGGTTTACCGCAGATCCAAACTTTCATAAATTGTCTATCTTCACCACAAGCATTTTCAACTTTTACAGTAAAATCAAATTTTCCGAAAGTTGTCGGCGTACCACTTAGAATACCATCTTCTGATAATGTTAAACCATTAGGTAAATTTCCGCTATAAAGAGTCCATACACCAGGATTTCCGTATGAAGTTAATTGTACACTACCTTCTTCACCCATAGTGAATTTTGTATCATCATTACTCGTAATTTTAGGTTTAGCACATATTGTTATTTTTAATTCTTTAACATCTTCCCCACAAGCATTGGCAACCTTAAACGTAACGTCAAAATCTCCATAATCTTTTGTAGTACCAGAAATAACACCAGTTTGCCCATTAAGTAACAAACCTTTTGGTAACAAACCATCTTCTACTGACCATGTTGCCGGTTCACTACCATAAAAACTTAATTGTTCAGACACAGTTTGTTTGTGAGGTAGAACAAAATCAACAGTTGTAATTTCAGGAACAGCACATACTTGAATTAGTAAATCTTTTGTTACAGAACCGCAAGAGTTTTCTACCATTACGGTAACTTCAAATTTACCAAATGCTCTCGGCGTACCACTAAGAATACCATCATGATCAAATGTAATACCATTAGGAAGTTCTCCTTTGACAACAGACCAAGTACCCGGTGTGCTACCAACATAACCAAACTTCTGGTACATTTCCTCATTCATTACGAAATTCAGATTACCATTAACGATTTTACTTGGAACCTCACATAGTTTTACATGTACTTCTAAATCACTTCCACTTACGGTTACTACTCCTTCAACCGCAACAAAACCCGTTTTTTCAACAACGTATTCATATTTACCATTCGGAACATCTATAACTTTATAACTACCATCGAAATGGTTAATTATCTTGAAATCATGTGATACAATCGAAACAGAAGCGTCTGGAATTTTTTTATCATTGAAGTCAGTCACGTAAAATGTTATCGTGAAGATTATGTCGTTAGGACTTTTAGCGGTACTTGCAACAACAACGGGCGAAATATCATTAACAACGCGAGAATACACACTGTATTTTTGCGTCGCATGACGATTGACAGAAAATTTTGATGCCATAATTATATATTATTTATTTTTTAGAGTCATTAACTAACCTATTATTTTATTTTTATAATAAATAGTGTATAATTTCCATTTGAACAATCAAACTTATCAAAAGATTTAATGAGAAAATGAGAGTAATTTTTCATTATAACTAAAAGTAGAGGTATATTTCAAATAAATATTTCAAAAAAATAATGGAACAATATCCACGATCCTTTCAAAATAAAAAAACAGTTGCGAAGACAGAAAGAGGTTTGTATGATAACGAATTTCAAAAAAGACTTATCAAAATCCTAATAGAAGATAGAGATAAATTTAAGAATGATATTCAATATATTAATCAAAATGCTTTTACAGACCCAACATATAAAATTATTTCCGGTATAATAAAAGATTATACCATAGAATATGAATATATTCCTTCATATGATTTGTTAAATTCTCTGATGTTAGCAAGAATATCAGATGATATTGACCTACAATTAGCACAAGCATCACTAAATGAAATTAAAAATCTCAATTCAGAAGGTCTAGAGTGGGTAAAGAAAGAATCAATAGAATTTTTTAAAAGACAAGAGTTAATAAAATTCTTTAATATGCAATTAGAAGATATTAGAAATGGTATTGACGTTGCATCAAAAGATCTTCAAGGCGATATTTCAAAAATAATGTCTATCGGAACACATGATGATGTTTTTACAGGAGTATATGACGAATTTGAAGAAACATTTTCACCAGAAAATATTATTAGAATCCCAACACTATGTCCGGAAATTGATGAGTATTTACAGGGGGGTATAATTAAGACGAATCTTGTACTGGTGGCGGCCAGCAGCGGGGTGGGAAAAACTACAATATCCACATCCTTAGCGCATAGCGCAGCAATTTCCGGGTTTAAAGCATTACAAATATTCTTTGAAGATAATGTTCCTGCTATTAGACGAAAACATTTTGGTACGATAACAGAAATTGAGGCGAGATTTATTAACACAATGGAATATTCCGAAATTGCGAAAAAAATTGCCGTTGATTACGAACACAAAGAACTTATAAAAGATAATTTAAAGTTATGCAGATTAAGAAATGGTGAAGTAACACCTTCAATGATCAAACAATATATACATAAATTAGTAAATAGTGGTTTTACGCCGGATATGGTTTTAATAGATTATTTTGAGTGTTTGGCAAACCCAACAAACAGAAATATACAAAATGAATGGAAGTTGGAAACACAAAAAATGAGAGAATTAGAAAATCTATGTAAAGATTTTGGTTGTACTACAATTGTTTTCACACAAGGTACAAAACAAAGTGCTGAAGGTATGTTATTAACACTTGACAAGATTGGGGGGTCGGCAGGTAAGTACCAAGTTGCTCACATGTTAATGACTTTAAATAGAACACAAAAAGATGCGGAAGAAAATAGAGCAGAACTTTTTATACCAAAAAATCGTGAAGGAAAATCCGGTAGAGTATTTAGTATACATTTAAATAATGGTATACCAAAATTGATGGTAGATGGTGTTTGTGATAGTATTGACCAACTCAAAGCAAAACAAAAACAATCTGGATATGATATATTAAACAATATGCCACCACCAACACCGGCATTTGATTTATTAAATAATAGAAATAACAAGAAAGAAAATAATTTTGAATAATATGGAGATTTCAAGAACATCGAAGATTAAAATAGTGTGGAATACATTCTCACACTTATACACAAAGGATTTGGAAAGACAAATTATAAATTCCTTTAGTCGCAAATATAACGTTCCTAAACAAAATATTAAGGTTGAACCAAATATTAAGGTTGTTGACGAAGAAGGTAGGGAAATTTCTGTAAAAACAGAAGTTATTGATAATATTCACGACCCAAACTTTCAGAAAAAATTATTTCAAGATTATATTAAAATAAACAATATTGAAAATATAAACTTTGAACAAATTAACGAAATTGATGATGAAGTTAACCAAAATATTGACTATAATCAATACGATAAGTTTAATAAAATTTCAATAAAATGGATAGAAGTTAAAAATTTCCTGTCATTCGGAAGCGAAATAACACGTTTTGATTTGAGTGAACTAAATGGTTTGGTTCTTATAAGCGGTTCACCACCAAATCAAGCTGGAAAATCCGTGTTAACAGGCGATGCAATTCGTTATCTTTTATATGGAAAAACAAATAGAACAAATTCACAAGATAAAATATTCAACAGGTTTCTTAAAAACGAAACAGAAGTAATTGTTCGAGGTTGTATTACCATTAACAAAGAAGATTATGTTATAGAAAGAAAGTTAACTAGACCAAAGAAAAGAACAAAAACCTCAAAAGCAAGCGGAACTGTTCAATATTTCAAAGTCATTGATAAATTTTGGGATCCTGAAAACCCACTGGAAGACTACGATCCTGAAACATTTGATAACAAATCTGGTGATGTTAGAAATACCAATAAAATTATCAAAGAATCTATTATGAAAGAAGAAGATTTTAATCTTATTTCAACCGCAAATTCAAAAACATTAGATAGTTTAATTGATACCGGAGAAGCGGGATTATCAAAATTGTTTTCTCGTTGGATTGGTTTATCTGTTATTGACGATAAAGAACTTGTTGCAAAATCAATATTTAAAGAAAAATCTAAAAATTTCTTATGTAATAAATATTCAACAGACGAACTCCAAAATTCTAACATAGAATCAAAAGAAAAAATAGACACAAGTAAAACGTTATCAGAAGAATTAAATAAAAAGATAGCGTCTCAAACAAGTCTTATTGAAGGATATACAAAATCTAAAGAATTGTTGATAGCAAGCAAGGGAGTAGTCGATGAAAAGATTGTTAAACTTGATTTTGAAACACAGGAAAAACGAAAAACTGAAATTGTAGAACAAGGTAAAAATCTTAGATTACAAGAAAAAGAATATTCAGATAATATTACAGAATTGAAGGATGTTGTTATCACAGTAGATAAAAAGGTTATCGAAAATAACCGACAAAATATCACTCAAACCAACGATAAATTCAATAAGGATATATCCGATACAAAGGAAAAATACAATAAAGACATTTCTACCAAAAAAGATAAATCTAATGCGGAAATTGCAAAGGTAAAAAAAGAAGCAAATGATAAAATTCTTCCTTTAGTTAGTGATATAGCGACCATTAAAACAACCTATAACACTTTAAGGGAAGAAAACGTTAAATTGGATGGTAGTAGAATTTGCCCAACCTGCAATAGACCTTATGATGATAGTGTTTTAAAAAATATTAATGATACTATTACCGCTAATAAAGCAAAAATGCAAAAATTAAAGGATGATGGTATTATTAAAAATAAAACAAAAGAAGAAACCGAAAAATTGTGTACAGATACGGTTGCAAAACTTGAATTGGAATTAAATACGGCGGTAGAAAAACTTGAAACTGAATCAAAAAACGCTGTTGAGAAAATTCAAAAACAACAAAAAGAAACCATTGATAAACTGACAAAAGAAAATCAAACATTAATTGATAAATTGGAACTAGAAACAAAACAAATTGAAGAACGCAACAAATGGGAGTTAAAATTATCTCAAACAAGGGTTGAAATTCAAAGGTCATTAAATAGTTACAATGAGGTTGATAAATTAATCAAAGATTATATTGCTAACAAAGAAACTATTCAAAAAAATATGGATCTTGATATACAAGTTGGTAATATTAATACTAGAATACAAACCGAACAGGGTGTGAAAGAAAGTTTGATTAAAGATGTTTCTAAAGAACAAAATAATATTACCGAATTAGAAAAACTTATTAAAACAAACAATGAGTTAATAGGTAAACTTTACATAGAAAACGAATATATAAAACACCACCAACTGTTAATATCACTGCTATCAAAAGATGGTATTAAAAAAATAGTATTACGAAATATAATACCATTAATTAATAGTAATTTGAATAATCTTTTAAATGATATTACAGACTTTAAAGTAGAGATTGAAATTGATGATAAAAATAATGTTAATTTCAATATCCTTAAAGAAGATGAAAACGGTGAATTGGAAGTCGGTGATTTACGAAGCGCAAGTGGATTTGAAAGAACTATGAGTTCATTAGCACTACGTTCTACATTAGTTAAATATGGAAGCATTCCACTAATAGATTTTTGTGTTCTTGATGAGATAACTGCCTGTGTGTCAATAACTAATTATCATCTCTTATATGAACTTTTCAAAAGATTTAATGATAACTATTCAATAGTTTTTGTTATATCACACTCAGATGATTTTAACAGTTTCTTTGAAAAAATAATAACAATAGAAAAAGTAAACAATATCAGTAAAATAGTAAAATGATATGATAAATAAGATTATAATGATAGCGGACATACATATAAAATGTAACCGCTTACACGATGAGTATGAAGAGGTATTAACAAACTTCATAAACGATATCAAACCAATATGTGATGATAAAACGTTAATATATCTTGCTGGAGACACTTTTGACAATTTTATCAACATCAGCAACGAATTACTTATCAAGGCATCTTGGTTTTTAAAAGAATTAGATAGAATTGCACCTACAATAGTAATTGCAGGAAACCATGATCTAACACGTTCTAATTTAACCAAAATGGATACCTTGACACCAATATTCAAAATGGTGCCATTCAAACAAACAAGGTATCTGGATATGGAATTAGGGTATAATTCTGGTATTATAGAGTATAATGAAAAATATTCTTTTGCTCTGTACAGTATTTTTGATGGATACAGAGAACCTGATATAGAATCATATAAAAAAGATAATCCAAATAAGATTGTAATAGGATTATTTCACGGTGCGCTCATAGGAAGTAAAACACCAATCGGGTTTACAATGGACAAGGGTATCCAATCGGATATATTCAAAGACTGTAATATTGTGTTAGCAGGAGATATTCACATGCCACAAACAATATTATTGAAAAATAAAGTGAAATTTCATTATAGTGGTTCTGTTATAGGTCAAACATTTGGGGAGAAAATAGACGGACACGGATATTCGATCATATCATTACCAGATTTTAAAATAGAACATGTTGAAGTGGAAAATCCATATAAATTATATTCATTTTCAATTGATAGTTTGGATGATATTGAAAATGATAAAGAAATTTTGAAAAATCACTAAAAAAATCGTATTTTTAATAAAAATAAAATGTTATGTCAGTATTAAATTTAACGAAAAAAGAAGATAAAATCCTATACGAAATTTATTCTCGTCTATACAAAGCATCAAGTCCTTCAGCAGATTTTGAAGAATTGGTTGCCAATGCAAAAATAAACGAAGAAGGTAAGAGAGTCATAAATTTCATGGATTATGAAATTGATAATGATGTTATGGATAACATTATTGAAACTGTTCTGAAAGAAAACAGGGTAAGGAAAGACCAAAGAGGTAAATACAAGACAACCATTTATCTTGGTTGTAGTCCAAAATCCTTTTTAAAATCAGAGTAGAACAATGCCTCTAAAACCGTCCAGTAATGATCGTTCCGGGTTTGAATACTTCACTAAAGAAGATACTGTTAGAAGAATAGAACGTGAATACAGAAACCATTTTATGGAATCTGATATTATATGGTTGCCTTTTAACAGTGAAGATAAACCCATCTATAAAATATTGTTAGATATTTATGGAAATGGATACGGAAAACAGGTAATAACCAATCCAAAAAAACCTGAATGGTATAACGAAGAGTTGGGTTGTTATGATTTTTGGGAATGGTACAATGACAAGGAATTTGTACGAATGATTCTTACTCAAAAGGTATTGGTATTTGATAACCCGCCCTTCTCTGGGTCAACTAACGTAATGCGAAGTTTGTTAAGTGCTAAAAAAAGAAACCCAAATCTTCATTTTATTTTGTTCAGCGATGCAATGACCGGTATGAACAAAGTAACCTCATTACACAAAGACGGTGGGGTTGGTTATCATATATTGGGTAACGTTGAATTTGATAATTCCGCACCAGACAAACGAATCAGTATTGCATTATTTTCTGATTTATTCAAAGAGATAAAATTTTTATATGGGTTGGGAATAGATCCTCGTGATAAACACGGTATTCAATATTGGTCCCAAAGATGTAATCTTGAAAAATATCGGGATGAACGTAATGGAGAAATCAGCAGTGCTGAATTGATAAATGTATGCGCACGAGGTTATTCGTTCAAATTAGATAGATTTGATTTCACAGAAAAATGTGTTAAATTTGGTGGTTGCGCAAAATATAAATTTGAAACCGACGAGGATATCAAACTATTCAACGAAAAATATAATCTAACCTACAACTTTTAGAAGCGATTTTTATTTGTAGGATCAAAAGGGTTATAAGTATAAAATTCCGCACTACTACCTCTAGGAGCAGCGTAAAATCTTTTTGGTTGTTCTTTAATTTTCCTTACAACAGTACTGGTGAAAAATCCAACAGGTGGTTTTTTTACTAATGGGTTTCTTGGATTTACATCTGCACTATTATTATCTCTTAATGAGTTTGCCCAATCCCTTGCCATTAAACCCAACGCAGTTTTCACTTTATTTTTTTGACTCTCACCCTTCAAAATATAATTCTCAAAAACATATACTCCCATTGCTAATGCTATTAGGGTGTCGTCATGACATCCGTTAGCGTGATCAACTTTACCGTTTTTGATTATCCAAGTCTCCATTTCAGCGATAGTTCTAACACTTCTAATTCGTAGAGAATTATTACTTAACATTTCAATGAATTTTGCTATCATAAATGTTCTTTGGGATCTTATGTGCATACCAGGAACCTTTTCATCCTGCGGTGTTTCAAATTCTTTTTTACTATTATCTTTTAAATATTCTTTTTGAACATTTATACCATAATATATGTTAGGATATTTTCTTGCAACCAGTGCTAAACTAACAACTTCTCCGTAACCATTGGTATTATCACTAACAATCAGAGCATTATTATATATTAAACCATATTTAAAACAAATGTCTGCTACTATATCACCTGTCATTCTACCCTCAAATTCAGCAACCTGTTCAATGTAACATTCTCCGGTGTCTTCATCAACAGCATCCAAATCCATTATCTCAATGGCGGAATTATCCCCAGCATCACCACGAGATAAATCTGCGGTAAGAATATATCTATGCCCTTCGATAGGATATTTCCATATTCTCATTTCTGAATATAACGGGTCAGTTTTGTAATCAGAAGAAACATTTTTATTACGTTGCATTTCAATAACTTCTGGTTTAATTGCAGTATTTCCCGATCCTAAAAACGAACATTCTAATTCCTGTGCTATTTTAATAGAATCATTATTTGAAGAATTACATTCGGATATGTACCATGGTGATATTGCTCTCCAACCATCACCTTCTAATTCTAACCACCTATCGGGATCATATTTAACATCGCCGTTTTTATTCAATACCTCATCTTCATCCCATATTTTCTTTACTATTTCCTCACCTTTTTTATTAACAGAAGGAACTTCTTTCCACCATTTAAGAAATTTATTAAAACGCGGGTCATGATACCACTTCAAATAGGTAATTTTGTAATTATTTTTACCTAATTCAGCATTATGATATGTCTTATAATATAATTCATCTTTAAGATTAGGGGTGGATATCATTATAATGCGCTTATCCTTTACTGTACCGGTTGTTCTTATTACAGAAGCAGCAACATCTGCACCGCGTTCAATAAATGCCGCCTCATCAAGCATAACAATAGAAGCAGCGGATATACCACGAGCAGCATTTGGTCCAGAACTTCTCGCATACACCTTACAATCATTAAATAATTCCAATTCTTCAAGTGTGGCACGTTTAAAAATTGGTTTTTTATTTACTTTTTCACCATTAGCGTTTTCATAATCTTCGTCAGGGTGATAATATTCTGGTCCGAAAAACCAACGCGGGGTTTGTTCAAGAAAAACACGTACTTTACTCAAGTCGTCTTTTGACATACCCAATTTGTTGGTAACAATTACGGCAGTTTCTCTCTTTTCATCTGGTGCTAATACCAAAGTAGCGGCAATCCACGCACATGTGACAGTAGAATAACCAGATTGTCTTGGTTTCAAAACAATCGAGTTTGTGTTTTCAGATACGTTAATTAAAAATTCTTTTTGTTTTGGAAATAATTTAAATTGTACGTCGCGCTCTTGTGTCGCATCGTATGTTTGTAGATAGTTCTCAATAAAATATATTCTACTTTTATCCTGAAAACATTTTATATATTCTTCTACTTGTTGTTCTTGACTAATCATATTATACTTCAATTGTTCCTAAACCAAGAGATTTGTAATATTCTTCATCCTCTTCATCTTGATTTTTTGTTGATTTTGTTTGTGTTATATAAGAATTAACTAAACTATTTATACTTCTAATTGCATTTGTAAGATCATTTATCATTCTTGGTTCACCATTCTTTTTAAGTTTAGGTTCACCTGTAACATGATCAATGTCAGGATAATCTCTTAATACCCTTCCACCATAAGCGGTTTCTAACATATCCATATCAAAATCTCTTATTTTCGTACCGCTTGGAACCAATTCTTTAAGTAAATCCTCTAATCTTTTCGGTTTTTCTGTAGGATTAGGGGTTTGTTTATCATTTCCAATTTCCGGTTTTTCTGTAGGATTAGGGGTTTGTTTATCATTTCCAATTTCCGGTTTTTCTGTAGGATTAGGGGTTTGTTTATCATTTCCAATTTTTGATTTTCCACCAAATACCACTTTTCTTATAGCAGATTTTAAACTTTCACCAGATAGAGAAGCAAATTCATAATTTCTTGCCCATCTACCCAAATCTTCTTCTTCTAATATCGCATTAGGAAATTCTTTAAAATTAATTAATTCAATTTCTTTTTTTATTTTACCTATTTTTACGGGGTGGGTTTCAGGTAGTAATTGATTTTTTATTTCCATTTTTAATAAAGTCATACTAGTGAAATCCGAAACATTGTAACTGAACATTTTATCTAATTTGTTTTGTAATGTCCTTTCTAAATCTTCGGATGTTCTTTCCGGATCTGGTAATCTTTCCTGATAATCTTCACCTAACATTTGGTTATGTTTAATATTTCTTGTTTCTAGTTTTTTAACTTTTTTTTCACTTGGTGTAACAATTGGAATCGAATTTATAACGTCTTCTTTATTTTTTTCAGATGTGTAGTTATAATCAAAAGGAAGTTTTTCTTGCTTAAAATCAGTATTTGTTACACTTTTAAGTTTAGATATGTTATTTACCGCTCTATTTAAAGTTTTTTCGTCCACTTTATAATGATCCATTATAATTGTTTTATATTTAGAAACAATATTTTTAATATGGTTTTTTATTTCATTATCTTCTTCTGGAGTGTTTTTACGCTCTTCCTCTTCTTTTTCTCCTGTTATTTTTGAAAAAAGTGTGTTATAAATATATTCCAAAGCATTTCTCCAAGACACATCTTTTATAACCTTTTCTTGTTCTTTTTTAGATAACTTGTTCCACTCTTTTTCAGACATATCAATAGGATGAAGATTTACCACTTTTAAATCACCACCCCTTTCTTTATAATAATAACCATCAGTAAATTCCATATAGTTAAGAGTTTTTAAAAACTTAACAGTACTATAAAATTGTTTCTTTTTATTATCTTCTAAATCATTAAGGAAATAACCCTTTTTTTCAAAACCACCAATAAGATTATCAATAATAGTACTAAATTCAGGGGTTGGTATAAAATTTCTTTTTGCGCTTCTATCCGGATTAAATGGATGATTAGTAGATCCGTGTTTTAAATCAGAAATGTCGGATTTATTTGTACCAAACAACATATCAAATTTACCCTTAATATCTTCCTCATTTTCTACACCTAAATCTTCTGCCATTAACTTAACTTCTATATCTATTGCTTCTGCAACAGATAGAGTATTGCTTGATACTCCACTAAACAATTTAAAATACCCATCTTCTTCTAATTCAGGTCGCGTACTCACAAGTTTCTTAACTTCTTCAGGTGTCCAATATTTACCATCGTTTGTTAATACTCTATCTTTTTTACCATATATACCATATCTAATATAACTATATAACTCTTCTCCACTACCATCTTCAGAATCATCATCATTGTATGTAATATATAATTTATCTAATAAATCTGAATTAACAATATCATTATAATTAAAATGATTATCTTTAAATACTTGTCTAACCTTACCAACGAAACTTCCAGTATTTCTCTCCATAGTATCAGGAGTTTCATAAAATATTTTTTTAAAAACAGATGTTATAATATTATTTGCTTTTTTAGTACCCTCTATTTTAGAAGAATCTGTTTTTATCCCACGTTCATTAAGACGTTCTTCTATATATTTTTCAAGCGCAACACGAGTTGTCGCTTCACTTGCTTTTGATACCGTATTTTGATTTGGAGAATCATCTGAAATAGAATTTAGTTTTTCTACTTGTTTTCTAGATAGATTTTGGTCTCTATATTGTTTAGCAGTATCAACATGTACACCATGATTTCTAATAGGACCAGGTTCTCCACCCTTTCTTGATGTTATAATCAAATTTCCATCACTATCCACATAATATTGATGACCCCTAATTTCTGGATTAGATTTTTCGCCAGATATAGTTACAGTAAAAACCGGTTCACCCCTGTAATGTGGTGATTTTTCCCCTTTATATTGACCTCCTTGCGCTGGTCTATCAAAAGCACTATTTAGACCTGGTCGCAATCTAACATTTACCAACTTATTATTTTCTAAATCAATATCATCTGCTTCAAATGCACTGCTGAAATGAGTTATAGGTAAACGCGCTTTATTTTTTATATCTTCTTCGTTATCCTTATTTCTTTCTGTAATCAGATTTTTATCAACCTTGATCCATTCATTTGTTATCATATTAAATAATTTTTTTATAAATAGTGTTTTTATAGTAAATTTAGAAAAATCGGTTGCTAATACAAGAGTTACGTGATCAGAAAAAATTGTTAAAATTTTATTGTTATCCAAATGTTAAATTTTAAAATAAAAATATTATGCGGACGGATAACGAAAAATTTCCAATCACGCCATTGAATCCTGTTATCGTAACAAAAATTGTTGACGGTAAGATAGTTCAAAAGGCGTACAATTTAGGTGGTAAAACAGACTTTGAAAGTTTTGTCGAAGACAATTTAATCCCGGTGGATAACAGAACACTAATAGGTGTGTGGAAAGGTGAATGGAGAAGCGATGTATTTCAATTAGACTTTGACACAATGATTCAAAGAGTGATTGAAGCAGGAAAAGCAAGGTTTAAAACGTTTAAATATTAATAACATGATTGATTTTGTGATAAAATCCCCAGAGGGAAGAATTGTTGTGGTAGCATCCCGGCAGAAGTTTAAATACATACAAAAAGGGTATGTTTGTATTGCAAAGTTCAACACTTCAAATGACGAAGCAAAAGAACTTTTGAAAAAAGGGTACACAAAAGAAGAGGTGTTCGCAATGGCAACAAAGGGTAGAATAACATTAGTTAAAAAAGTAAAGAATGGCAAAGAGTATTTTTTCACAGTCTGAAAAGTTTAATCCGAACTACGCTTGTCGGGTTATAAAAATAGATAATATTCGTAACCACGAAAATGCAGATAGGTTAGAAATAATATCTATAATGGGATTCAACGTTATCACCAGAAAGGAAACCTTCCGTTTTGGTGATATTGCGATTTATTGTCCAGTTGAATCTCAAATTAATAGCGATTTTCTTAGTTTGAACAACCAGTTTGAAGATACCGAATTAAACGCCGACAACAAGGAAAGAGGTTTTTTCAATAAAAAAGGTAGAGTTCGTGCGGTGAAGTTGCGTGAAGTCCCTTCGGAAGGATTCATATTTCCAATTCACTGGTTATATTATTGGCAATCAAAATTAGTTATTGATAATATTGAAGATTATTTAGACTGTGATTTTGATACCATTAATGGGGTGTTGTTTTCTAACAAATATGTTGTTAGATCGCAGGAAAAGTCTGGCCCAACAACCAAGAGAAGTAAACACGATAAAAAATTAAGACAATTTGACAGGTTAGTCGAAAATCAGTGGAAATTTCATATTGATACCGAACAATTACAGCGGAATATTCATAAATTGAATCCGGATGATATTGTACAAATCAGTTCAAAGATACACGGCACTTCTGCTTGTATCGGAAAGGTATTGGTTAATCGTAAATTGTCATTGAAAGAAAAAATTGCAAAATGGTTTGGTGTAAAAGTACAAGAAAGTGAATACGGTAATGTATATTCTTCCAGAACTGTTGTTAAAAATAGATTTATCAACAAAGATGTTGGTGCAGGATTCTATAATGTGGATGTTTGGGGTAAGGCAAATGAGATATTACTTCCACATTTACTTGAAGGAATGACAGTTTATTGTGAATTGTGTGGTTATTTACCTGGTAGTTATAAATTCATTCAAAAAAATTATGATTATGGGTGTTCGGAAGGTGAGTTTAAAATTATCATATACCGAATCACATTAACAACACCATCCGGAAAAACATATGAATTTCCCACACAATGGGTAAAGGAATGGTGCAAACAAAACGGATTAACTTCCGTTAAAGAATTGTATTATGGTAAATTGAAAGATTTATATCCGGATTTGATTGAAGTTTCTGAACATTGGGGTAGTAATTTACTTTATAGATTAAGGAATGAAAAAACATGGAATATGGAAATGGATGACCCAGATTGTGAAAACAAAGTTCCGTTTGAGGGAATTGTTATTCGCAAAGAAACTGTTGGTATAGAAGTATACAAATTGAAATGTTTTTCGTTTCTTGGTATGGAATCTAAGGCGAATGATAGTGAAGAAGTAAATATTGAAGACACAAATTAAAATGATAGAACAAGACAAAATAGACAAATTTTTAAATGGAAGAGATCCTCAAAAACGAATATCAAATGTAGAGTGTGGTTATAACGATAATGTTGTAAGAGTATATTCTCGTGATGATAACAATAGGGTAATGTGTAGCGAAGTTGAGTTATATCCATTTGTTTGGGCAACCGCAACCATATCCAAAAAATTATTTGACGGGGATAGAAGTACATTACAAGATGAAATGAGGAAAAAACATATCTCTTGTAAAGGATTACAAACAAAAGATGCAGATGGTTTTGAACATGAAAGAATGTCGGAAGGATACCGCGTTTTATTCTATGCCAATAAAGCGATGTCATACACCGCATTTCAAAAGTTTTTTGAAACAGCGTTGAATTGGAATCTAAAAGCATCTGTTTTTTATTCTGAAATTGAAGGTAGAAGACATTTTCTATCAGTTTCCCCTGTGGAAATGTTTCTAATACACACAGGAAAACGATTTTTCAAAGGTTATGACGACTATGATGATCTGTTAAGATTTACTTGGGATATTGAAACAACAGGTTTAAATCCGGAATATTGTCAAATAACCCAAATCGGTATGAGAACCAATCGAGGATTTGAAAAAATTATTCATGTTAATGAAAATATATCCGAACTAAAAGCAATAGAATATTTTTTATATTATCTTGGACAAATAAATCCGGATTGTATATCAGGACATAATAGTGAAAACTTCGATTGGGAATTTTTGTTAAAGCGAAGTAGAATATTATCAAAGGATTTTGATTGGTATTCATGGACAGAAAATACTCAACATATTAAAGATTTAGATTCAAAACTAATCAACATCAAAAAACGTTATAAAAATGTTGATACCTATGACGATTGGTTTGGTATGATGTCGTTGATATACACCGGTGAGAAAATATATAAAAAACAAAAACAACAGGTTTTAAAACTTGGTGGTGAAATGGAATATTACTTTCCTACTGTATTTCCTAATCATACTATTATAGATTCACTTCATGCAGTAAGACGAGCGCAAGCAATAGACAGTAACTTCAAATCAGGTAGTTTGAAATATGCTGCCGAATACGCAAAAGTCAAAAAACCTAATCGCGTATATATTCCCGGTAATAGAGTTGCAGAAATTTACAATGACAAAGAAGAAAACTATGTTTTGAATGAAGAAAATGGCGAATGGAGATTGAAATCAGAAACCGAAATATTAAACAAAGATGAACATATTGTTACCGGAGAATATCTATCAGATAGATATTTATTAGATGACTTATATGAGGGTGATAGAGTTGAATATATCTATAATTCACCAAACTATTTTTTATGTAAATTATTACCTGTAACCTATCAACGAACTAGTACTATGGGGACTAGCGCAGTTTGGAAAAGTATGTTATTAGCATATTCGTATGAAAATAATATTGCAATACCATTAACAGGAAAACTCAGACCATTTACAGGCGGTTTGTCAAGATTATGGAAGACCGGATTTGTAAAGGATGTGGTAAAATACGATTTTAATTCACTTTATCCTGCAATAACACTAACATGGGATATTTTTCCAAAATTAGATGTTAGTGGTGTATTCAAAGCATTATTAGATCATGTTTTATCAGAACGCGAAAGATATAAAGGATTGAAAAAAAACACCGGAAAAGAAATCAAAAAATTAAAGGAAGAAAATGTTAGTGAAAATGAAATTAGAAATTTGGTAATATTAGAAAATAGATATGATAAGTTACAACTTCCTTTAAAGATATGCGCAAATGGATTTTTCGGATCTTACTCCGCTGAGAATATTTTCCCATGGGGCGATGTTTCCTGTGGTGAGAGAATTACCTGTACTGCAAGACAATGTTTACGATTAATGATAAAATGGATGATGGATAGGGGATTTGAACCAATTATTGCTGATACAGACGGCGTGAACTTCACTTATCGAAATATAAATAAAGAATATACATACATTGAAAAGGGGTTAAACAGAAACACAAAAGAAGGTAAAGAAACAAAGGGAATTGACGCATATTGTTCAGAATTTAATGATTTATTTATGCGTGAAAAAATGGGTTTAGGTTTAGATGAAATCGTACCAAGTTCAATATATTTCAGTCGAAAAAACTATGCAGACTTATTGGATAACGGTAAAATAAAACTTGTTGGTAATTCAATCAAATCAAAGAAAATGCCGAAGTTTATCGAATCCTTCATTGACACAAACTTACCACTATTATTAGAAGAAAATGGTTATCAATTTTTAAAAAATTACTATGATTATATCACAAAAATATTTAATCGTAGAATACCATTAAAACAAATTGCCTCTATTGGTAAAATAAAAGTTTCTTTGAAACAGTATAAAGAAACTGTTAGCGGAAAAAACAAATTGGGAAATGATAAGGCGAAACAAGCATGGTATGAACTCGCTATTAGAGAGAATATTAACGTAAACCCTGGTGATACCATTTATTATATCAATATTGGTGATAAAAAGGGAACAGGGGATGTTGTAAAAACCCCTGTTTACAATTTAGATGGTGAAGGCAATCCCATAAAAGTAGATAGAATTGATAAAAAAACTGGTAATATTGTTTATGGTAAAAGAGGACAACCACTTCAAGATAAAGAAATATTACATTATAAACATGAGTTAAATTGTATTAGAATTGATGAAAAAATATTAGACAGTGATATAGAATATTATGGTAATGAGGATATATTTGATGAAAATCCTATTTTATATAATATTCCAAAATACATTGAACAATTCAATAAACGTATTAGTGGATTATTAGTTTGCTTCAACCCTGATATTCGTAATGAAATTCTAATAACAGACCCAAAAGATATTAGATGTTATGATAAAATTAAAGCACAATTAGTATCAGGGATGCCCAAAAAACCAACCGACCAAGATTCTTTGGAAGAGTTATACACTATGGAAGATAAGGAGATTAGGTTTTGGTTATCTGTACCAGATGTTTTAGAAAAATTACCAGAAAATGTTCCACCATTCTTGAATACACCGGAACTTATAGAAGTAATGGGTACTTGGGAAACAATTAAAACCGAATATTTAGAAAGACAAGAAATTTTAAAACAAGAACATATTAAATCAGAGGTAGAATTATATAATCAAATATTATCTTCTGATGTAGAACAAGAAACTATAGTCGAAAAACTCGTTGAAAACTTCAACTCAAAAAATGGTTTCTTCTATTCTAAAAAATATGATGTAAAAATCGGTAGTCTTGCTGATATCTGCGAAAACTCTTATGAAGACCTTATAGAAAAAGTGGATGAAGATGTTAGTGAAGAAAAACTAACTAGAAAAGTATATAGAGATGAAGATCTTTTTCCCTTTTAGTGTTATTTATAAGAAAAATATGACGTGGAAAGAGAAGTTATCAATGAGGCAACAAGGCGTTTCAGGTTTTTGATGGGATATAATCCCGCTAACCCAACGAACTACGCACCACAAACATTAGACGAAATTAAGAGAGGTGATAAAACTGTATTTGATCACTCTCTTTTAGTTGAAATGCGTAACGGCAATATTAGTAAAAATCATATTATTTATGAGATTTTAGATAATGTTACGGATATTCTTTTGACTGAGGCGTACAATACCTTTTCAGAATTTATGGAGGATTTGAAAACAGATAAACAATCTATTTCAAATTCAAATAACATTGTTCGACAGGTTTACGAAGGTTTCAAAAGCGGTAGAAAACAACGTTGGATATTAATCGACCCGGATGAATATTTAAGATGTATCCAACAATACTCTTATATGAAACCACAATCCGGGGCATACGACGATTATTGGGTTCCAAGAATTATGGAGTGGGTTGCAAACGCAAAGGATAATGTTGCACAGTTGGCAGCAAATTCATATCTATGCAACGGTCCAACACTTAAACGATATGAGGGAAATTCAAATAATCAAAATCTTCATGCTTTATTGTGGTATAATTTAACCGGTGATGAAAAAATACCATACAGACCAGGAGAATGTACCGATAGTTCAGAAGCAGAAAAGGTGTTTTTCAAAGAACACTGGGGTGCATTTTTTAGATATATTGGTTCCAATTATGCTGAAGCCTATGAAACAGATTCAGCGTTAGATGGTTTATTCAATATTGTTGCTGCATTTGATAAAAATTACACTGACCCTAAAAAATTGTTTGTAACATTGGACAGATTGAAAAACATGTGTCATTCAAGAGGTGGTTTTGCACATATTTTTATGAAAGGAGGAAATGAAGCTAGTAAAATGATTAGCAACTCTTGATCAGAAAAATTTATTAAAATTATTTTGATATAAAAATTATTTAAAATGAGTAGAGAAGAAGTAATTAATGAAGTAACAAGACGTTTCAGGTTTTTAATGGGATATGATCCTGCTAAACCAAGAAATTACAAAACACAATCTCTGATGGAAATCAAGATGGGTGATAAAACCGTGTTCAACCATGACGTTTTGGTAGAAATGCGTGAAGGTAAAATTGATAAAAAACATGTTATTTTTGAGGTTTTACACAATGTGAATGATATTCTTCTAACCGAAGCATACGATACGTTCTCAGAATTTATGTCAAAGTTGAAGACAGACAGAGATTCCCTACGAAACCCAAATAATGTGATTCGACAAACGTATGAAGGTTTCAAAAGTGGTAGAGCGCAACGTTGGAAATTGATAGATCCTGATGAATACTTAAGGTGTATCCAACAATACTCTTATATGAAACCACAGTCTGGTGCATATGACGATTATTGGGCACGTATAATCATGGAATGGGTAGCAAATGCAAAAGATAATGTTGCACAATTTGCTGCAAATTCATACTTATGTAGTGGTCCAACTCTTGAACAGGATAATGAAAATGCAAAAGGAGAAAATCTTCTTGCATTAATGTGGTATAATCTAACAGGTGATGAAGAAATACCATACAGACCGGGTCAGTGTGGTAACGATTCTATCGCCGAAAGAGAGTTTTTTGATAATTATTGGAGACCATTCACAAAATATATTCAAACAAGATATGGTGAAGGTTCTGAAAGTTACGAAACAGATTCACCATTAGATGGTCTATTTAATATTGTTGCCGATTTTGATAAAAATTACTCAGATCCAAAAAAACTGTTTGTAACGTTGGATAGATTGAAAAACATGTGTCACAACAGAGGTGGTTTAGGACATATATTTATGAAAGGTGGAAACGAAGCGTGTTCAAGGATTAGCAACTCTTGATCAGAAAATTTTATCAAAATTATTTTAATAAAAAAATTAAAAATGAATAAACAAGAAGTTATTAATGAAGCGACAAGACGTTTCAAGTTTTTAATGGGATACGATCCGGCTAAACCAACAAACTATAAACCACAAACATTGTTGGAAATAAAAAGAGGTGATAAAACCGTATTCAATCATGATCTTTTGATTGAAATGCGTAAAGGTAAAATTGATAGAAATCATCCGATTTTTGAAATTTTACATAACGTTACCGATATTCTTTTGACTGAGGCGTATAACACGTTTTCAGAATTTATGTCAAATTTGAAGACCGACACCTTATCTCTTCACAATCCGAACAACGTAGTGCGACAGGTATATGAGGGTTTCAAAAGCGGTAGAAAACAACGTTGGAAATTAATAGATCCTGATGAATATTTAAGGTGTATTCAACAGTACAGTTATATGAAACCACAATCCGGCGCTTATGACGATTATTGGGTTCCGAGAATTATGGATTGGGTTGCAAATGCAAAAGATAACCTATCACAATTAGCAGCAAATTCATACCTGACAAGTGGTCCTAGTTTAGATCCAAGAATTACAAACTCAAAAGGTGAATTAACCCTTAATCGTATGTGGCGAGATCTAACAGGAGATGAAAAAATACCTGTTACCAAAGAAGAATGTACCGATGAAAGATCAAGATATTTTAATAGAACGTATTGGATACCATTCACAAGATATATTGAAAGCAATTTCGGTGATAGCGAAGATGGTAGCGGTGCATTTGAAACTGACTCACCGTTGGATGGATTTTTTAATCTAACAGCAGAGTTTGATAGAAACTATTCTGATCCAAAAAAACTGTTTGTAACACTAGATAGGTTTATAAACATGTGTCACGGTAGAGGTAGTTTTGCACATCTTTTTATGAAAGGTGGTAATGAAGCATGTACGAGGATTAGTAATTCGTGATATTTCTAAATGATTTTCCGCAAGAATACCCCTGATAAATGATGATCAGAAAAAATTCTTAAAATCATCTTGTTAAAATGAAGTTGGTTGAACAACATATTATCAAACAAAATCATCCGTCTTATAAACGGATAGACGAAGCATGTTTTAAGTCGAAAAACTTATACAACGCCGCTTTATATGTTGTAAAACAAGAATTCCTAAAAACCGGTAAATGGATAAGATACACTGAATTAGAAAAAAAATTCAAAACAGAAAATCAGGTTGATTATAAAGCAATAAGCAACCACTCATCTCAACAAACCTTGATGTTGCTTGACAAAGATTTTAAATCTTACTTTGAATCTATCAAAAAGTGGAAAACTAATAAAACAGGTTTTAACGGAAAACCAAAATTTCCAAAATATAAACACAAAACTGAAGGAAGAAACGTTTTGATATATACATATTGTCAGTTTGGGTATAAAAACGGTTATATCACATTTCCCAAAAAAGAGGGTATTACCCCATTGAAAACCAATATCCCTAGAGAACAAATCAAACAAGTTAGATTTATCCCAAAATCGGAATATTATGTCGCAGAGGTTGTTTACGAAACATCTGTTATACAACCAAAAGAAAACAATGGAAAATACCTTTCCATTGACATTGGTGTCAATAATTTGGCAACCTGTATTTCCACAGAAACCAAACCATTTATTATCAACGGCAGACCGTTGAAATCAATCAATCAGTTTTATAACAAGAAATTATCAAAATTAAAATCAAATTTAGAAAAATGTCACCGTAGAAAAACAAGTAAAAAAATCAGAAAACTAACCTTGAAACGCAACAACAAGGTTAAGGATTACTTACACAAGGCAAGCAAAAATATAGTTTCCAAATGTGTTGAACACGACATTAACACAATTATTGTTGGTTACAACAGTGGTTGGAAACAGGAAGTGAATCTTGGAAAAAAGACAAACCAAAATTTTGTTAATATTCCATTTGAACCTTTTATAAATCAGTTGCGATACAAATCTGAAAGACAAGGACTAAGATTGGTTGATTTCAACGAATCTCACACGTCAAAATGCAGTTCTTTGGATTTGGAGGAGGTTGGGCATCATGATGTTTATGTTGGCAAAAGGGTAAATCGGGGTTTATTCAGAACCTCGAAAGGTATTCTGTTAAATGCTGATGTAAATGCTGCGTTCAACATATTGCGAAAGGCATCTGGTGATTCTGTATTTCAGACAGCCAGTATAGGGTTTGGATGTAACCCGATTAAGTTATTATTAACTAATAAATTTCCAAAATTATGTCACAATTAAGGGGTATTTTTGCGGAAAATCATTTATTTCTAATTAAAAAAAATAAAATGTATTATTGTAAGAATAGTAACACATTTTTTTTATGCTTAAAATAATAGAAGGTCATTGTTTAGATATATTACCAACATTAGATGTCGATCATAGTCGTGTGGTTTATGTCAGCGATCCTCCATACAATGTAAAATATTCTTACAGATCATATGGTGATAATATGAAAGAAAATGATTATATGAATTTTCTTAAGAACGTATTTTATCGTCAATATAATGGTAATATGATTCCACATGTTCTTTTACATTATCCAGAATCATTACATAGATATTCTATTGAAATAGGACAGGCACCAACGAAAGAGATTGTTTGGATTTTTAATAATCATTTACCTAAACAACATCGTTCAATATGTTATTATGGTATAAAACCAAACTTAAAACAAGTTCCTGGTGAGTATAAAAACCCAAACGATAAACGTATCAAGGGTATGATTGAGAAGGGTAAATTTCCACCAATGTATGACTGGTTTAAAGTAGAAAACGAAGATACGGATTGGATAGAAATACAACAGGTCAAGAACGTTTCAAAAGAAAAAGTTGAACACCCATGTCAAATTCCAATAGCGGTCTGTGAAAAAATAATAGGAGTATTACCTAAAGATTCAATTATAATTGATCCATTTTCAGGGTCCGGAAGTACAGGAATTGCTTGTGCTAATCTTGGGTATGATTTTATTGGTATTGAAATTGATCCGGAATATTGTGAAATATCAAAAAAACGTTTAAATATATGGCGGTAATTAATATGAAAATAAAAAAGATAGGAGAAATTGAAGAAATATGGTACCAATCGAGTAACATATATTATTCAAAAGTAGATCTTGGTAAAAAAGAAATAAAGAAAAAAACATTGGTGGAAGGAATACAATTTGATGTACCAACAGTAGATGTTATAATAGTATTTAACCGCGGAGCACAATATTTATACAAAGGTGTTGAAATACATGATTATGAATCATTTGTTGGTACACTTAATAGAGAAGACAAATCCTCGCATGGAAAATCCTTCAATCGCCATATCAAAATATATGATTATGAGAGACTTGATGATTTAGATGTAACCACTTTAATTTAAAATATTATGCAAACACTATTATTCATATTAGGAATAGTATTCGTAACAATATCAGTCATGATAGGTATATCAATTCTTGTTTTATACCTAAAATACAGTAGAGAATGTAAAAGACACAAAAACTTAACCGAAGTTGAATGTGAATTTTATGTTAAATTTGTGACTATTGGTTGGCGAATAAAAACAGACGAAGCGGAAGAGCAGTCTGCCGTACTCCTTACCGAAAAAACGTTTTCACCGCTGTGAAAAAACTCGGTAATATTGTCGGTCAAAAATCTGATTTACGCTTGATGAATAAAGTTGATTTTATTCATTACGCTAATGATATGTCAAATGTTATCGAAGATATACCAACACTTATAATCGGTTGGAATTATGTAAAAACATTATACCCCAACACACCATTGTCAATTTTGAAAGACAAAGTTAATGAAAAAACATGGTGGTGTTTTAGTCCTATGGAAAAAAATACAAAACATATTGAATGTGTAGGAGAATTTTATCGAAATATAATTAACACAATAAAAGATAATACACCATATAATTTTATTAACATATTCAATATGAATATAACCAATATAAAAGAATTTATATTTATATTAAATTCTAATACACATGTAATATGTTATGTACATTATGGTTTTATGTATGTTTATTTTAATAACCAAGTGTATGGATTTAATATCGAAGACATTGAATACATTGGAATACCGAAGAATAAAATTCTAAAATATTTTTATGGTAATTCTAATAACAGTATATTTTACAAAGCAGATTTTATTAATAAAGAAATTTTAGAAATTATAAATAATAACCTATATTTAATACCCGTATTTTATGGCAAAGGAGGATAAGAAAATCAATTCAAGTATCAGATCGTTTGGCGGAAAATCAAATATGTTAGCAAGTTTATACGAACATTTTCCACCGGTTGAAAGTTATGTAAGTTATGTAGAACCATTCATGGGGTCATTGGTTGTTGGATTAAACCTACCAAATAAGAAATGTTCTTGCATAGTCAATGACTTAAATAAGAATATATATTCGTTTTTCAAAGTGTTACAAAATAAGGAAACGTTTGAAGAATTGAAATCAAAACTAGAATTGCTATTTTACTCAGAAGATATTTTTGATGAATCGTTGGAATGGTTAAAAGAAGCTGGACAAAAAGATGGGTATTCTATTGAAGAACGTGCGTACCACTTTTTCATCGTGAATCGCATGAGTTACAGTGGTAATAACGCTTCCTTTGGTAAAAATATGTCGATCAGAAGAACAACTTCTAAATCTGTATCAGATATGTTAAGTTCTATTGACGGAATGTATGAAATACACGAAAAAATACAGAGATTTATTATATTAAACAGAGATGCTCTTGATATAATAGAAAATTATAATAATTCAGACTACTTCTTTTATTGTGATAGTCCTTATGCGCATTGTACTCGAACAAAATGTCGTTATCCGGTAGATATGGATGATGAAACACAAGAAAAATACATCAATTTGCTTGTAAACGGAAAATCAAAATACCTTGTTTCCGGATATCGTTGTGAATTGTATGATGATGTTCTTTTAGGAAATGGGTGGAAAAGAGTTGATTTCAATGTTAATACCATTAGTGGTACAAATAAAGCGAAAACAAAGGTCGAATCATTATATATGAACTACTGATGAGAACAAAATTACTTAGGAAAATACGTAAATACTATGTGTTAAAGTATTATTACGTAGAGGTGTTAGATTTTGGGTGGTTAGCACTTGACAAAAAAACAGGTAAATTTTATAAGTTCGATACTTTACGTAGTGCTATAGAAGGTTGTTTGTATGAAATTCTCAGTATTTTTAAAACTGATAGAATAATGAGAAAAAATAGTGATAAAAACCATCAAAACTCCTTACGAAAAAGATGGAACGAAACCACCTACTAAAATCATTTTTTAGATACCGTTTTAATTGTTGAAGGTGTGAGAACAAACGCCCTATTGTTACCAACTAGATATAATATTTGTCCACTCTTATTCTGAACAATTTTTCCACTATAAGATTTACCTTCTATTATTAATGATATTTTATTATCTTGTTTAGGTGGATCATTAACAACTTCATAATCTTCCGAGTAGGATCTTCCTGAATACATTTTATCAGCAACGCTTTCTAATATACTTCCACCACCCTCTGGTGTCTTAACCAGATTATTAAAATATTGCTCACCAAGCAAACTTTTTAACATGTTGTTTTGTTTATTCTCTGGCATCATCTTTGGAATCCTATTTCCAGTATTTTGAGGTGTTGTTTTAGATAAATGAACAGGTGGAAGATAACCAGTTTCATATTCTTCTTCTACACCTTCAGAAATATTTTTTTTACCACCACTAATATCAACACTTTTATTATACACATCTCTAAACAACCCCTTTGGATCATTTGTTCTAAAGAGTTGTTGCATTATCTGTTCACTGGATGCGTTGTCATAATTAGGCATAACTTGAATTTTTTTTAATAATATAGAAATTATACTGTATTATTCAACTCTAATTTGGGTTTAATTTTCTTTTCAGTAGAAGTTTTACCTCTGTTTGATATTGACACATTTTGTTTTCCGGTTTCAGTTCTATAAATACCCCAATATTTATTCGTTAGTGTCTGTGATTTTGTAAACAATTCTTTTGTTCTTTCCAACATTGCCATAATAGTTTTCTTTCGGAAAGCATTAACCTTTTTACCTGCTTTTTCGTCATTCAGAATCTTATTAAGCATATTATTGACAATGGTATATGTTCCTTTCAACTCATTGGTTGTTTTTCTTAAATCGTCATATCTTGTTTTAACCGATTGTATTGGTGTTCCCTCAATATCTTTGAAATCTTTTTCAATTTCTGTTTTGTCGTCTAATGCTGTACCACCAACCACTATTGGTTTATACGGGTCTTTAAAATTTGCAATAATCTTTTTCGCATCGCTTTTAAACCACCTATCATCCTGAGGATTGAATAGCGGTGGTGGATTTGTTACAGTATTAGATAAAACATTAAATTCAACAATATCTTTTAAGTATAGAATTTTATAATCTGATCCTAATTTTGGATTCTGGGTTTGTCCCCAAGAAGCATTTTTTGGTCTGATTTGAAAAAAACGAATAGCAGGTTCATTTTGATACCGACCTGTACCAAAACATAACACAACTCCGTAGCGTGTGTTTGTTACACTACCGTAATTCGGGACTTCGGATTCGTAAGTTGTTACAGCACAGAGATGATTACCATTTAATGCTCTTAAAATATCCTTACGATTTGCTGCTTCATTTAAAATTCTTAACATATATCCATAAATAGTTTGGAAATTATATTTTGTTATAGTACTTTTGTCCCAAAAATTTAAGGAAATGAAGATAAATACGCAAGACATTTCAGTCAAGGAAAAATACCTGATTCATGTAATGGGGGTAAGTGAATTTGTTAGGGTAATGAAAACAAACAAATTCACTGATTACAATATCGAGGATTATAAAGACCTTGCTATCATCTCAATAATATGTGATGATAGTAGTTTCATGCCATTTAAACATGGTGTCGGTGATGAACATTATTTCAAACAAAATCACGCAAACGTTTTGAATATGAAATTCTACGACATTGACAAGGTGGAGGAGTTTAATGGAAAAACCTATCATCCTTTTAATCCAGAACAAGCGAAAAGGTTAATAGATTTCATTGAAGTAAATCAAAAGAAAAACTATATCATTCATTGTCATGCAGGAATATCACGTTCTGGTGCGGTCGGTCAATTCATAACAGATTTTTATGGTTGGGCGGATAAAGCAACGTTTAGATTTCAATATGGAAAAAGAATTGTTCCTAATACGGAAGTAACGAGAAGGTTAAAAGAGGAATGGATCAGAAAACATTCTAAACTCGATATTACCGAATATGAAAATATGCTCAAACAAAACGAAGTAGAAATTATAGAACCAAATCAATAATGGAAAAAATATTAAACATCGCCATTGTATCACACGACAGAAGAAAAGTAGATATGATAGAATGGGCAAGACACAATGTAAAATTTCTTTGTAAACACAACCTATATTGTACCGGAACAACCGGCAGGTTAGTTAAAAAAATGTTTGAAGAGGAAGGTTGTACGAATACAAATGTTATCCTCTATAAATCAGGTCCAATCGGTGGTGACTTGGAACTTGGTGCTCAAGTTGTAAATGGGAATATCAATTTCTGTATTTTCCTAATTGACGACTTGAATCCAAACCCACACGAATCCGACATACAGGCGTTGTTAAGGCAATGTCGTATTCATAATGTTCCTGTGGCGTGTAACAGACACAGCGCAGACTTGATGATAACAAGTAGTTTGTGGGATACTGATTATAAACCTACAAAACCAAAGTATTTAGATTTCAAAAGACATTAACCATGAATAGAACCATACCAAAAAAAGAGTGATCAGAAAAATTTTTACTTTCTTTATTGTCTCTTTTCTTATCTTGAAATTTCAAACCTAATCAAAAATATAACAACATGAAAGGACGAATCAATACCAAAAAAGTCGGTTTTTTCACCGAAAATTCTCATATACTAAACGCTTATTATAATGATATACGAGGTAAACAAGTTTTATCAAGAGAACAGGAAGTTGAGTTATTCAAAGCATATAAAGAGAATAACGATCTTAGTGCTAAGAATAAAATAATAGTATCAAATCAGAGATTTGTTGTTTCTGTTGCGAAAAAATTTGCAAACAACACAAATTTGCTTGATTTAATCAGCGAGGGAAATATCGGATTAATAATAGCTATTGATAAATTTGATATCAACAGCGGTTACAAGTTCATAACATTTGCTGTATGGTATATCCAAAGAGAAATCAAAGCATTTTTAATGGGTAATGAATTAGTAACCAAAACTAATTTACAAAAGACAACATTTTATGTTGATAAAATTAAGGAAAAATTCAGAAACGTTGAAGGTAGAGAAATCAGTGATATTGAAATGATGGAAGAATTGGATTCTCAATACAATATTAAGATAATAGAAAAAAGTGATTTGTATGATTTATCCATTAATTCTATTGATATACCGATAGGTGGTTATGACGACCATTCAGACTTTTCCCCAACAGAAAATGACTTCAATAACTTGTTTTATACGGAAAATAGAGCGAATGTTTTAATGGAAGATGAAGATAATAAATCGATGATAAATGAATATATAACAATATTATTACCATTTGAAAGGAGAATTATCGAATTAACACATGGTATTAACTCTTTTTCACAATATACATTAGATGATATTGCAGAAAAATATTCATATACCACCGAAAGAATTAGACAAATACAAAAAAATGCGCTTGAAATATTACGGATAAGATCAAAAATAAGCGAAATAACCGACATAAAGAAATATGTGACACTACTGAATAAGGTAGAAATAATTCTTTTGGGATACCATTTGAATAAGAAAATGACTCCAATGCAAATTTCAAAAATAACGGTATTTAGTCCAGAAAGTATCCAAGACACGTTGTGTAATTCTATTGAAATTGTTCACACGTATTATTCGTACAAAAAAAATGCGTAGAATCAACACAAGAGTAACCCCAAAAAATTTTCATAGAAGCGACCTTCTAAACAAATATTATAATGATATTAGTTCTTATCCTATTCTATCACCGGATGAAGAAGTAGAACTTTTTCACGCTTACAGAAATGGTGATATGAAAAGTAGGGATAAAATCGTTCAATGTAATCAACGTTTTGTTGTGGCAGTAGCTAAGAAATTTGCCTTTACAGATATTGAACTAATGGATATGATATCTGAGGGTAATATCGGTTTATTAATTGCCCTTGAAAGGTTTGATGTCACCTATGGTTTCAAATTCATAAGTTATGCGGTCAATTGGATATATTCATATATTTCACAATATATCAATAAGAAATGTTTGATACATAAACGAATTGATCCGCAACTGAAAAAGCGGATTAAAGAAATAGAAAAAATTCTCGCAGTAGAAGGTATCGAAGCAAATAACAATATAGTTAAACAGAAACTTGAAGAAATGTTTAACATATTGGTAGATGAAAATGATTTATCAAACATTTTTTCTATTTCAATCGACATTCCAGCAGATGATGAACAATATGTTTCCGGTATCAACGAATTTAACAGCGCATACTCATCTTGTAATGAAATTGTAAATGTTATTAATGAGGATTATAACAAATATCTTGTTGGAAGGTATTTGGAATATCTTACTTATACAGAACAAGAAATCGTAAAACTATACTATGGTATAGACTACGAACCTTTGACCAAATTCAGTGATATAGCAGAAAAATTGGGTATCCCAAATCACCGAGTTTCAAATTATTACCACAGGTCTATGCGGAAAATGAGAAATGCTTTTCGTAGGACGGGGCATAAGAGTGATCAGAAAAAATTATTGAAATTTTATTGAGAACGTATTAAAAAATTTTTTTAACCTAATTTAATAAATAAAATGGAAGATACAAATTTAGATTTAGTGAACGACGTAGTCGTGTTGAAGAGTAGTAATGACATTTTGAATGTTGCTACAGTGGCAAACAAAACCAAAAGGAATGATGTTTACCAGGTGGACCCAAGATTTATTACGATTGATGAAAATCATAATGTTCGTGATTTTCAAACCACAAGAGTTAAGGAACATATTGAAATGTTGGCAGCAAACATTGCTGTAAACGGAGTTTTAACCCCGTTGGAATGTCGAAGGGAGCATATTGGAAAAAACCCCGAAAATGGAGAACCTGTTTACAAATACATTATTATTGATGGGGAGTGTCGCTTTAGGGCGGTTACTTCACTCGAAGGAACTGATAAAGCAATTTGCAGAGTTCCTGTAATGTTGGAAAGAACCGGTAACAACGAAGCAGACAGAATTTCGGATATGTTAAATGCCAACGAAAGTTTACGTTTTTCTCCGATTGAACTTGGTACCGCTTACAAAAAGTTCTTGCGAATTGGATTGACGGAAGATGAAATTGCCCAAAGATTGGGTAAAAGCGTTAACCATGTGAAAAGTTGTCTTGAATTGTTAGAATATGACGAAAGCGTTATAGAAGCAGTTAAAGACGAAAAAAATAACGTCACCGCCAACAATGTTCGACAACTTGACAAAAAAGTAAAAGAAGAAGGTATGCTTGACGATTACACACGTAAAAAGGAAGTAAGCAACCGTTTGGAAAGGGCGATTATGATGGCGGAAGAAGAAGAAGGTGATACCGGCAAAAGCGGTAAGTTGAACGTGACAAAGTATTTGGATATTAAACAAACAGCGGAAGAACGCCTAATCAACGCGATTAGTTTGGTAACAGATACATTGAGCAGATGGAATTTCACACGCGAACAACTTAACGACTTGTTAGAAGATTTGCGTTCCGGTCAATCTATGCAAAACGCTATAAACCACATTTTTGGTTCGTCATTACTTGACGACGAAAAAGTAGCGGTAAACGAAGAAGTATAAAGCGATTAGGTTGAAAAATGGGGTATCTCACTTGTGGGGTACCCTTTTTTATTGTATATTTATAACTGATTATATTTATTATTTAAAAAAGTTAAATATGAGTTTATATGATGTGCTGGGTATAACCCCAGAAGAAAAAAGATTACAAGGAAAAGATTTTGAAGCAGTGGTTAAGCGTCAATATAAAGTATACGCCGTACAATATCATCCGGATAAGTTTCAGGACCCGAATGAAAAAAAGACTGCGGAAGATAAATTCAAAAAAATTGCCGAAGCAAAAGATGTTCTGTCAGATCCTCAAAAAAGAATGCAATATGATATGACAGGTAGTACATCTGGTTTCAATTACAGTAATTTTAATATGCATGCTGATCTTGATGATGTTCTACAATCATTTTTCAGAAACAGTGGATTTGGTAACACCGGATTTAATAGTTTTCATCAAGGACAACAACAATACAAAGGAGAGGATGCTATTATCCGAATAACATTAGATATTAAAGATGTTTTCAGAGGAACAGAAAAGAAATACAAATATAAACGTAAAGTAGTTTGTAAACACTGTGATGGCGGAAATCTTCAAAACTGCAACACATGTGGTGGTTCAGGCATGGTAATGAGTTCCCAACGGATGGGAAATATGTTCTTTCAACAATCAGGACCATGTCCAAGTTGTGGTGGCGTTGGGAAAATAAAAAGTGGGTCAAGTAATTGTAGAAATTGTGGCGGTAGCGGATTGGAAGAAAAAGAAGAAGTTGTTACTGTACAAATACCAAGAGGTGTAACAAAAGACGTTGTGTTACTTAACAAAAATATGGGACACGAACTTCCCAAAGCATATAACGGAGTTAATGGCGACCTGAAAATTATAATAGGAAGTATCAATAGCGGAGAATACCAAGTTGATCAATATAATCTGGTAAGACATTTAGAAATTCCTATTTTAGATATTATTACAGGAACAACAGTCGAAATCCTATCCCCAATGGGAGATAAAATGAAAGTAGATGTTCCTCAGAATTGTCCACCAAACCACTCAATCAGATACACTGGTAAGGGAATACCTATCGCAAATCAAAGTAGATCCGGTGATATGTATATAGTTTTTAACTATAAATTTCCAAGCAGTTTAGATAAGTCTGATCGGAAGAAGATAGATGAATTAAAGTTATCTAAATCTTTCAAATAACGAATATCGTTATATTTATAAACATAAATGTAATAATTGAAGTGTTTTGAATCACAGTAGTGGATTAATATTATATCGAGACAGAACATCATCAGAAAGAGAATTTTTTTTAGTACATCCTGGTGGTGTATTCTACAGGACAATTGACAAAGGAGGTTTCTGGGGATTTCCGAAAGGAAATGTAGAAGAAAGCGACTGGTACAAGTTTTCGTATTCTGTAACAGGAAAACCTGAACGTGACGCAGCATTATATACAGCAATTAGAGAATATCATGAGGAAACAGGTGATAAAACAGACCTTAATCCACTAATTAATATCATAGAATACTCTGGTAAAATATCACAAAGAAGAGATAAAACAGTTCACGCCTTTTCATTGGAATGTACATGGGATTTAAACCCAGAAAAATGTTATTCAAATACTATTGAAGTTGAGGTGGATAATATTAAACATATTATACCAGAAAATGATGGATTTATGTGGGCAACATATGAAGAATTAGAAGATATTGTTCATCCAAAACATTTGTTTTTATACCAAAAACTCTCCTGAATCGTCTTGCAACACATTTCTTTTTATTTCTAAATCTTCTTCAAACTTATCTTGATCAAGTTTATACCTAATACCATCCACCATAGATTTTAATTCTATTTTACCTTGTCTAGTATTAGCAAATATGTTTTGCATAAAAGTATTAAATTCGTCAGTCGGTTTAGATACTATTACATAAAATAGATATGGTATTATGTCCGTGTATTCACTATCCCCTAATTTATCTTCGATTTTATTCCACATTGATATACCAAAACGCATATCCCAATAAGAGGCGTATCTGAAATCTGCTTTCTTTAACACATATTTCATTTTTTCAACATTCTTTGGCAACCCATTAACAGAAATTAAATCTAACATTGCCTTTACTGTTTCGTGAAGTAACGCTATAAAGTTCATACCCTTTACAGTAACCACAGATTTGTCATTAGATCTAACAATAACATCAGATGTGCTTCCAAATGTTATGTTATCTTCATCTACTTTATTAGCATTAGTAACGAAATTAAGATATTCGTTTAATAGTATTATACGTTTATATACACCTAATAACACATCATTTAACACAAAAATATCTTTTAAATAAAGTTCATAAGCATGAATATACCTATTTGAAATACCTTGCATTAAACAATTAACAACACGTCTTTTGTAAATGTCGTCATTTATACCCTTCAAATCATCAATACCTTCAAATTCAACGGTATCATCTGCTTCAGGTAACAACGATATTTTAATATCATCGGCAGTTACTTTATCTACCATTTCAATAGTTAAATCAACATCTTCTTCAGTTACATTGAATATTTTTTGAGTAATTTTCATTACCAATAATTCCAATTGACTTTTTAATGGTTTTTCAATATCCTGACAGGTTTTTAATAGTTTGGATAATATAGTTTTAAATTTGTCTGTATCATCCAAATCCACTTCTGGATACATAGTATTTATTTCAGATACTATTTTTTCGTATGTTGGTAATAATAATTTCTCCTCAAATTTAAGTTCATCTTCCGGTGGGAAAGCAGGATTATCACCCAAAGAGGTTTTACCACTGTATATCTGCTTCAACAGTTCTTTTGGCAACCCTTCTTTGATAGAAGATTGAATATTCTTCTCAATCAATTTTAATTGTCTTTCGGATATTATTATTTTCATATTTAATTACTTAAATGAAAAGTTATTATATAAGCACCATCTCTTCTTGTTCTTCCAACACTAATATGTTTTGGTAATTCACTTTCAATTTCATCTGATATTTTCATAAATTCCTCTCTGGTTTCAGGTTCATCTACTAAAGTAAAACTTTTAGTATTAGGTCTCGTACTTTTTGTTGGTTTAATAACATTATTATCAATATATTTTTGTATTACTGAATTAGTAATACTATCAGTTTTTTCTCTAGTTTCTTTATTTTTTTGTATTATCCTATCATAATTATCACTACCCATTATATTAGTTTTTACAAAATTTTCGATTCCCGCAGTATCTGTTTGACAGGTTGGCCACGGAGCAGCAAGTTTTGAACTATCTTTTACTGCTTTATCATGTGGTGATTGATTTATATAACGATATTCCGCATCAGCATATGGATCTTTGTAGGTATCAGGTGGTGGCGGTGCGTCAGCAAAAAAAAACTCTTTTAGTAAATCTTTTTTACTTACTATTTTGTAATAATCAACACCTTCCTTAACGAAATAATCATTCAACTTTTTAGTATCACAAACCTTATCCTTATCAACTATCAATGATTTTTCTATTTTATCGGTCGGTTTGAATTGATCTTTAGTAGCATCTACTGCCGGTCTTCCCTTATTACGTTTTTTTTCCAAATCTGCTGCATGGTCTGTTCCACCTCCCGGTTGAGCAGTATAACCACCAACTTTAGGTGTTGTGTAACCAGAACCTTTCGTTGCATTTATAGCATTGCTGTTTTCTCTTAATCTTAGTAAGGATAATATTTGTGCTTGCCTTTCGGATATTATTATTGTTTTACCCATAGTTCTATTTTCTAATTTTGGAATTATTTTTTCTTCGGATGATGATATTAAACCTGCACTTGATAATATACTTTTGATTTCTTCCATTCCTTCTTCCTTAACTAAATCGGATAACATTGTTCCTAATACTTTGGTAAATTTACCCTTTATTCTACCCTGTTTTTGTAAATCTATTTTTTGTTTTTCCGCGCTAATTGCTATATTTACAAGTTCAGTATCTCTAATTAGAACAGCATATAATATTAATTCATTAACAGGAATATAATCTTTTACTTCTATTTCATCTAGACCCTTATTTTTTGCCTTTGTTTTAGTTAAACTTTGTTTTTTAATTAGTTCGTATAATTCGTTTGTTATAGCAGAGTTTTCACTTCCACCTCTTAAAATATTATCTGTTTCTTTTCTTAACATTAAACCAATAACTTTTTCATTTTCTTCAAGTCGCATCGTATTTCCTAAATTACCTGCCCAAGAATCTTTACCTTGCCATACAAGATAACGTGCAATTTTAGCAGGATCAAACGTTGTACTTATTTCTTTTTTCTTATTAATATCTGTTCCTCTAACTAGTGCCTTTAACCTTTTATCAAATTCAGTTATTTTTACTTTCATCTCTTCTGATAATATAGAACGGCGACCAATAGCGTTTTTCAATATAACACCATAAGCACCAAGCACATCTTGTGTTATAAAACCAGGTGTAAAATATGTTTTTTCAATAAATTTTAAATCACTATCAGTAAATGGTACATTTTGAGATAGATAATAAGAATCAACTTTTATGAATCCACTTTTTCTCCATTTTTCATCCTGAACACCTTTAGTAAATACATCTTTCCAAGTATCATATCGGTTCATATCCTTTATCTTATACTCCTGTATATTGGATTCAAATACATCTGTACTAACACTTATCGTGTCTTTATCCTTATCAAGTTTTGGAACGATACGTGAAATTTCTTGTCCCATTGGTTCTGTTGTCTCACTACTATCCGATGGTTTTGCCCCAACTACAAGTTCCGCTTCATTCAGTACATACTCATTAATCTTACCACCAAGTTTTGGTATTATTTTCATGACAATATTTTAAATTATTCGTACCTATGGCGACGGATTCTATATAAATCTACACTATTTCCGTAGCGAAAAATGGAACTATTTACGGCGTATTCGCCATAATACCATTCATTATAATATTTGTGCATCTTTACCATAGTATTTTATTTTTTTATAAATAGAGTGTAGTTCAATAAAACAAACCCAAAGATTTAGGATCAGAAAATTATTTTCATGTTTTATTTATGAATAATATCGTATATTTGTATTTATGCCGTTAAGAATTATAGTTAGAGAAGATTATCCAATGGTATTGGACTGGGATGGGTATGAGAATATCCACACAAAACTACCATGTAAATGTGATGGATGTGCTGATATTGTTCTTAAAACAATAAAAAGGTTAGATTACTTTAAAACTTGTTTTTGTAGAAAATGTGCATATACAATTAAAATAAGAGAAACTAATCTTAAAAAATATGGTGTTGAACACCCGCTACAATCTGAAGAAATTCAAAAAAAAATAAGAGAAACTAATCTTAAAAAATATGGTG